GTTCAGTTTTGTCAACTGATTTGACAAATGGTCAAGAAATTCCAACTTTAACGTTCTTCCCTCCACTTGTTGTAACAATTGATAACAATGGTGTTATGATTAATAACGCAATGGTTACAGTTGCTGACATTGTTGCCGATAATGGTGTTATTCACGTAATTGACGCAGTTCTTTTGCCACAACAACCAAGTTTTGTTTCAAATGGTGAGACAATCGGTAGTGTGGATGTTTATCCAAATCCGGCAAATGACATTCTTAACGTTTCAACAAATAATCAAGGTGTAATTGAGATTTATTCATCTGAGGGTAAATTGATTAGTACAACAAGTTATTCAGGTCCAAACACTGTGGTTAATGTTGAAGAATTGAGCAGAGGAAATTACATTGCGGTTGTTAGAGACAATAACGGAACCGTTCAGTTGTCCAAATTCACAAAAAACATTTAATAATTAAATTATAATTATTTTAAACCCCTCCCACAAAGAGGGGTTTTTTATTTGAAATTTATTTCCTATATTTATTATTATGGAAGAAGAAGAAAATATTATTGGTTTAACCGCATGGGATAATTTAACCACAACTACTACTGGTGATTACTTAGTTGCGGGAGGTAACCTTTTATATAATTCATATACCTCATGGAGTGCCCCATATGATATGGATTTTAAACTACCTGATATTTTTTTGAAGGTTATTAAACTAATGATTCCTGAAATTAAAAATGTCATTGTACGTAATTCTTCTTTGACTTTAAATTCATTGAATCAAATTGAAAACCTAACAATTAACTTGTTTATTATTTTGGATGAAACATCTTCTGGTGATAAGGACTATGAAGAAAAAATTCGTGATTTGTTTAGAATGACATTTTCAGACATTGACTATGTTACACTAAATGTTAAACAATTTGATTCTAATAATAAAAAATTCTCTGAGATTCTTAGATTGTTTGGTAAATAATGTTTTGGTTTCTATTTGGTTTTTTTATTTTAATTGCAGCTCTTATTGGTTTTGTGTCTGAGTTCTTTGAACAGATGAAGACAAGTGAGTATGAAATTGTTCGAATCATTTATTGGATTTTTGTTGTTGTTGTGTGGGTGTCCATTTTTATTTGGTTGATTAATCTATAAAAATTTTTTATGTTCCGATTACCCCCTACGCCTTTTTTTTATTAACTTTGTATTTATTAATATATTTTTATCCTATGAGTAAAGAAATGAGAGAAATGATAAATAAGTTTGGTAATGTACTGAACGAATCATCTTTAAATCGTATATATTCCCACATTCAAAAATATGACTGTGCAATTATCACCGCCTTTAGAAGTTCTATGGTAAATTGTATGGATGAAGAAGATGAGAGAAAACTTAATATTAGAAACAACAAATCTCGTAATAAGAATTTGAAGTCCGCTCTTATCTCTTTGGGGTATGGTGTCACAAATGTTAAGGGTACTTACGTTGAAAACTTTTTATCAGATAATCAGATTGAAGTTAAGGAAGATAGTTACTTTGTTGTTAATCTTTCTGATGACCCGCGGTTTATTGATAAGATAAAAAAACTTGGTGAGATGTTTTGTCAGGATAGTGTTATGATTTTGGAGAAGGGTGGTGATAACAATTATTTGTTCGGAACAAATAAATCTGATTTCCCTGGTTATGGGGAAAGTATTCCTGTTGGAAATTTTAAACCTGGAATTGAATCCGAGTTTATGACAAAGGTTGGTGGCCGACCATTTGCCCTTGAATCATTTGGTGATTTGCAAATTAACTCTAAGCGTCTTGTTAAAGAATTTGCAAAACCTATTATTGATTTGTTGTAAAAATTTTTCTTACCAATCCCTCTATCCCCTTTTTTTATTCTGAGTATATTTATTTTATATGAAAAGGTTTACGATAACTGAGGAAGAAAGACATGATATCCTCAAAATGTATAATTTATTGAGTGAAGATGTTAGAAGACCCCTCCAAAAGTTAATGGAATGCAAATTCACAACCGATGGTAAATATGTTATTTATGAGGGTAAAGCATTTTCAACAAGTACTGGCGAACAGGTTCCAATAAACGAAGAGTGGACAATAAGTGATATTTTACATGCGGGTGCAGATTTATTATCTGTCGGTATGGATTTTGTTATTCCGGGTTCTGGTGCGGTTGTCGATGTATTAAACGCAATTAGTTATATAATCGAAGCTCAATTTAAAAGTAACGAGGAAAAAGATTCTTTATATCTTATGGCGGCAATAACTTTTGCTTTTGTATTATTGCCAGGCCCTCTGCAAGCGGTTTCGGCTCCTCTTAAAAATGCGGTTAAAACTGGGGCGGGAATGGCATCTCCTGTAGTAAAAAATGGGTTGAAGATTATTGGAAATTCAATTGATACTTTATTGTTAGGTATTCCCTCTAAAGTAGATAATGCTCTTAAATCCCCATTGGCTAAAAATATTTTGGGTAGTTGGGGGGATAAAATTTCAGGATTTATTAGTAATTTTACAAGTAGAATTAAACAATTATTGGGTACATTAACAGGTAAATCATCTAAGGAGGGTGCTGAATTAACAGGTAAGATAACTGGTAAATCATCTAAGGAGGGTGCTGAATTATCCGGTAAAAAGGTTACTAAGGAAGTAAGCGGAGAAATATTTGAAAAGAATTTCAGAGTTGAAAAATGTTATACTCATAGTTTTTGTGATACTGGAAACATAATTAAAAGATTATTTAACATTGCCCCGACTAATGTTGCATTTAATCCGTCGGCAGTAAAAGTCCTACAAAAATCAAATGTTGCGGGTAGAGAAGTAATCGAAACACAATTAGAAAACGGGCAAAAAGTTTTATTTTATAAATCATCTGGTAGTAATGTGGATACAACAGGTAAAAAGATGGGTGAATGGTTTGTTATACCTGGTTTTGCTGAAAATGGTTGGTTTATAAAAACCAAAGAAACAATTGCTCTTACTAAAGGAGGAAACAAATATTTGACCGAAATGGCTCAATTTTTAGAAAAAAATGGAGTTGAGGGATTATCAAAATCCGCAAAAACAGGTACCAAGGCTTTACCTGCTGTAATTAATAAAGTAACCACGTTATCTAAAATGGACAACGTGGTACTGAGTAGTAACGCCCCTGTTATTATGAATAAATTAGGTTTAACTAAAGGGAGTAAGTTTGGAACAAAGAACGGTACTGCACAAATAGATGATATTATAGACGTAGATTACGTTCTTGTCAGTACTACAATGGGAAAGGAGAAAATGAAAGTTTGGAGTTTTTTAAAAAAATATATTGTTGACCCCTCAGCCAAACTTAGAAAAACCGGTATCCCTCTAATTACAAAAAGTTTAGTTAGTATTTTTAACGAGGACGGAACTATTAATCAAAACGCGCTTAATAAATTACCACCCATAACTCCTGAGCAGGCTATGAACGATTTGGAACGTCTGAGTCAAATTGTTGCGGAATACGAAGGGGGTTCAGGTAAATATAGTGTTAATAAAAACGTTCTTAATTTCCAAAAGGCATTGAGAATGATAGGTTTTAATTTAGGTAATTATGGGTCAAATAAAGATGGGGTTGACGGTAAGTTCGGTCCCAAAACACAAAATGCGTTGAAGGATTTTCAGACACAAAATAATCTTCAGTCGTCATTGGGTAAGATGGATAGGTTAACGGCTAAAAAATTGGCGGAAGTATTAAGTAATAAAAAAATTGATGGTTCGGAAGAAACTCAAAATTACTTAAATTCATTGTAATTCTAAAATACTAATCCTTTTTTATTCTTAGTATATTTATATTATATGAAAATTTTATTAACTGAAAATCAATTTGAATCTTTGATGAAAAAACATTCAGGATTGATTAACGAATCATCCGATTGTGAAAAAGATTTGTTTGATAAAATCAACAACTGGAGACTCAAAGCGATTTTCAAGGACCCAATCAATAAGATTGTTAAACCTCATGCAAAAAAATGGACCGAACATAATGATAGAAAAAAATATGAGGATGTTCTAACAATGATTGGAAAAAATCCATCCGAGATTGATTCCATTTTGGATATGTCATTTGTTTATGATGAGGGTGGAAACTGGGATAGGATTAATAAGTTGAATACAAACTATTCTGACACGGCAAGATTCATCATTGATATTTTTAAAGACCAAGGAAAAAACTTATGTGACATATATAAAAATTTGTCTGATGGTAATAACTCTGATTTGACGGCAATTGCTCGTGACATGTCACTTAATCCCACAACATATTGGGATAACTATCTGTCGTTAAATCGTGAAAAGTATACCCAAAACAACAAGAGAAACTCCATGATGGGAGATACAACCGAAAAAATTGTTGTTGATTACCTAATGGGTAAAGGTTGGAAATTAATTTATCAATCCAAAGAAGGAAGTCCAATTGATACTAAACTTTCAATTGATATCATTATGTTATCTCCTGATAACAAAATTGCAAAAATCCAAGTTAAAACCGTTGGAACAATCAAACAGGTTGAATTTACACCTTGTGAAAAAAATGATGTTCCATTGACAAACAAAAAACAACCTGGTGGGTATAGCGTTTATACAAATGGTGGAATAGTGTTAAGAGATACCGATATAAATCTTGTTGCATATGTTACAATGTCAGGTAATCTTTTAATTCTTAGAAAATATTCTCCAGTTACAGTGGTAGGTAATAAGTGCGTGGATACTCCCGCTCGTCAATTCCCATCAAGTCCAAAGAAAGGATTATTTTTTGTTGACCACGAATCGGTTGTATTCTCAAAAATCAAATAAGTTTCTTTTTATTTGACAATCTGAAATTTCATAATTAATTTTAAAATTATGAAATACATTATATTAATTTTATTGGGATTATTAGTTGGTTTTTTCTCGACCAATTATTTTTTAACAAAGAGAGAACCTGTTAAAAGTATTGATACAATTATCTGTAAAACAGAAGAGGGTTATGGAGAAGACATTGAGACAGGAGAAAAATTCTTGGTAGTATGGAATGAATGTGATACAATTTATAAAAAATAATTAAATATGAATATAGAATTTGAAACCCCCCACCTTGTGTTATGTATCAGAAATTACTATGGAACAATGGAAGATGGTCGTGAATTTACCATCGTATCTCATAGTAATTACGGTAGTGTATGGATTGAAGACATTGAAACTGATGATGAATTAACCGAAGAAGAACTTGAAGAAATTAGAACAAGTTTCTATCAAAATGTGGATATTGGATAAAAAAATAATATGAAAAAAGAAAAGGCAAAAATGTCAGCTCCAAAAAAGGAAAAAAAGAAAAAGGTTACTGAAGAAGTTGCGGTTGAAACTCCAAAAACAATTTCAGTTAAAATGGTTGAGTATTACAGCACTATGGTTGTACGCGAACCAATTCAAATTAATGTTGCTGATTATCCTGAACTAAACGGGATGTCAGAAGAAGAAATGAAAGACTACATTAAAGATAATTGGTCTGACATGAAATCAACAAATGAAGAGTGGTACGACTCCCTTTATGACGAATGTATGCAATCGGATGTAATGAGAGAAAAGATTACAGGTGAAGAACAAGAATGTTATTTTGATTGATGAATGATTAAATTTAAAACCCCATTCTTATGATGGGGTTTTTTGTTTTGGAATATATTTATGTATAAAATACTTTTATGAATAATATTTCTTTATATAAAGAAAGATTTTATGGTTTAATGGAATCAACAATGGGTGACGTAAGACCTATTATTAGTGAACAACAATGTACATTATCCGAATCTGATATTAATTATATTGTTAGTGGAGTAATTAAAGAATTTTCTCCAAATAGATTAAATCGTGATTTGGATTCTTTAACAAAAAGTTTTAGAGAAAATGTAACATCTGATTTGGTTTTTAAAGTTTTTAATGAAAAACTAGAAACAATTAAGACTTCATTGAAACCTACTTTTGAAAAGTATATTTCGGATATGGTTTATGCCACTTTTTTCGGTGGTGTATTTGATATCAATGCATATCTATATGATATGTTAAATAAAATAATCTTACCTCTACTTGAGGGATATGACGCTTCTTGGGCAACTAAGGGTGCTGCTAATGCCGTAGTAAATGATAAGAATGTTAATAACATAATAACTAAAACACAAAATCATTTTTTAGCTATCATTTCTAATTTTTTCTCAAAGTTTAAAATGACCATAATACTCGTACCATTTAAATCAATTGAAATTGCTAAAAACTTAAAAAAATGTGATGTAAAGTCGAATCCCCAACCGTATGGTAATATCCCTGATGTAGAAAGTTTTAAATCAGGAAATAATTGGATTATATCCTCAATAAACGATAGAATTAAAAACGCCGTATAAAAATCCACATGAAAAGACTAATAATATCCGAAGAGGAAAAACATCGTATAAAAAGTTTGTACGAGCAAACAACAGGAACTACTCAACCTATTGACCTTAATTATATTTTATCTCAAAGCGAATCTGGTAAAACCACAAATGAATTTTGTAAATCAAAAACAGGATACGATATTTGTTTGGTTGTTACGGATATTGATAGAGCGGCTAGAGACAGAGACGAAAATAATAAAAGTAGGTTTCTTCAATCCCAAGGATATGTCATGATTGAAAAATCAGGTCTAACCCAAGATTCTGAAGGTAACTATAAAAAATCAAGTATTTGGAAGAAACAATAGTTTGTTTTTCATTACTTAAAGTATTTATATAAAAAAAATTATCATGAGTAAAAGATTAATAATTTCTGAAGAAGAAAAAAACGAAATCAGAAATAAATATTCAAATAATAATGTTCAAGAACAAATGACGGGTGGAAACACCACCGGTCAAGACGATAAACTTATCTCTAAATTGGTTGACACAACAAAAAAATTAAGAGGAGGTTTATTTAAAACAGGGTCTGACCAAGTTGATACTAGTAGTTCTGAGTTCCAACAAGCGGTTAGAGAATTAACACCTGTTGGTAACATAGGAAATCCTGTTGAGATTGTTGGTGGAGCATCAAGTGTTGGTTCTGACAGAGGATTTGACAACAAACGTTTGGCAACAAGGAGAGCGATGAACTTTAAAACCGCATTACAAAACGCCGGTGTTAACACTAAAAATATGTTTGTAACTGATGTAATTGTTGGAAGTGCAACTGAAAGAAATAGTCCTGAAGCTTTACAACAACAGTATGTTAGTTATACAGTTAGAGATACTGATTATAAGATTGATTATCAAACCGCGATAGATAATACCGCAACTGTAAGACAAGATATTAAACGACAACTTAATCTACCACAAACTAAACCTGAACCAAAACCTAAGAAAGATGAAAAAGGTAAGTATTTTGATTTGAGAATATTTTATACAGGAAATAACGCAATCCAATTGGCGGATGAAGTAAATAAAGCATTGGCCGGAAAAAACGGTGTAGTTAAAATCCAAGGAATCTAACAAACATAATTATGAGTAATATTGATTCATATAAAAAACGATTTTATGGTTTAATGGAATCAACAATGGGTGATGTAAGACCAATTTTAAATGAAGGAGTTAATGTTGGTGGAAGAGCGTCAACTATAAATCCTGACGGTACCGTAACTATAACAGATAAAAGTGGAAAACCAACTAAAGTGAGAATGTCACTATCAGTTGGGGGAGATATAAATGTTGTTAATATACAACCGGCTAACGGAGGATATAATATCACTGGAAAAAGTGGAATGACTCAGTTTGTTGATAACAATAAAATATCCCAAGTAATTCAATTTGTTGACAACAATTCACCATCTGAGATTAAAAGTGGTTCTTGGTCAACCCCAAATATAAAATTAAGAAAAGTATAATATGAAAAAAATTATTAGATTAACTGAATCTGATTTGGTAAGGATTGTTAAAAGAGTTATCACAGAACAAACAAATATGAAAAGCGTTTTTGATAGTTTACAAAAAATGTCTTCAGGTTCTAAAAATTTTCATCCGTCATTTAAGCATAAATACGATAATGTATGGTCTGTCGAAGGGACTATGATTGAGTTACCTAAAGATTATGTAACTCCTGAGAATATCGGAGATATAACAATAAGTCCTCAGTTAGTAACAATTTCAATTGGTAGAGGTAGAGATATGGCAAATGTTTATATACACCCTGACGGAAGAATTGAAAGAAAATCTTTAATTTGATAAAACCATAGTATTTATATAAAAAGTATTAATATGAAAAAAGTTATAAAATTAACTGAGAGTCAGTTAGAGGATATAATCAAAAGAGTAATTAACGAGGCCGAAGAAGAAAAATATGAAAAGGGCCCATCTGGTATGAGAGCGGCTCGCTCAAAAGCCGATTACACCCCAACCCCAAAAGAATCAGATATCATGTCTGACTTGTTTGGTAAGTATAAAGATGATATTCCACCAATCGTTGTTAGATATTTAAGAAAGTTGGGTAAGGAAACTCTAACTAAGAGACTCATGAAGTTAGGTATGATTGATAAATCAATAATCGGTAAAGACGAAGAATAATATGAAAATTAATTTAAACATAGACGAAAACGAAAGAAGAAGAATACTGGAGATGCATAATTCGGCTAAATCAGTTGTATCTGAACAAAACGTCACATCCTCTACCGCCACAACGTATCATGATGAGAGCAAACCGGCAAGAATGTTCATACATAAAGAATTTGGAATTGGTACTAATTTTAACCCTAATTATAGTGCCTTGACCAAAGAACAGAGAGCTAAGCTACTCCAAGACTCTAAAGAAAAATTAAAATCTATGGACATGAATGAAATAGTTAATAAAGCAAAAGCGGCTGGTGTTTCTGAAGAAAGTATAATGGCTTTACAACAAGAACTTGTTACAATTTCAGGAAAACCTGAACTTAAATTTATTTCAAACAACATACCAAAAGATTTTGTGGATGGTAAATTAGGTACAAATACTATCGCGGCATATTTAGACCATATGATACACGTTCAAAGTCTTCCCGAGTATAAAGGACCTGCGCCTACAACTACAACGCAATTTGGTACTGGAGCCGCAAAGGGGGCAATACAGGGGACCTATCAGACAGGAAAACAATAACTAGCCCATACGATTTGGTACATACTCGTATTTTGGAATTGTGTCACACACAATTTCTTCAATCATGTTTTCAGTTCCGTCATCTTCAACTATACGGTAGTAAATTGTATCACATTTAACTTCAAAAGTTACAGATTTGATTACTGATTTTGTATTCGTGGTTGATGAACAACCGAATACCAAAAGAACTACCGCGAAGAAAAGAATGATGTATTTCATTGTGATTTGATTTATTCTACAAATATACACAAAAATAACAAACCAAAAAATATTTATTAAAAAAAATACTATGGGAAAGGCTAGAAAAGAAACAAAACCTAAGAGTAATAGAAAAAATTGGGTTAAGAATAATAAAAGAATTGAGGAGAATACAAGAATTTTAAATCTACTACTAAATGAAAATAATTCTAACTGAGTCTCAATTAACTAAATTGGTTAATGAACAATTAACACAACCTGAAACTGAATTAACTAATTATTTAGAAAAGTTTGAAAAAATAAATCTAACGGGTGATACCGAAGATTTAGGTTTAAGTAATTTTACAACTCCTGAGGATTTTGTTAAAAAAATAAAAGAACTCCCTTTACAGGTAAGTTCTTTTAGAATTGATTCGGAAGGTTTTAATTTCCCGATATATAAAGTTTCTTTGAATGGTGAGATTGGAAATTATGAGGTAAGTTTAGGTCATGAACCATTATCACCTTATAAATTTGTAACCGCTTCAATAAAGAAAACGTTTTAGTGTCTACGATTGGTACATTGATGGTCCAACATTCCGTGACCACGATTATTCCGCATGGTCTTTTTCATAACTTGAGTTGATTTTTTATGATGGGCTTTATAATTATATCCACGATGACTTGTTGTACAAGAACCAAAAAATAACATTGATAGGATAATAACTAAGAATACTGCAAAGGATTTAAATGGGTTATTCATATGGGTATGGGTTTTAAATTGTGTTACAAATATATGTCAAACTTCTTCTCCCACCAAATTATTTTTTAACCATTTTGGTTCATGACCATTTTTCCAAACCGCAAATCCCATCTTAGTTCCACGATAATAATTTCTGTATGACTCAACAACATCGGTTACTTTATATTCATCGGGCATTGCCTTTGGTGGTTCGGTAAATCCTATGTCCTGAATTTTTGGTTTGTTAATTAGACACCACTCAATAACATCCTGTGATTTATGACGTTTTTCGTACCTATTAGTGTATTCTTTACAAAGGGCTAGTCCTAACTCACAAAGATAAAGATAGTTCGTTAATGAGGTTCTGGTCCATATTGCACAGGGGTGATTCTTATGTGATAACTTGTAAGGTACTTGGGGGGTAACTTGGGGGGTCATATGATGAACACCACACAATAACTGAGCGGTCTCAAGTATCATTTTGACCACATGTTTGTCACAATGGTCCTTAGCGCATTTATTAACATCCAAATCTAAAAAGAAAATATTCATATGAGCACGATATTTATATAAAAAAACAAAGATATGAAAAAAACATTATTTATCGGACTTTTAACATCTATTTTATTTTATGGATGTACTTTTTCAATTGGCGGTGGATGTAAATGTTCAGGAGACTGTGGAACCCCACAAAAGATTGAAATAATTAATCAAACTCCTACTACGACAGAATCTCATTGTGAATCAACTGAAGAACCTATTGATACTTTAGAACAATATTAATAATGAACTTCACTATATCCGAAAAGAAAAAACAAGTAATACTTGAGTTATTACAGACTTTTCTCAACCAAAGATTAGAGTTGTATAAAGAACTCGATGATGCGGGAGAATTACAGTATAGTGTTAGTGCTATTGTTAGTAATATAGATAAAATTGAAATAACGGATATAAAAAGAGTTGAAGGTATATGGTCCGTCGATTTACTTTTTTATATGAATAGAATCTTTTCAGTTGTTGATGAAGATTTAATTTATGATTTATCTTCAAGTTTAACTGATTATATTGGTGAAAACGACATAAACATATCCCAACAAGAAAGTGAATATGACCTCTGAATTAGAAAAAGTATCAGATAGAATAATGTTTCAAATTATTAAACAAGTTGCTCGTAATTGTGAGTCAGAGGGAATATCGTTTGGTCGTATCAATACAGAAGTTTCTGAGGTTATTAATTCATCATTAAAAATTTTTGGTGTTGTAGATAAAATAGAATATATTGATGAGGATTATGTTTGGACGGTGGTAAATTTGAATAAAGATAAGTTAAGTGAGGATAAGTTAACTGGCAATCTAATTAAGCCCGAACTTAAAACATATGAATTTAATATTGAAGTTAATGAGACAGTTTACCAAACTCAAACTTGGAGAGATACCGTTGAGTCATACGGAGACCCTTATAGTTTAGTTAGAATTATGGAAGAGAACGCGGATTGGGACTACTACAACGGTAGAGAGATTTTTACCGACATACACGATAGTGAAACTAACGAGATTAGAATTAACCGTAAATCATTTAACGAGATTTAAGAAACGTCACTTAATGAATTAATATCAATTCTATTATCTGACATTTTTTGAAACATAAGTTCCTCTGTGAGTGAGAGCTCATAGAAATACACACCACCGGTTTCGATATCCTCACTTGGGTCATCTATGACTTCTGGTTTTCTTAATAAAGAAATTGATTTTTTAGATAACATTATTTCATTATTAACTTCATCCCATTCATCCAAAAGAAGAAATTTGTCCAATAGTGTTTTATCATAAGAGACAAAAAACCATTGACTAACCTCTGATTTATCATAATCATCAACAGAACCCGAGCCGTCACAATAATCACAAGCAATGGTACCATCATCGTCACAATCATCACAACCTGTTCTTCCTTCACCATCGCACGCCCAACATGATTCGCCTTCTTCATTTTCTCCATCACCACCACACGACTCACAGTCTATTTTTCCGTTGCCATCACACGAATCACACAAATTGTAACCATCACCATTACAATAGTCACAATCAACATCGGCATAATTCGAATCAACTTCAATTAACGTAAATCCAAATAAATTAGATTTGATAAAATCATATTGTTTATCTAAAACCTCAGGAGTATTTACCATTGGTAGTAAGAACGATGCCATTATAATATCTTCTGGACTCATTCCGCTTGCAAATTCTTTGTATGGGAATTCAGTTACAAAATAAGTGTATACGTCAGTAGGTTTAATATTACTAAAGTTTGGTTTGTATATTTTCTTAATTAAGTTTAATAATTTTGGTTTTTCCATATTAATAAATACTTTAATGGTACAGTTAATGATATTTATATAATACTCTAAAACTAAATAAAATGAAAACAATAATTACTTTAATTTTTTTAATTACGTCAGTAATGACATTTGGTCAAAAATTTGACTCAAGTTATAACTTAGTTATCGATTACAATGACGGTGAAAGGGCGGAAAAAGAATTTTCAGGTAGGTGGGTCGTAAAAGATTCTTTGCTATGCCAAATGTATGGTAAGGATACATTGGAATATAAAATTTCCAAAATACAGGGTAGAAATGTTTTCCATATAAACGGATTTGAGGAAACGGTAAAATTTACATTTAATGCTAATGGAGATGTGGTTAGAATTAATTTGGATAGACCAAAACAATATTTGATTTATCGTTATAGATAGTATTTATTAGTATGGAAAAGAAAGAATATTTAAAATTACTTAAAGATATTACTCAGTGTTCCTCACTTAGTGAATTAAAAGATGTCGTATCAAAAGTTAATAATTTTGTAAAAGAAAACAATTTAAAACCAAGTAGTGATGAATTTCAAAAAATGGAGAAATTCGTTAAAATAGTTTTATTAAAATTAAAAACTAAAGAAAGACAACAATCCGAAAGTAGAACTAATAGAACTATTATAATAACTGAAGAACAATATAAAAGACTTTTTACTTAGTTGTTTTAGGTTTTCTACCTCTTTTCTTCTTTTCGTAAACAGGTGTCGGAGTTGGTGTCTTTTGAACCAATTCGGTTAATTCAAATTCTTTCTCTTTTAATTCATAATTTTTCTTGAAATTTTTCCACTGAAAAAAGAATCCAATTACAATCACTGAAATAAAGGATAGAATAAAATATATCATAGTTTTTTATTATAAATATAACAAAAAACCCCTTTTCAGGGGTTAATTGTTAAAAATTTTAGACTAAATTATAGACCTGTCGATATTCCTTACCTAAGAGTTCTTTTGCTTTATTAATAGCATCATTCTTAAACTTCAAACCCTTTTGTACCAATTTTTTTGAATGATAAATATTAAATTCACTACCCGATACTTCAGGTTTATCATGCTTAGATGAACCATCTTTTTTAGGACGATAAGAATCCTTCGCATAAATGTCATAGAATCCTACTTTGGTTACGTAACGACCTCTTGAATTTCCTTTTGTTGCCATATTTTAATAATTTTATTTTTGTTTTTACAAATATAGACAACATAATCTATTAAAAAAAGATGGATACATAAATTTTTTATAGTTTTAAATTTTGACATCACAAGTTTTTTCAATTAGATTTATCGGACTATGAAAATAATAAATAAATTCAAAAACATACACTTTCTTTGGATAGTTGGTATGATATGTTTTCTAACATTTTATGTACCTGTTAGATACTTTACAACATACACCGCCTATATTCCTGAATGGACTCTACCAATCTTTATATTCTGTACTATGATACCACTTTGGGTTCACGAATTAATGTGGAGAGGCTCAAGGATTGGTACAGATAGTTATAACGCATTTCACGACATACATTTTTATGATAAAAAATGGAAAACACTGACTTGTAATCCTTTTTATTTTATTATCACATATTACTTTTGGTTAAAAAGAAAACCACTTTTTTGGATAATGACTTTGTGTCTTATTATATCCTTAATTTTTGGATATTGGGTTGGGTACACAGAATATGATTTTCACCCCTTCACTCCATTCTATATTGTAAATTCAATTTGGTGGATTGGAATCATAAAGGACTTTGTTGTTTTTAGAAATGATGCAAGAGAGGGTTTAATAAATTATGATATATACAATGATTAATATGAAAAAGATTTTATTACCATTTTTACTTTCTTTAATATTTCAGTTAAGTTCCCACTCTCAATGCTCGGGTGATATAACTTATACGTTAGATACTCCGCCAAGTGCGGACCTAACATACCCACCAAATACAGTTGTTGAGTTATGTGTTACAATGACGAATTGGGATGGTAACGACCAAGGGTCAAATTGGTTTGAAGGGTTCGGCTTAACTCTTGGAACTGGTTGGGTTGATGTTGTACCACTGACTCCACCTAATGATGCTGATGATGTAACAGGGACTTGGATTTGGGTTAATACTGTAACATCCGATGCCACTGGTTTAGTTGCGGGTCCTGGTTATTTCTTTGAAGGCCCGACAGGTCCATTAGATGGTAATCCAGGTAACGATTGGGGTGATTATTGTATGAATGGAGATTGTGTATGGGAATTTTGTGTATCTATGACCGCATCAGGAATTAGTGCCGACCCATTGGATATTGAAGTCACACCTTATTCTGATGGAAGTATGGGAAGTTGGGGACAAGAAATGTGTTTTGACCCTCCTGTTTCTATTTTTGACGGAGAGGTTGGTTGTACGGTTTATGGATGTACTAATCCAATTGCTTGTAACTATAATCCTAATGCTGGCTGTGATGATGGTAGTTGTAACTTACCTGGTTGTACCGACCCGATAGCTTGTAATTATGATTTAAATGCAGATTGTGATGATGGTAGTTGTACATACCCTGGTTGTACTGACCCACTCGCTTGTAATTTTGTACCGACTGCGGGATGTGATGATGGAAGTTGTGGGTATTTTAGTATGACCGATATAACACACAACTTCATTCCTTGCCCCGACACAACTTGTACAGGTTCAGAGGTTACATACTCCGTTAATGGAAATGAAACTTCAATTTACGATTGGCATATCACAGGTGGAGGACTTGTAACTACGGACCAAACATCTAGTTGTGAAATAATTTGGGGAGATGTTCCGGGTACTTACACTATCACTGTACAAGAAATCACCGCTCAAGGTTGTATTGGTGATATTAAAACTTGTGATGTTGAGGTTATTATTCCCGATATAACATTTGACACAACTGAATATACAATCTGTTTAAATGGTAGTTTGGAATTAAATGCCTATCCTGCCGGTGGAGATTGGAGTTCGGAATATATGAATCTGAATACCTTTATTGGAACAAGGACTGGAACTTATAACCCTCAGTATACCACAAATATTCACGGATGTGATATTACAGAATCAGTTAAAGTAAAAGTTAAATCAAAATACGACGCTCCACCAATCACCTTTGCCTCGGAATACATCGACCTATGTTTAGAATCAGGTGAGGCTTACTATCTAACACCTGACTCACTAAACTACACATACAGTTGGTTTATTGAAAATGCAAAACAACCCGAATCAAGTAATCAATTATTCACTCAATGGCCCGATACATCTCGTGTCTACCTAATCAAAGTAATTGGTTATGACGAGATTGGTTGTGAGAGCGAACCGAGTTTAATGTCAATCAAAGTCGAGTCTTGTCAAAGATTCTTTGCACCAAATTCATTCACACCAAATGGGGATGGGACAAATGATATATTTGAACTGCGTGGTATGTCAGTTTACCAACCAACACTTAAAATATTTGATAGATGGGGTAATGTGGTATATCAATCAAATAATTTGTGGTGGACAGGAGATTGTGGAACTGGTTACTATTGTAATACGGATGTTTATAATTGGTTAATTGAATACCGTGATAAGGACGGATTTAATAAAGAAGAAAGAGGTTTTGTAACACTTGTTAGGTAATGTACGGTAAAAAAGTTATGTTAAGATTATTTTGGACGATTATTGTTATAATTTCATTGTCAATTATGACAATGATGCTTGGTTGTTCCGGAAGACAAAAACAAAAAGAAGTGGGCGTTTATAATGTGGATACTTTATCACACATCAATTACTCCATTTACATTATTGATAGTTGTGAGTATATAATTTTTTATGGAGGTAGTTCGACTTGGGGAAGTCATAAAGGAAATTGTAATAATCCAAAACATGTTCATTAAAAATACAACGCCATATGTTGGCAGGTTAAAATTTAAATTTGAAAAATACCCACACTACACAGGTGGTGGTAGTGGAGTTTTAAATAAAGTTCACCTTGATTTGGGATTCACCAAGTTGGTTAGCCGTATGATTCCTTATAAAAATAATGGGTCATGGGTTGTAAACAGTGAATGTACCAAACTTATAACCAAATATACCGGAGGTAAAATTGGGGTTCATAAATTTGGTAATAATGGCGAAAACATTCTTGAGAATTCATTTATGTCAAATGATGGAACCTACATTGGGGATATTGAAAGCGCTTGGTGGTATTACAATAACAAATTTTATGTTTGTAAGGAATACCCTGGAGGAGTTGCCATTAAGTTAAAAACTTATAGTCCTATAATTAGACTTATGAATACTATTGAGGATGGGTATGAAAATTTTATAACCGAACAAATTGAAAATGATAATATTGAAGGTTATTATGGGTATACTCATCGTGGTGGTGCTTTGTTTAAAATAGGAGATAGAATTTTTGATAACTACTATCTACCAACTGGAAGTGATTACACTGAAGAAGAATGGAATGAGTTTAATTCAAAATTCCAAAAATCTATAAAAAATGCCGATGAGGTAGATATGAAATATATCTATAATGAAGGAATTGCATCAGTCATTCCATTTAATAAAAGAGGAAAAAAAGTTATTGAAAATTGGAAAGAGGCTCGAGAAGCAGCAATCGCTTTATCAAAATATTTGGGGTAATTTAAAGTATTTCGTATATTTGTATTGTGAATGAAATATTAAACAAATATTACGACGAGCATTTGATGTATAAACAAATACATCCGAATCTTCCACTCACCATATGGAACTACTCAGAAAAAGTTCAGTATGACAATTTGTGGGATGACATCACCATGCAAACTCGTGGACTTGTTACTGATAACAAAGGAAATATTGTTGCCCGACCATTTAAGAAATTCTTTAACGATTCAGAAAATAAACATACTCCCACTCCTGAATTTGATGTCTATGAAAAAATGGATGGGTCTCTTGGAATTCTGTTTTACTATGAAGGTGAATGGGTTCTTGCAACTCGCGGGTCATTTACTTCTGACCAAGCGGTAAAAGGATTTGAGATGTTACAAAAGTATGACTATCAAAAACTCCACAAAGATTATACTTATTTGTTTGAGATAATCTATGATGACAACCGCATAGTTGTTAAGTATGATTATGAAGATTTGATATTACTTGGAATGATAAATACCAAAACTGGATATGAAGTTGATTTGTATGGCGAGGGTAATGATGTTAGATTGAAGAACCTAATCACCAATCTTGGATTCAAAGTTGTAAAGAAGTATGATGGTATAAATGATTATTCTGTTTTGAAGGAAATGATAAAGGACGATGAGGAAGGTTTTGTTGTTCGTTTCTCTAATGGAGATAGAATGAAAGTTAAGGGTGAGGAATATTTAAGATTACATAAGATAATGACAAACGTATCTACAACTGCGGTGTGGGAGATGTTAAGTGAAGGTAGGGATGTTTTGGAGATAATCAAAGATGTCCCTGATGAGTTCTACAACAAAGTTAAAAGTTATGTTAGAGATTTAAAATATACTTATTTATCTTTGAGTGAATATGCTGGAAAAACTCACGATGGGTTCCGATATGGAAAGTTTGGTGATAAAGACCCCGAGCCAACCAAAAAAGAATTTGCCGAGTTTTTATCAATGAATAACTACAATCCGATTATAAAGGCATTATGCTTTGCAATGTGGGACAAAAAGGATTATGATAAAATAATATGGAAACATATAAAACCTGAATTTAGAAAATTATGAAAGTATTGGTATTAGGAAAAGGGAAGTTGGGTGGTGAAATTGTTAAACAAACGGGATGGGATTATCTATGTAGAGCCGAACATGAAATTACAATAGATAATTTTGATGAATGGAAAAATAGAATGGATGAATATGATGTGGTTGTAAATTGTATTGCAAACACTGACACATATTCTGACAATAAAGAAAAACATTGGAAAGCAAATTACGAACTTGTAACATTCCTTGCCGAGTATTGTGATGACAACAGGAAAAAACTGGTACACATTTCAACCGACTATTTGTATCAAAAATCAGTTGAAGATGCAAAGGAGGAGGACGAACCATTGTTTGACCATAGTTGGTATTTGATGACAAAATTACTTGCTGATGAATATTTGAAAGAACACGCAAAAAATTATTTGATTTGTAGATTGTCCCACAAACCTCATCCATTTCCATATGAAAGTGCTTGGGTTGATATTGTAACAAATGCCGATTACACACCAGTAATCGCGGGTCTTGTAATTGAGTTAATTAAGAATGGTGCTGAAGGTCTTTATAATGTTGGAACCGAGAGAAAAACAATCTATGAACTCGCTCAAAGGACAAACAAAAGTGTACTAAAAAGTATTGCTCCCCCACATATTCCAAAAAATGTTACGATGAATATTAGTAAGATGGAGAACTTTTTAAAACAGGTTACAGAACAAATACCTTCTTAGTATTTTTTACAAATATTTTGAGTTCCGTATATTTGGGCACCTGTTTCTCTACAACTTATTCTATCACTCAAATATTTAAAATTGTCATTATCCTCACCTGTATGTTTTTGGATTATATTTAAAGCGGTTTTTTGGAAATCAGGGTATTGGTCGGCGTGCTGAGATAATAACCAGTAGTTATCCCAATCTTTTTTATTAAATGAATCAAAATCAAAATTTGTGTAAATAAATTTGTTCATTCTATCCTTATCAAGAAAAATGTCATCAGGATTTCTATGTTTTAGTTTAATCCATTCCTTGGCACCTTTTTCATAATCACCCCTTAATTCATTATTTACAAAATCCATATATTCCTTTCTCTCAACTTGGTCTTGTTGTACAAGTTGTGATAATAAATCTGAATTACTAACATCCATATTCATTATTTCCTTAATCCTTTGTATATTTTCTTGCAGGTTCATATTAATATCCACCTTCGTTATCCAATTTATCTTCAATTTCTTGATATACTCCCGGTAATAAATCTCTCATTACGGTTGAGTAAACTACCGGTAGATAATATTCGTAATACCATTCAAATAGTTCATCCACGGTATCAAAAGATGTTTTATGTTTAAGTTGTATATAGTAATCACCACTAGGTTCCTTTTCTGCAATTATATCACCATCTTCATTAAGTAAAGTAAACCAATCAATATCAACAGGAGTCCACGGGTTTCCGTCCCAAAAAGGAGTTGCAACCACTGAAATTTGTTCGTACATACCTGGTAAAAAATGTTTTGAATCTCTACTCATTTCCCAATATACAATCCCATCTATACCACTTGAAATTTTAAAATTTTTATATTCCCTAGGTAATTTTTTATTTTTAAGATTAACAATTAATAATTCGTGAGCGACTTCTGAATCTATTGGGTGACCTGAGATGTCTACTAATTTAGCTAAACTTACACCTATCATTTTTGCAGTATCCTTTAACCCAAACTGACTGATATAATTATCAATCGATTTTTTTAACCGACTTTCTTCTCTTAATACTTTTCTTATAGTTTCTTGTAGGTTCATTTCTTTTTCTTTTTAACACAATTTGGATATCTTTTACCAAACATAGTTTTCATTCCTTTTTGAGTATAACCTGGCCAACACTTTTCAGTTAGTTCTGATTCAGTTGTTTCCATCTTTTGAGTGCAATTATCGTTGTAATAATTTGTTAATTCTTCTCCGTAGTTTTCTCTTATGTATTTAACCACAAAGTTAGAAATGTCTATCCATTCATCGGACCTGTCATCTATTTCATAAAAAGTATTATAATACAGATTTTCTAAAATCGCTTCAGTTACAACATCACCCAATTCTCTACCATTTTCATATCTACAAATTGAATTTGGTCTATAAACGGCGCTCATTAATCTTTTAAATTCCCTATCAATCTCGTGAGTTCTTCTTAATACTTTGCTAGGCGCCCTTTCTTCTTTTAATATTCTTTTAATGGTTTCTCTTAAACTCATGTTAATAAATACCTCCAAAAAATGATATTTTTGTTGTGTAATTGAAATAACCTGACTATATTTGCACCATGATAAAGATTGAGAAAAATAATGACGGAACATTTCCTGAGGTATGGATTTTCTCAGACCCCCACTATAATCACAAGAACATTTGCCGTGGAACAACGAGTTGGAGGACATTAGATGGTGAAATTCCATTGGAACAAACAAGGGATTTTACAACTCTTGAAAAAATGAATGAGGCAATCCTAAACGGGATTAATGAAAATGTAGGTCAAGATGATATTTTGATTTGTCTTGGTGACTGGTCATTTGGTGGATTTGAATCAATCGAAGAATTTAGAAATAGAATTATTTGTAGGAATATTCACCTTGTTTTAGGTAATCACGACCACCACATTGAAAGAAACAGGGATGACATCCAAAGACTTTTTACAAGTGTTAGTCATTACGAAACACTGGTGATTGATAAGAAGACATTCCGTTTGTTTCACTACCCAATCCAAAGTTGGAATGGAATGAATGAAGGGGATATTCACCTTCACGGACACGTTCACCTTCCATCAAACAGAAAGTTCGGACAAGGAAAAAAAATGGATGTTGGAATTGATGGACATCCCGAGTTTAGGCCTTATAATGTTATGAGGGAAATTGTACCCATAATGGATAAACGAGATGTGAAGTCGGACATGTTAAATGACCACCACGTTGAGAGGCTTTTAAATTCAAGGTGATATGAGTGAAGAACTTTATTGTGTGAAACTAAAACATAATCTATATAACATAGTTTATGGTGAAAAAATAACTGTACCACGAGGGGAAATTATATTGGACAAAATTCCTGAAAACAAATTGGAATTCATTGGGTATCCCCTCGTGGTCAGAGACCATGGCAACGGAGTTAAAACATTGGCGGAAAAAAACGATTGTATATTAGAAAAGATATGAGGACATTGTATATTTTAAGAGGATTACCTGGTAGTGGTAAATCAACACTCGCAAAGACATTGGTACATAGTGGTTCTATTTGTGAAGCCGACCAATTCTTTGTAAATAAAGAAACTGGTGAATATGAGTTTAATCCTGATGAAATTAAAATTGCTCATCAGTGGTGTAAGGATGAGGTTGAGAATAAAATGAAACGCAATCAAGAAAATCCACAATACCATCCGACAATTGTTGTATCAAATACATTTACCCAAGAGTGGGAAATGGATTGGTATTTCAAACTAGCAGAGAAATATGACTACAAAGTTTTTTCTATGATTGTTGAAAATAGACACGGAGGAAAAAACATTCACGGAGTTCCTGATGAAAAAGTCGGGATTATGAAAAATAGATTTGAGATTTCCCTTTGATATGAAAATACATTTATCGGAATCAGAAATACCGTCAAAGGTAACATTTATGGGTAAGAAACTATCCTTTTATTCTGGTGGAGTTTACCATAGAACAAAAATATCAAACCCACAAGTTATAACTGTTGTTGATGCTAATGGAGATATTATAATGTCAAGTTCACCTGAACTGACACCTGATAATGTTATTGGCGATAATGATATTACATCAATAGTTGAGTTTCATAATAGGAACGGAAATTTACCTGAATTTTATTTTTTTAACGAGGATATTTGATTTATATTTGACCAATCAAAACAAAAATTATATGACAAGGCTAGAACGAAAAAGTGGGTACAAAGAATCCGATACTGTTCCAACAAATAGTATTTTTGGATTAATGGATGGTGTAATGTTAAAAGTTTTTCGGATTAATGATGAAGAACTTAATAAGATTTGTGAATTGGCAACTGACGATGAGTTGGAGTTATTCACAAAGGAGGATAGAACAATTCGCGAATCAAGACAACTATTAACATTTCTAAAAGAAAAAATTTACACAAATGAAGACTGAACTCTTTTGTCATAAAACATATCACGACGAATATTTCCAATTTCATATTATTCCAAGTTTGACTGTAACAAAGAGTGAATATTTTGATATTGAAACCGGAGATTACACAAGTCTTTATATATTTGCCGTAGGGTTCCTTGTATGGGACTTCGGTTTTCAAATCACTAAAAATCAAAAATAATATGTTCAACTTCAAAACTAAAATTCTTCAAACCATTGCCAGTATTTTGGGTGTAAAAGTCCATGTATATATGACGTTATCAAAAGAAAAAACAATTGATACGGATAGTGTTGAAGGCCCAAATGATTTCAAACAACCAACAAGTGTTCCTGAACGACAAATCGGAGATTAAAAAATGTTTTCTGATAAACTAAAAAAACTAATCGTAGAATTTCTACTCAAAGACCTTATGCGGGTTGAAATCATTTACTACAAAGATAGTATTTGGTTTATCGATAGGGAGCAGAGGTATTGGTATTTTGAATACCATAAAGAAGATAAACATCTTTGGTGGAGGTGGTCTCATTTCCAATCTGCCCTTACAATGTTTTCACTAAATGGTGAAGAACATCAGTATCTATTTGGTGAATTGGTTAATATTATTTTGAATAAAAAACAAAAACTTGAAACCAAATATCCCGATAAAGTTTTTAAAACCGTTGGAAGTATCCTTAACTTTAAAGAGGAATCCAAAGAGGTATTAAATTCCAAGGTAAACACAACCGGGGTGAGGTATTTTAATGGCGAATGGCGGGTGGAAGAGGCATTAAATTGCGAGGTAGAAACATCTTCACCTCACAACGATTGCGGTGGATGGGCGGTGGAAGAGGTATTAAACCACAATGTAGAAACAACCGCATTTCATCCATTCAACAACTATGGCGCGGTGGAAGAGGTATTAAACCACGATGTAGTAACAATAGGAGAGGCATACCACAATGACGATTATGTTACAGAGGAAATACTAAATAATACCATTAATACATATCGTTCAGGTGAGTTGGTGGATGAAGAAAAACTGATTAATAATGTTTTGAATTATGGGGTAGATACAATTGAAATAAAATCAATTAGAAAATTAAAAGGTGAAAGTCCCCTCCAAGATATTGTTGTTAGTCATATTCTTGATGAATCGGAAAAGGTTACAGATAAGTTGAAGATTAAAGAAGATGACCGTGTTAAGTCATATAGTTGTGATGTTTTTATGTGTGATTTTTTAGTTCAAAATGTTTTGGATATTGGGTCAAATTCAATTAATTTTGACGTAACATCACAACAGGGTAGAGTTGACGGAGTGTTGAAAAATTCCTAAAGTGTAAAATAAAAAGTTACTTTTTTGTAAAATGGAAAAGATTGATAAATTATACGAGCAACTTGAGAACTTTCAGTATGTTCAGGTAAAAATGAGAGATGAAGGGTTTGATTATTGTTTCAGACATTATTCATCATTTGAAGAAGTTGAAGATGAAAAGTTTCATTCTTTGCGGGAATCGTATATAAAAATTGCCGAGGAACTTGAAGAATATGTTGAAAGTAAAATAAATCAGATTCAAGACGAAATACAAGAAGAAATATGAAACAAGAAACTACGGGCAAACAGTTCGCTGAATCTGCGGATAAAGTAATTACAGTTACGAGAAAACAAACTGCGGTTGAATGGATGGTTGAGCAAGTTGAACTAATTTCCAACAATAAAACTTTATCAAAAAAAGATGCGGTTAAATTGTATGATGAAGTAATTCAACAATCCAAAGCAATGGTGAATGAACAGATAATGGAGGCTTATATGAAAGCTAAATTAGAACATATAGACACATTAGGTTTAAATGCTGTGAAAAATAAAATAATCAAGGATACTGAACAATACTTTCAAGAAACATACGGAGGTGACAAATGTTAGCGATATCATTAAAAAAACATGAATTGGATGCACTGAATGAGTTGATAAATCAAATCGAAGCTGTGAACGCTGCGGGAATGAATCAGGTGTTTAATAATAACGCCATAAGGATTTTGAAATTCAATATAATTGAACACTTAAACGAAATTGAAGGAGGTGACAAATGAGTAAACAAACCGCAGTAGAGTGGATAGTTAGTAAACTATCCATTACATTTCAAACAATGTATAGCGAAGAAATTGAACAAGCCAAAGCAATGGAGAAGGAGCAGATAATTAAAGCATTCTGTGAAGGGTATGACCACGATGGTGATAATTATGATGGAGCGGAAATAAGCTACTATAACAGAACATACAAAGGAGGTGACAAATGAGTAAACAAACAGCAGTAGAATGGTTAGAACTCGAATTAAAAAAACTACCTTTTGTAGATGTAGTTGAAGTCTTTCAAAAAGCTAAAGCAATGGAGAAGGAGCAGATAATTGAAGCTCACTTAACACCACTATCCAATGAATATTGGTTTCAGAAAGATGAAATATTAAATCAAGAATCAGAAAAATACTACAACGAAACTTATGGAGGTGAAAAATGAATAATACGGAAATAACACCAGTACCCGAAGTGGTTGCTGACACAAGACGAGTTTGTGAGATACGATTTGATTGTATGGTAACAATGCATGATGTTGCGTATAGAAAATATAAGGAAATGTGGGGACAGGAGAAACAATCCAAAACACCCCAATGGTTTAAAGCCAATCATATTCTAACATTAGAAATGGTTAAACATGCCGACCCATACGATTTGGGAATGAGAATTAAAGAAATGTTTCATCAACTAGAAAAAACAATAGAAAGTTATGAGTAATTGGATAGAAACACAATATCTTCATCTGTTAGAAGATATTTTAGAAAAGGGTGTTGAAAAGAAAGATAGAACAGGTACTGGTACCTTATCAATATTCGGTAGACAGATTCGTCATAACATGAAGGATGGGTTTCCATTGCTTACAACCAAGAAGATGGCCTTTAAAACTATGGTAACTGAATTACTGTGGTTTTTAAGAGGTGATACCAACATCAAATACCTTGTTGATAACAATTGTCATATTTGGGATGGTGATGCTCATAAGAATTACTTACACAAAGTTATTCGTGATAAAGACATTGTAAGGTATTTAAAATCATATTCAATAGATACAAATGGTGTTCCTACTATTGAACCATACTCAAAAGAAGAATTTATTGAACGAATTAAAAACGATGATGAGTTTGCAGAACAGTGGGGTGAATTAGGACCTATTTATGGAGCACAATGGAGAAATTGGCTAAACATCCCAGGTGAACTCAATAAGGGAGGTACAGACCAAATTGCTAATCTAATCTCTGAACTCAAAACAAACCCAGACTCAAGACGATTAATGGTTAATGCTTATAATATAGGTGAATTAGACCAAATGGTTCTTCCACCCTGTCATTACGGATTTCAAGTTTATACAAGAGAGTTGTCAATATATGAAAGAGCAAAAATATATGCTAAAAAGAATAGTACTGAAATAAAAATTGATACTACTGATGACCATACCGCTTTGCATTTGTACTATACAACAAACAATGTACCTACCAGAGCAATCTCTCTAATGTGGAATCAAAGGTCGGTAGACACACTATTGGGGCTTCCATTCAATATAGCGTCATATGGGTTGTTATTAGAAATCATTGCCAAAGAAGTTAATATGGTTCCTGATGAGTTGATTGGTAACTTAGGTGATGTACATTTATATCTAAATCATATTGAGCAGGCTAAGGAACAAATTAGTAGAACACCTTATAATTTGCCTAAATTAGGTGTGGATTATAGAGAGGATGAATATGATAAAAATTTAAAAGACTTTGTACCTGATGATTTTTATCTAATAGATTATCAATCACACCCAGCAATTAAAGCACCTTTAAGTAATTAAAATGAAAATAACTCTGTTAAACTACGAAGGCCCCGTTCTTTGGGCCAAAAGCTCGGATTCGGGTATTGCAATCTACGACCAATGGAATGAGCTGGTTGAAGTTCTAACAAGGGAAGAATTTTGTTCTTTTATTGATGGTGAAATGAAATTGATGGACAGTAGAGAACGAGCATGGATTTACACCGAACAAAGCCAAGAAGCACGACAAAAGTTCTCCAAACTTTTTGAATTTTTAAACCTAAATAACTAATATGGATAATTTCCAACACATTTTAAAACAAATTTCAGAATCTTTATCAAAGGTTTCATACGACAATGGAAATTTGTCTGATGTTGGAAATGAAGTTGGAATTGTCATCGGAAATTATATAACAACCGAACAGGATTTTAAAGATTTTGTTCAAGGATTAAGACACGGAATATCCCTCACAAATGGAGAACACTGAAGATTTATGGTGTAACTATTCTGATTTACCAAGTGTAATGAGTTACGAACAACCAAAAAAGAAATATCCCGACAATATTGTATGGAGTGAAGAGCGTGGGTATTACGCTCACCTTCTTCCATATGCAACAAACATCGGAGCACCAGTCATATCACCTGACAATGTATCAACATGGAAGAATGAAAAGATTTTAAAAACCAATCATTACTTCAATAGAAAATACGAGGAGATAAAAGAACAATATCAAAAATTACTTGAGGAATTTGAGTGGAATAGTATTGTGTATAATGCAACATATAATTTTCAACCAATTATCGGACAAGAATATTATTTGTATCGTAGAAAAAGTGGAGAATATTTCTTATCATTAATCAAACCAACCGAGTGGAAGGAAAACCACATTGGAACATTTGAATTGGATTCTGATAATAAATGGAAAAAAATATAAGTTATGATACAAAAAACAACATTATCTTCAGAAATTGATTTGACGTGTAGTACATTAACCGCAAACCCTGACCTTACGATTGAATCCGGTCCTAAGTATGTGGGATGTTATCAACTAGGTGGGAGTATGGGATTACAAATTTATCTTGCAAAAAAACCAAAATGGCTCCATAGAAAAATGATGAAACTATGTTTGGGATTTGAGTGGATTAATAAGTAAAACAATAGAAAGTTACGAATAATATATGATGGAAGATTTAAAACATAAGTGGGAACAAATTGACGAGGACGATTATGTTGCCAAGTATCGTGATATGATGCTACGAGTTGAAAAGATGGATGAGCAACAATGGTGGTGGGCGGTTTATAGAGGAAAAGAAGAACTATGTCCCGAGAAACCATTTGCAAGAAAAAAAGATTATGCGATGAAGATGGCTCAGGAATGTGCCGAAGAAAATATTGGACCTTATGTATCAGATGACTTTCAGATTGGACCGGATGGTGCTTACGAGCATACAGATGATATGGAAGATTGGGACAATACTTTAATGGATGGACTTGAAGATGATGATACAAATAGCGAAGAATGGGAATAATTAAATTACATAAAATGGGAAAAGATATAGGAACGGTTAGTTACACCGATAAGCGAGATTCTATAAAACAGATTGAGTTAATCACTGATAGATTTAAAAAAGGTAAAATCAATAACGAAGATTATATCAAACTTATTCACGAAAACTTACAAAAACTAACAACTAAAAGAAATTATATTGGTTATTTGATGAATATAGGACAATTAGATAATTGATATGGAATTAATAACGACATACATTTGTAAGAAAGGTGACGAGGGTGTTCACGGAAATATGTTCGGAGGTTTAATACTCGGGCTTATTGATGATGCGGCTGCTTCATACGCCTCTCAAATCTGTGACACTCAAAAGATTGTTACATTGAAGATTGATGAGTTGTTATTTAAACGAGCGGTAAAAGTTGGAAACATATTAAAAGTTTATGGTGAGGTCGTTTCATTTGGTAATACCTCTGTTACACTTTATATCGAAGTTAGAAAACACAATGTTTATACAGGTGAGCAAGACATTGTAACTCAAACAAAAATTGTTTTTGTTAGAATTGATGAGGACGGAAAACCCAGACCGATTCATCATCATGTTAAAGAAAGATACTGGGAAAGATTAGAAAAATTTGGAAAGGGTCTCCTAACTCCCGAAGAAAAATTTAGAATTGGTTCAGAGATTTAAGAATATTATTGTCTTAATAATACTCACATTATGTGGGTTAATTTCTATTGCCCAATGTCCAAACGCAAATTTTGAATTTGGTAATTTTACAAACTGGACAGGGAGAAGAGGATTTTGTTGCCCAATTGATTTACCTTTTGCTGGAATTTTTCCGGGAAGACAAACAATTGTAAGTGCGGGTATTGACCCCAATACATGCGGAGGTCTCAATACGGTTTATGACGGAAATTTTTCAGCCCGTCTTGGAAACAACCAAAACAATGCAAGAGCTGAAGGTTTATATTATACATTTACTGTTAGTCCGGCAACAACTTTGATACAGTACGCTTACGCGGTTGTATTACAAGACCCTGGCCATAGCGATGGGGCTCAACCAAGATTTCAATCAAGAGTTAGACTTGCAAACGGAACAGTAATTCCTTGTACCGAGTACATGGTGACGGCCGGACCTAATTTGCCAGGTTTTAATTATTGTACAATGCCGGGCAACCCAACACCAATAGCTTGGAGTGATTGGAGGGTTATATCATTAGACTTATCAGGGTATGTTGGACAAAGTGTTACACTTGAATTTGAAACGGGTGATTGTGATTTAGGTGCTCACTATGGATATGCCTATATCGACGCAATATCTTGTGGTCCGATTGAAACAAAAGTTTATTATTGTCAGGCAAGTGATTCTACATTGATTGAAGGTCCGGAAGGTTTTGCGACATACCAATGGTCACCAACAGGAGATAACACAAGAGTTATTACTATTCCATCAAATACTTACACCAATTTGACATTGAGTGTAACAACTATTACAGGATGTGAACTTGACCTTCAAATAATCCTTGACCCGATACCCTTATTATCAAGTATAATATGTGAAGATGTATGTTTTCCTGACATAGTTAATTTTACAAATTTAACACCACCTATTCAGGGGTATCAAACCGCCTATTTATGGGACTTCGATGATGGACAAACTTCAAATTTATATTCTCCATCACATACGTATAGTTCTCCCGGTGTCTATAATGTGACGATGACCGCTCATGTTGTGGGGACAAATTGCACAGACAACGCAAATTGTGAAGTTGAGGTTTACGACATTCCAATAATACCTGGAATTATTAGCCACGATTAGTCTTTTTCAAGATATTTATAGTAGAATAAACTCTAACTACTTTAAACATGAAAAAACTCTTATTACTTGTACTGGCAATACTACCAATCACACTTTTTGCTCAATTTACCACAATTAATCCCGATACAGTCTGTATAAATGACCCTTTTGCAACTTATCAGGTTCCAAATACTCCAAACTATACTTATGTATGGTCAGTTTCGGCTCCCGGTATTTTAACATCAGGACAAGGAACTAATGAAATAACTGTCGACTGGTCGGCCGCTCCTGCGGGCGGTCCTATAGTAGATGCGATTAGTGTTTATGCAACAACACCTGCTGGTTGTGACGGACCCCCAATCACGATGAATGTATTTATTCTTGAAATCAACCCTGTGGTTACTCCACTTGTATTTTGTGAAGGTGACCCTTGCGAAGATTTGGTTGCAACACCGGCTGGTGGTGTATTCTCAGGACCAAACATTGTTAATGGTCAATATTGCCCACAAACGGAGGGAACAGAAACGGTGACTTACACCATAACTGAGGCGGGATGTACATTCACTGCGACAGCTGATATGACCGTCTATCCAATTCCTGTTTTAGACAATATTTCACATGACTAAGAATGAAAAACATAAAAACAATCTTGTTGTTGTTTTTTGTTATGATTATGCTTGGTCAGCAACAAGAAATAGACATTTGTGAAGAGGAGTCTAAAAAAGAATACACCTATTCAATACAGTCTGACACACCAAATACAACATTTTATTGGTATGTTGATGGTGTTTACCATTTTGGACAAACTCTAACCGTAAACTGGGAAACTTATTCGCCCGGTATTCACACCGTAAAAGTTTATGGTAAAAGTGGAGATTGTAGGTCAGAACCCATGGAGTTTAAAGTACATATAGGTGAGTGCTCTTCAATCTACATACCAAACGCATTTACACCAAATGCCGATGGATTTAATGATACTTGGTTCCCACAAGGAACAGGATGGGAAAGTATCGAAGTACTTGTGTTTGATAGATGGGGAGAGTTAGTTTTTCAATCAGTAGACCCAAAAGGACAGTGGATTGGAAATTTTAGAGGTGGTGACTATTATGTTCAAAATGATGTGTATGAATATAAAGTCACTTGGAAGGGAATTGACAACGAACCTGAAATAATTTTTGGTCATGTAACGGTTGTTAGGTAAAAACATTTGATTTTACTGATTTAATGTTCTATAATTTGTATAAATAAAAAAACAATTTATGCAAACACTAGTTTTTAACACAACAGAAAAAAAAGTTTGGGTGTATGACGGTACGGCTGAGGTCTCAAACTTAATTTACAAATTCGAAAATGTACCAACGGTAAAACCATTACAAGATTATTATGAAGTAATGCAAAGACTTGATAGCGAAAGTGCTCCATCAGGTTATTCATCAGTTCCTGTAGCAAGATTTCCAATTTCTAACACCAATATGATTATTGAGAAATGAGGTATAAAGTAGTTGTAGGTGGTCGTGGTGCAGAATGTTACGTTCATTTATTAGAAGATGAACAAAGACAGAGATTATTTGAGTCGGATGTTGAAAACGATAATTGTGAGCCTGAAGTTATCAGTGAAATAGTAAATAAAAATGATATATTTGAAACTGATGATACTTTTTTGGGACCCTTTAATAACCCTGAACATTTTATAATTCAGGTTTATAACGAAAACGACGACCTAATTTGGGAATCTAAAAATGACCACGAATTTGAGGATTATATTTTCGAATTTGTTTTTGAAGAGGACAAATCTTTGATAATTGAGGATTACACCAAGGGTCAATTTTTTCAATATGATATAGAATTGGATGAAGAATTTGACCCAAAAAAATTAAAACCCATAGTTACCGAAATTGGAGAAAGGGTCGAGATTATTACGAATTTTACTTACAACGAAACAGATTTATCCCTTTTCAAGGAGTACGGAGATTATTGGAGCAAAGGGTTAACATATTATTTGAATTGACTTTTATGTCTTTTTCTAGATATTTACCTTTATAATAAACTTATAAATTTTTAAAATGAAAAAATTATTATTTCTTTTTCTACTTGGGATTTTAACAACAATGTCATCGTTTGCCCAAGCGGATACTGTTAAAACAAAAGGGTTGTTCTTTAGACCCGCAAAAAAACAAAGTCCTTTTACAAGTGAGTTTGGATTATCAACATCAAATTTGTGGAGAGGTGTTGACGTGGGTAAACAACCCGTAATTAAAATGGTTGCTGATTACGAACCAGTTCAGTGGTTTACTTTGAATACTGAAGTTAATGCAGTATACAATCAATTTAGAGAGGGTTATGCTAACACAGTTAAAAATGCGGCTATGTTTAACATCCTAAACACATCTATCGGAGTTCAAGATATATATTTCAGTCAGAATACTCCTACTCAAATTGACACATCTTATTTCCACTATAATAAGAATACGACCAATCACTTCCTTGAGGCGGTGATAAAGTACAAGGGTGATGCTAAATCAAGAATTGACTTCTTAACATCTTATGTGTTTTATCAAAACGAGTCATATAAGAAAGGAGCGTTGTATTTTGAAGCAACATATCACTTAGATTACAATGCTGATTTATTCGTTGGTTATGTGACAGGAGAATCACAAGTTAACTTCCAAAAAGAAAACGGATTTACTAATGTGGGTGTTGTTTTAAAGAGAACTTTATCATTCTCTAAGGGAACTGACGCAAATTCTCGTTTGACAATAATGGTAAATCCATTGTATAAAACAGTAATTGTGACAAATCCAAGTTTGGCTAATAGACCAATAACTGCTAATTTACAGATATTGTTTTAATAAAAAATAAATCAATTTAAATGGGGACCTTGAGTCCCCATTTTTTATTTACCATGAAAAAATTATCAAACATATTTCATTTTTTATCTTTTCATATTCCTTTTACTGTAATTTATTATATGAAAAAAATTACTAATAAGTTTTAAATATATTTATAATTGATATGAAAGTTATAGTTACTCATAGAAACTCAGGAATCCCACAGAAAGATTATAAATTGTTAGATTTGTTTATGAGATTCTTACAAAAACAGTTCCCACTTAAACACGACCTGAAAGTTTTTTTTATTTCTGAAAGAACAGGAAAAATGACTACAGGTAGTAGGAATGATGAGAATGAAATTAAAATTTTAACAAAAGGAAGAATTTATAGGGATATTCTAAGAACATTGGCACACGAGTGGGTTCACGAATATCAAAGAGACGTGTTAAAATGGAAACACGGACCGGACATAGGAGGTAGAAATGAAGATATGGCAAATAGCGAGGCCGGGGCTCTCATGAAAATGTTTGAGAAAATATACCCCGACCTCGAAGATAAGATGTATGAGTGATTAGTCTATGCTAACCAACTCCAAATCAAAGATGAGTTTCTTACCTGCCAAAGGATGATTTGCATCAACCATAGCTGATTTTTCATTCACTTCTTTAACAACTACCATTACTGGACCACGCTCAGTCATCCCCTGTAGTTGGTCACCAACTTTAACATTTTCAGGAAGATTCTCAAGAGGTACTTCACTTACCATACCCTCAATAACTTGACCGTATGCGTCTTCAGGAGCAATTTCAATAGTTCTTTTATCACCAATTGACATTCCCATCAAACCTGATTCAAAACCTTTGATTAATTGTCCTTGTCCCAATACTGCGGCCAATGGTTCACGACCCTCAGTCAATGAAGAATCGAATACAGAACCGTCTTCCAAACGTCCTGTGTAGTTAACTTTTACGGAGTCACCGTTTTGTACTATTTTCATTTTATATGTTTTTACTAATTATAGGTGAAAAATCATAACTCATCAAATATTTTTTGTAAAAAAATTTTTTAATCATTTTTTTTACTATATTTGTATAGTTATTATTATTAAATCATTAAATTTTAAGGTAAAAATGTCAAACGAGAAATTTTTAGAGGAAATACTATACTCCGCACACAAAAGTGGGGTTTTTAGTCAATTTATGGAAGAAATTGATTCAAAAATTAAGTCAGGTGATAGTATCACAACTCATGACGCTGCCCCAAAAGTATATTATGAATTTAAAAACAGGGGTTTGATTCAAGATTGACTGACCAAATCGTAAGTTGCAACCAATGCGAACTTATCATGCTCAAAATTTGACCATTTTAAACTTTCCTCGATTAAAAAATTGAGACCATCCAACCTACTTTCTTCAAAAAGAGAGATGTCAGTCATAAAAAGTTTACAATCAATCAAATAATGTTTATTAACCGTACAAAATTTAACATGATTTATAATAATATAGCTGTCTTTACCGTATAAAGCCTCTAAATCTTTGGAAAAAACATAATTTAAGAGGACAGAAAGGCAAGTTTTCATATATTTTATAAATATAAACCTAATTTTACTAAAAGTATGGATATTTTGATAGAGTTTCAATGGGTATTGTCGGTTTTAGAGTCCTGTGAGACTAGAAAACAGGTGAATTCTTCATTAAGACTATTTGAACAGTTTATAAAAAAGTGGGATTACGAAATTTCTGAAGAAATTAAGTTAAAATACATAAATAAATTTGAAGATTCAAAAAAAGACCAAATTTGTAAGATAGTTTCAGGTAAAAACGAATAAAATTACTATTTTTGACCTTAAAATTGACATATTTTTGATTTTTAGGTATATTTATCAAAACTATCACTCTCATCTGAGAGCCTATATATAGAAAAAGGGACTTAAATTTTGTTAAGTCCCTTTTTTCATTAAAAAACTTGTCGTATATTTGTACTATGAAAGCAAAACTTGAATTTAACTTAGACGATTTTGATGACCGAATAGCCCATGAAAGATGTGTTAAGGCAACTGACATGGCGTTTGTACTTTGGGAACTAACCCATAATTCTTATCGCAGTATAACCAATGGTTATGGTGAAGATGATGGTTTTCATAAGGGAGTTGATGCCGTTTATGATAAACTTCGCGAACTTTTGGAAGAAAACGGTATACACCCTGATAAATTAATCGTATGAAAAAGTTTTGGAAGAAAGTTGTTGAATTTTTTAAAATAGTTTCAGAAGGAATAGATAAAACACAATATAAAAATGGCTGGGGTAAACTTTAATAACATAACATATCCGTTCAGGAGATTTTTCAGGAAGATAAAGAATGTTTTTCGATGGCTTCCTACAATTTGGAAAGATGAAGACTATGATAACCACTTCATTGTTGAAATCTTAATCAAAAAACTTGAGCATACTAGAGATTTCTTTTTGTCTGACAGGACACACATCACGGAGGCAAAAAAAGTCGCTGAAGAAATTCAAGAAGCGATTGATAGACTTCATATGACCCGTGATAGTTGGGAATTCTATGAGGAACAGGCTCATGAAATAATAACAGAAAAGTGGGGTGAGAGTAAATTCAACTGGACACCAACTAATGATGGAACCGGCTCCATGTATTTGGATATTGAGCATGAGAATGTAAAAACTCCTGAAGATAAGGAACAATACTCAAAAGAATTCAGAGCGGCACTGAAAAGTGCCAAAAAGGAATACATGAAAGATAAAAAAGAAGCATATAAATTTATCGCCAAACACATTGATGGTTGGTGGGACTAAAAAATTAAAATTATGGAATGGTACATTGTAAGAGCACAAGCAAATCGTGAGAGAAAAGTCTCAGAAAGAATTTTAAAAGAAGCGGACAAAGGGGAACTCAATGGAGTAATCGGAAGAGTTGTGGTTCCAATGGAAAAGGTTTTCGCAACAAAAGATGGTAAAAAAACACAACGAGAAAAAGTTCTATTTCCTGGTTACGTTTTTGTTGAAACATCTGCAATTGGAGAATTAAAACAAGTTGTTAAAAAAATTGACGGAGCGACAGGTTTGTTGTCTGATAGAGCTGGAAATATTCAAATCGTATCAGACCAAGAAGTAAACCGAATGATTGGTCTACACGAGGAAAACAAAACAAAAAGTTTTTCAGACATATTCAGTGTTGGAGATGAAGTTACCGTAACTGAAGGTCCGTTCACATCCTTTAAGGGGAACATTGAATTTATTGATAAAGAAAAAGGTAAACTTAAAGTAAATGTTCTTATATTTGGCAGACCAACATCTGTTGAATTAGAGGACACCCAAGTAAGAAAATGAAAATAACACTCATCAGCGATACTCATAACAAACACAAACAGGTAACAAGTTCTTTACCTGGCGGTGATTTATTGATTCATGCTGGTGATATATCATCAAGGGGTTATAAGCATGAAATCCAAGAATTCTGTAAGTGGTTTAACAGTTTGGATAATTATACTGTAAAGGTATTCATCGCTGGAAACCACGACTTTGGATTTCAAACAGAACCTAAAATGGCGAAAGAGATTGTTGGTTCCTACAAGTGGATTGATTATCTCCAAGATAATTTTTTGGGTTACGGAGTTGATACTGAAAATTATGTAAAAATTTATGGTAGTCCTTGGCAACCTGAATTTAATGGTTGGGCGTTTAACCTACCAAAAGATGGGTGGGAACTTAAACAAGCTTGGGATGAAATACCGGATGATATTGATATACTTGTAACTCACGGGCCAGCATTTGGTTATTTGGATACAATTATGGGTCAGTATGATAATCTTGGATGTGAATTACTGACAAAGAGAATTAAAACAATTAAACCCAAAATTCATGTCTGCGGACATATACATTCGGGGTATGGTTATGTTTTTGATGGTGATACTCACTTCATTAATGCTTCCGTTTTAGATGAACAGTATCAATACACCCAAAAACCACTAACAGTAGAATGGGACCCTGTAACGAATAAGTTGGAGTTTATTTAATTTGAAACCCGTCGAATTTGGCGGGTTTTTTTATTGGGGTAAAATTATAGTAAATCGAAAAATTTTATCAAGAGTTTAATGATATTTATCAGAGTATGGATAGAAAAATCAAAATACTCATTTCGTTGTCATTCGTCATAATGTTGGTGTTCTTCGTCGTTAAAACTGCGGTTTTAGTTGAACTTACCCCAAGCACAAGATTAACAAGAGGAACAGAATATGTTTGTTTTTTATTCTTTATCCCCGTTTTTTTCAGTTTGATTAGACACTACATTAAAACTAGTAGATTATATAATAAATTTAAAGAATTTGAGAAGTTTGTTGACACATCTGTATTAGTTAGTAAAGCCGATAAGAATGGTAAGATAACATATGTTAACAAAAAATTCAGTGAAGTATCTGGATGGAGCTTAGAAGAGGCCATTGGAAAAGACCACAAAATAGTTAATTCAGGGTACCACCCCAAAGAGATGTGGCAAGAAATGTATAAAACCACAATCGTAGATAAACAAATTTGGAATAAAGTTGTAACCAATATTTCAAAAGACGGACATTTATATTGGGTTGATTCATATATTAAAGCCGAGTTCAGAGGAAATGGAGAACTAAAAGGATTTACATCATTAAGGTATGATGTCTCAGATGTTAAGAAAAAAGAACTTGAGATTAGAAATAGAATGAATGCTATTAACCAATCCAATGCAGTTATTGAGTTTGATTTAACCGGTACTATAATGTATGCTAACAAAAATTTCTGTGATGTTATGGGATATGATATGGAAGAAATTACAGGAAAACACCACAGAATATTTTTAACTGAGGATTATTCAAATTCAGTTGAATACAAAGAATTTTGGGATAAGTTAAAGGGTGGTAATTTCATATCTGCTCAATTTACAAGGATTAAAAAGAATGGGGATGAAATTTGGTTACAAGCCACATATAACCCAATCTTTGATAATGATAATAAAGTTATCAGAATTATGAAAATAGCGATTGATATTACTGATAAAGTTTTACAATCCCAAGAGATAGAGAAGAAAAACACTTATCTGGAACATGCTGCCAAGATATTAAGACACGATATGCACTCAGGTATTAACACTTATATGCCAAGAGGTTTAAGTTCTTTGGAAAGAAGATTGAAAGTTGAAGATATTGAAAATTTGAAAATCGAGGCTCCGATTAAAATGATTAAGGAGGGTTTAAGACACTCACAAAAGGTTTATAAAGGAGTTTATGAATTTACAAATTTGGTTAAAAAAGATGTGGTGTTAAATAAAGCTGAATGTGATTTAAGAGAGATACTAAATGATTACTTATCATCAACGGCTTATCATAGTCAGGTTATAATTGAAGAGTTACCAACCATAGAAGTTAATGAAGCGTTGTTCTGTACGGCGATAGACAACTTAATTAGAAATGGATTGAAGTATAATGACTCAGAATCAAAATTTGTAAAAATATATATGGAAGGTGATAACCTTATAGTCCAAGATAATGGAAGAGGTATTGACCAAGAAGATTTTGACCATTTATCAAAACCATATACAAGAAAAGAAGGACAAAAAGAATCAGGAACCGGACTCGGATTAAACATATGTGTTGCAATATTGCAAGAGCACAAGTTTTTGGTAAGATGTGAGAAAAATGAGATAGGAACTAAACTGAAAATAAAAATAAAATAAAAAAAACTATGATTGATTCTATTTTACTTGTAGATGACGAGGATTTATTCCATTTAGTGTTTGAGGACAGTTGTTCTCTTTTAGATATAACATTATCTTTAAAAAGTTTAAATAGTTCAGATGAAGCCGCCAAATTATTTGAAAAATGGCAATCAAACAAGGCAGATAAACCTGAATGTGTATTTGTTGACTTGAATATTATCGGGTCTTCATTTGATGGTATTGAGCTTATTAGAAAGATTAACTTTGAATATGGTAATAATGTTGTAATCGGAATTATTTCATCTTCAAATGAACCTGAGGAGCAGGCAAAGGCAATTCAGTCAGGGGCTCAATTTTGGATTATAAAATCAGACGAGATTGAACCAAGATTAGAGGAGTTTAAGAAAGATTATGAAGGTTACAAAAACAGAACCGCTCCGTTTAAAATTTACAAATGATAAAATTAACCCCTGAAATACAGAAAGAATTAATTACCTTATCCGAAAACAAAAACTTATTTTTGGAAGGGAATATTGTTAAGGTAATTAATTCTGATGGGGATGATGATTTTAAAGAATACCTTAAAAAGTGTGGGGAAAAGGATGTTGCAAATAGAAAAAAGAGACTTGATATAACCAAACAAATCCAAACCCAAAATAAAGAATTATCTGATTTAAACTCCCAAAACCAAAAAATATTAGAAGAACTCCAAACTACATTAAAGGAAGTAGAAGAATCCAAATTAACATTTGAAGTTCAAAACAGAGAACTAAACGAGTGGAAACTGGATAATTTGAGGTTAACGGAAGAATTAAAGGTGGAGATGGTTAAATCCGAACAAGCAAGGGTTGAGGCTGAAAAGGCAAAACAACATGCCGAAAATGATTTGGATGTGTTACAAAAGAAAACTCAATTTGAGTTAATAAATACAATTGTAAGAGTTGCGTTGATTGTAATTATTGGAGTTGGGATAGTTACCACGGCATTATATTCTGTGGCATTATTCACAGGTCAAGATACACAAATAATTGGGTCAACTTGGAGCAATATGTTTGGTATATTATTAACAAACGCATTTAGTATTGTCGGAACAATAATGGGTGTTAAGTACGCATCTGAAAAGCCAAAAAAAGGGGGTCAATGACCCCCCATTTTCATTTAAAATTTCTGTAAATCACCATAATTCATGTGTAATTCAGCATGTTCATCTTTCATCATTTGGTAAGCTCTTGCAAGACGAGTCAAACCGATACCACCACCAAATCTTTTAAAGAATTTGTGAGATAAAAACTCCTCAAGTTCCTTCTCAACTCGCTCTTTTCCAAATAATTCAAACAATTTGTTAGAATATCCGCCATTTTCGATGGTATAAAACATTTCTCTCATTTCATCAACGTCACAACTTCTTTCAGCAGAGCCAATAGTTTCTTGACCATAAAGAATAACATCAATTTTGTTAAATTTGTCATTCTGACCTGACTTCATATTCCAAAATGGGTTAGTCCTGAGTGGGAAATTTTGTAGAGATACAACACAACCTTTTTCTTTCCACATTCTTGACTCATGTTCGTTTTCCAAAATCTTAACTCCACCGTATTCGCTACAAACATCATCGTAATTTACTTCGACTGGGGTGTCAAAACCTAAAAACGTTAAAAGTTCCAATTCCAATCTTTTTAATTCTTCCATTCCACCTTTTGATTCAAACTCAAACATGGGAAAGATTAATTCGTGACGACCAGGGATTGGGTCTTTTTCTTGACGATAAGAAGTTGAGATACAGAACACACCTGGCCACTCAGGATTCTTTAATAGTTCATACTCCAACCACATCTGACCTGTTTGGGGTAACGGCCAAATCTCACCTTTATACTCAAATGTGGTGATTGAGTGTGGATTCTCACATGCCGCAAGAATTGATAGTCTTGATTGAGTAGGAACCTCAATAAAACCTTTGTTTAGGAAAAAAGTCCTCATTTTTTGGACCAACTCGTGATAAATTTTTGTGTTTTTCATATAACTTTTGGGTAAAAAAAAACCTCCCGAAGGAGGTTTACGTTTATTTATTATTTATTAAATTGTTTATCATTTTGATATAAATACGGCACAAAGTTGAAAAATAAATAGGTTTTTTAATTTTTTTTTGTAGTATTTATAGATATGAAAGTTTTATTGTCTGAAGAACAGTTAAAAACATTAATTAAGGAGGATTTGGGGGTGTCAAGGGCATCTTTGGCTTATGCTAATTTAATTTATCAAACATTAGAATCAAAAGCGGTTGAATTCATGGAATTAAGAAATGAATCTCAAGAAAAAATTGTTATCAGTTTACAAGATATGTCAAGAATTTATCAATCCAGTATGGATGACTATATTGAGTTACCTGTTGAAAAAATCGAGATTAATTTTATTTGTAGTAAGATTCCGAAAGGTAATAAAAATATTAAATTCACATCAGGAGGTGGTTTTGAATCAATAGACAAAAAATCTTTTGGTGGTTCTTATTTAAAAGAACCGTCATTAGAATTACCAAAATATGTTTTAGAGGAAGTTACACAAACTTTAGTTGCTAAATTTAGTTTGTATTTCAAATTGAGTTCAGATTTTAGTGACGAATTTAAAGATAAGGCACTATATGATTTGAGAGATACGATAATACATGAATGTAACCATCTTTTTGAAAGTTATAAAAGAGCCGAGTCAGGAGCAAAACAATTCAACGTTTCTTTAAGCTGGGTAGGGGGTAAAAATTATAATGTTAATAGAGAAATATTCAAAATCTGGCAAGAATTTCTTGATATGATTTATTATTCAGAGCCATATGAAATAAATGCCAAATCACAAGAAGCGGTAAGTCAAACATCTATCATGTCATTCGATGAATTCAAAAAAACCAAATTTTGGCAAGATTCATCAGTTATGAAAAATTTTAACTCAGAATTATATATTGATAAATTATTGAGTAAAATTCAAGAAGTAAATCCTGAAAAAACCATATCTATCTTAAATAATCTATATAAATGGTTCATGACGGATTATTATAAATGGATGAAAGTTCATGGTGAGTCTCCTGCCAGATACATTGAAAAAACAACAGGGTTGTTTGACTTAGTTAAGAAGTTTAAAAGTAGAATTAACAAAGCTGGTGACAAATTACAGAGAAATTACATGAGACTGTATACTTTGGACCTCGAAAAATAATCACATTGTCATATAATTTAATGATAAACTGACATTTTGTCAGTTTTTTTGTTTTGGCACATTAATTAATAATGTAGATTCGGAGTTGACTCCATAAAAGTTTTTTAATATACTTTAAAAAAAATAAAAATAATTTTTTAAACTATGGGTAAAATTATAGGTATTGATTTAGGAACAACAAATTCGTGTGTTGCCGTTATGGAAAATGGTGAACCTGTTGTGATTACAAACAGTGAAGGAAAAAGAACCACCCCTTCGATTGTTGGTTTTTCAAATGGTGGTGAGAGAAAGGTTGGTGACCCGGCAAAACGTCAAGCGGTTACAAATCCTGATAAAACAGTTTACTCTATTAAGCGTTTTATGGGTGCAAGCTTTGATGAAAGTAAAAAAGAAATCAAGCGTGTTCCTTATAAAGTGGTTAAGGGTGAAGGTAACACTCCTCGTGTTCAAATTGAGGATAAGAAGTATTCTGCTCAGGAAATCTCGGCGATGGTTCTTCAGAAAATGAAGCAAACTGCTGAAGATTATTTGGGGGAAACTGTGACCGATGCGGTTATTACAGTACCCGCGTATTTCAATGATGCTCAACGTCAAGCAACAAAAGAAGCTGGTGAAATTGCGGGTCTAACTGTTAAACGTATCATCAACGAACCAACCGCAGCTGCACTTGCCTATGGTCTTGACAAAAAAGGTCAGGATATGAAAGTTGTTGTGTTCGACTGTGGTGGTGGTACTCATGACGTATCAGTTCTTGAACTTGGTGACGGCGTATTTGAAGTTTTGTCAACTGACGGTGATACTCACCTCGGTGGTGATGACTTTGACCAAGCAATTATTGATTGGTTGGCAAAAGAGTTCCAAGATGAAAATGGAGTTGATTTGACAAAAGACCCGATGGCTCTTCAGCGTCTTCGTGAAGGTGCTGAAAAGGCAAAGATTGAATTGTCATCTTCACCATCAACAGAAGTCAATCTACCTTACATTATGCCGGTAGATGGTATGCCAAAACACTTGGTTCGTACATTGACAAAGGCTAAGTTCGAGCAGTTGGTTGATAGTTTGGTACAACGTACAATTGCACCATGTAAATCAGCTTTGAAGAACGCAGGTTTGAAACCAAAAGACATCGATGAAGTTATCTTGGTTGGAGGTTCGACTAGAATTCCGGCAATCCAAGAGGCTGTTAAAAAGTTCTTCGGTAAAGAACCATCAAAAGGAGTTAACCCTGATGAAGTTGTTGCGCTTGGTGCGGCAATTCAAGGAGGAGTACTCGCAGGTGATGTAAAAGACGTATTGTTGTTGGATGTAACACCACTTTCACTTGGTATTGAAACAATGGGTGGAGTTTTCACAAAACTTATTGAGTCTAACACAACAATTCCGACTAAAAAGTCACAAATTTTCTCAACGGCAGTTGATAACCAACCATCAGTAGAAATTCACGTTCTACAGGGAGAAAGAGCAATGGCTCAAGACAATAGAACAATTGGTCGTTTCTTCCTTGATGGACTTCCAACGGCAATGAGAGGAGTTCCACAAATCGAAGTAACTTTTGACATCGATGCAAACGGTATCATTAATGTTTCTGCCAAAGACAAAGCGACTGACAAAGAACAATCAATCCGTATCGAAAGTTCAACTGGACTTTCTAAGGAGGAAATTGAACAAATGAAGCGTGACGCTGAGTTAAATGCTGAGTCAGACGCTAAAGCTCGTGAAAATGTTGACATTATGAATCAAGGAGATTCAATGGCATTCCAAACTGAAAAGACTTTAAAAGATTTGGATGAGAAAATGACCGATGAGCAAAAAACTCAACTATCTGAGGCCTTATCCGAATTAAAAACCGCTTTGGAAGAAAAGGAAGTTGAGAAAGTTAGAGACGCGACGGCAAAAGTTGCAATAACCTCTCAAACAATCACTCAATCAATTTATAGTCAGACCGCTTCTGAAGGTACTGGTGACGAACCTACTAATGAAGAAGTATCTGATGTAGATTTTGAGGAAGTTGAACCTAAGTAATCGTAGAAAAATGTTAAAATCCCCACCTAAGTGGGGATTTTTGTTTATATTTGTACTATGAATAAAATAACAAGAAAATACGAAACCGAGGACACAATCTCAATTTGGACTTATGACTTGGATAAATTCAAGAATGGTCCGATATCGGTTGAGATAATCGATAAGAAGCCCGAACCTGTTAAGAAAAAACGAAAATAAAAAACCCCACTTAAAGGTGGGGTTAATTTTATTCGGAATCCTCTTCTTTCTTTTTTCCTCGTCTTGCTGTGAATTTATCCACACTAGCCAAACCTAAACAACCAAACGCCAATAAAGCAACTGCGTCGACCAAATATTCGGCGGGAGCAACATCCACAGTTGAAAAGCTATTGTGATACATAGTTAGACACAACGCAACCGCGCATCCCATACCAACAATTCTTTTTGATGATGGATTACCTTTCTCATCGTTAAAAATACCTTTCAACCATAGAATGGCTTCAACAAATAAAGCAACAATTTTTTTCATTTTTTCAGTTTTAGTTTTAGTTTATTTTCTTCCTTGACCTTTGTAAGCTTTGGGTTTCTCTTCTTTTGGACCATACTTTCTTTTAGATTTTCCTTTTTTACGAGTACCAAAAGTTTCTTTAGACCCAACAGCACTACCTGATTTTGCCATAATTTTTATTTTTTAGATAATTTATTTATTATATAAATATTCGGGCAACAAAAAAGGGGACAGTAGCGAACTTCCCCTTTTCCTGTTATGTAACATAACGGTCCTAAGACTCCTCTTTCGAGGTTTATTTTCCTTTAACTAAGACTAAACATCTCTTTAAATATTCCTTTGCTCTCGGAGATGGAGTATATTCATCATCCTTAGTTTGAAGTGCTAGAACCCTTTCAATGTCCTTAACTAATTCGGTTCCATGTTCATTTTCCTTATAAAGTTCAATAACCTTATCCATTGCTTTATGACATTCACCAGATGTTTCGTCATAGTAGTTTTTGTTTCTGAACTTATTTAAATTATTCATCATTTCATATGATAAATGAGCTCCACCATCAGTGATATCTTTAAACAATCTCAAATTATTTAAAATACCTAAAGTATCAACCATTGAATTAACACCTCTTTTTCTTTTTGTCACTCCTGGAGAATATAAATCATAATCACCGGCTTCACCAACAAGTTCAGTTAATGGAATAGAATTGGTGGTCATACATTTTGGTTTAGATTCTTGAGTTTCTTTAGAATCCATTCCCATTTCTTCTATCAGGTGTTGTCTGATTATTTTTCTAAGTTCACCTTCGTTTATCGTAATTCTTTTCATGACAATTTTATTTATAAATATTATTTGACTGTGAATTATTCTTCGATAACAATATTTATATTAAAAGTATTTTAGACTCGTTCTATAAAAAGTAAATTATAAACCATGAGTGATGGAGATAGTAAAATCAACTTGGAGGAAAATTTTTGTGGGGAACCTATCGGTAAAGTTTTTGATGTTGGGAATGTTCTTCAACCCTTTCGGTTTCGATTTGGTTCAATATCAACTTATTTTACTAACAGGAAATTTGTGGAACGCAAATTTAGTTTTGTATTTTATTTCGGCCTTTTTCTTTGGTCTATCTTTTTTATCTCAAAAATTTTCATCTAAATAAATTAACTATTTTCTGATTCATCATTAGATTCGGAAACATTATTTGGTATGATTTGTTGTAACCAAATGTCAAAAATTAAATAATAAATCCACCATGTGATATTGTCTAATGGGTGTTGTTGGGGGTTTATTGAATTCATAATTAAACCACCAACTACTCTATAACATACGTATAATCTAATTACAACTAGAAATATCATCAAAAATTTTTTCATAGGAAATTTATTTGATACAAATATAGGGATATTTATTTAAAAAACATACCACATGAATAAAATTATAAGATTGACAGAATCAGATTTGAAAAGAATTATTGAGATGGTTACCGCTCAGATGAATGAAGGTATCATATATGAAGATGAATATGGAAGTGTGGTTGAGACAGACTTTGAATCTACCGATGTTTTAAATGAAGCCGAGTATAAGGGTAGAAAAGTGCAACTTGGTAAAATCATGCAAGGTGATATTAAAAAGTTTAAAGTTTATGTTAAGAACGACAAAGGAAAAGTTGTTAAGGTAAACTTTGGATTTGGTGGTAAGTCGGCAAAAGGAAAAAGAATGACAATCAAGAAAAATAATCCTGAAAGAAGAAAATCTTTTAGAGCGAGACACAATTGCGACAATCCTGGGCCAAGATGGAAACCAAGATATTGGGCTTGTAGAACTTGGTAATTATTTATCGTATCTTTTACGGGCGTTTTCTGTTATGAAAACAAAATCAGAGTATTTGAATGACTCAAGATTTTTTGAATTGGTGTAAGACATTGCCGACCTCAAATAATCTTTAAAGTTTTCAGTCCAACCCATTAATGTGTATTCGACTTTATTCATCCGATGGACACCCTCGGATGTTTTAATTTTACCTCTACCCCATTTTTTCTGTACTTCTTTTGTACTCATACCTCTAAACTTTTTGTATAAATACTTTCTCATAAACGGATACTTTTCCCAAATTTTAATTGCTCGTTCTTTGGATAATTTAAACTTACCAAACAACAGAGTGTCTGAACATGATTCCAAAGATTTATTCAACATACCTCCTAACATTACATAGTCAGCGCCCAAAGCGAGAGCTTTAATAATGTCATCGTAATTTCTGAAGCCTCCATCTGCGACAATTTTAGAATTATAACCCCATTGTTTTTTAATTTCAAAACATTCCTTAATTAAGGATGCCATTGGATAATGGACACCAGTATTTGCCGATGTTAAACAACCACTACCACCACCGATACCAACACGAATATATTTTACACCAATCTCGGCGAATTTTTCATATGTTTTTGGGTTGGCAATATTACCAATCATTAATTCACCATATGGGTATTGTTCCATAAACTTTTTGGATAAATTGTATAGTTTTTCCATATGACCGTTGGCAATATCAACCAGTATTTTTGGTAGTACCGAACACTTGGTATTTATTAATTTCTCAAATTCATCTAATGATATCGATTTGAAACCTGTATAAGTTGGTTCCATTCCCCTTGGATAACATAGAACCATGTTTTCTTGCCAAAAATCGATAGAACTTGTGTAATCAATAACTGTATCCATTGGTGATACCATAAGGGGTAAATGTTTAGAATCTGTCAAAATATTAATCTCACTACGAGACGAAATTGATGAGATGGTTTCAGGAACCAATGTGATATCTTTGAAATCGAACTTTTTATCCATATTATTTGTTTAACACTAAAATATAAGTGAAAAATTATTATCGGTCAAAGAGTATTTATTGATATGTTAAGTGAAAAAGCGATAGATAGGATTAATGGTCTATTAAAAGATAATACTTTCAATTATACCGGGGAACTTATACAAAATTTAAACGGTAATATTAATTTCAAGATTGAGTTATTGGGTTATAGAAATATGATAAGAGTTGGTGAGCCATACCCACACATGAGGGTAAAAATAACTATTACCGATATCAAAGATAGAGTTAGTAGACTTGTCCTTTTACAACTTAGAAAAGTAGAAAAGGAAGATATATTACGTCATTTAGATAGAAATATGTGGACGTTCAAACGTGGAGTTCAAAATTACTTATCTTCGGTGCTCCAATTCTTCGACACAGAAAATTATGAAAATGTTGTTATTGATGAATTTGTTTTTGATTATGATATTGACGAGGATGAACTTTTAAGAGAACAAAAAGTACCCAATTTGGCGGTTAGAACTGTAATTAGAGATATTGTAACGGTTTTAAAATCAGGTAAAACAGATGAAATTATGTTACCTTATGACTTAAATGGTCAAGAAAGTTATGAGATAATGAATTTTCCTGAGTTTGATGTTTTTTTAGACATAAGACAGGTCGATTTTGAAGAAATTAAGTCAGGTGCTGACTTTTTTATACAGTCAAGTTACGTTTCTGAAGGACAACAATTACAAATTTTAATTCAGTATGTACCTGAGAGGCTACAAAAATCATTACATTCTATAGTTGGAAATCTTAATGACGATATCGCACATGAATTACAGCATTTAAGACAGGATGTTGAGGGTAGACTTGATATTACTGATTATAGAGGTTCTAATGTTGGATATTTTTTACAACCGAACGAAATTGAATCACAATATAGGGGACTCAAAAGAAAATCAAAAATTATGGGATTACCTATGATTGATGTTGTTGATGATTGGTTTGAAAATAACTCAAAAAGATTTAGATTATCTGATAAAGATGTTGCAAAGATAAAATCTGCAATTATGAAATATCCTAAGAAGAAAATCTCTTAATTATTTTACTAATTGAATTTCTAAGTCCTATTGAAGATACAGTTAGTAGTCCAGAAGTTAACAATCTATCTGAAATTTCTTTTACAGTAGAACTGTCAATTTCACCACTTGTTGCATATTGAGCTAAATAAAATAAAATCGGAGCTAAAAAAGCGTAAGACATTAAGTTTGTCACTTTATATAAATGTAGATTTAGGCTTTCCATGAAACTTATAAAGGCATCCTTAAATTCCTGACTTTTATATAATGCCATTTTGAATGGTTCCTCTAAACCTTTTTCTTTAATAACCTCAATAATTTTTTTAACTTTTGATTTGTTGTCTTGGAAATATATTGCAATAACTCCAAGTAAAACTATACTTAATTCCGCGTCAGATAGTCCCGAATAGTTACCACGTATAAATCTTGATAAAGGTTCAATTAAACCACCAATAGTTGCTCCCCACGATATCAAAATATTAAAATGACCCCCAAATTCTTTTGAAGTTTCCTCAATAATATTTTTAACAGTTTCGTAATTAGTTTTTAAAACACCAATCAATTCATCGGCGATTGATTCAGTGATTAAAACTTTTTTTTGACTTTCGTTTATTACTACAGTTAATTTCATACAATAATAAATACTTGAAATATATTTATTGTTAAAGTCAAAATATGATAAATCCAAAATTAAAGGTGGGAGATAGGGTCCAAATATTACATATGGAGGATGAAATGGATATAATCCCCATGGGGACGTGGGGAACTGTGGAGAGAGTTTCTAATGTAATGGATGAGGACATTTATGGTGTTAAATGGGATAATGGTAAAACTTTAAACATTTTGTCAACTACAGATGTTTGGGACACCGAAGAAAATAGAGGTAAATTCAAAAAGAAAAAAATAACCGAATCAGGTGAAATTGAAAGACACAACGCTTTGTACGGTAATTTGGATGTGTTTGCCAATTTTAAAATGAGATACTTAAACGAGTATTTAAGAAAAGTTAGAGAGTGTGGTGCGGTAAATATGTTTACCGCAGCTTCATTTCTTTACATGGGAAGAGACCGAATGGAACATATGTTTGCTTATCAGGATATTGACAGTGAAATATGTGAAGAGGTTTTGGATATGGCAAACATGGCACAACATGAAATGGTGTCAGGGGTTATTAAGGTTTTAGAAAGCGAAGGTAAAGAAGTTGAGTTGAATAAAATTAATAGATATCTCCAAAGATATTCTCAAAAAGTTTTAGATAGTTACATGCATCTATTCTGAGTAATAAGATATTTTATCATTATCAGGAATAGGAGTTATATTTAAATCTAAAAAAACAGGATTTTGTTCTCCGGCGTAAAGACCCAAAATATTATAGTCATAAAATTCTTCAGCTTCGCTCATAGTCATACCATCTCTGACCATTAAAATATTCAAAATTTTTTCTTTTGAATATAAAATTCTTCTACCGTTAAAATCCTCAACAATACCAATAATCGCATTATCTAAATCTGAAAGTAAGACAGCACCTTCAGCGTATTCATTAATATCTACTATCATTTTTTTATATATTCGTTAAAATCAATCGCCGTGTTATCCTTATCACTTATAATTAATTGGTGGTTACCAAGTAATGACTCAACTCTTTTTCTAACTCCCGGTATACTAGTCCAATGAATTGATACTTCATGTTCTTTTGAATAAATCTCATCAACAAAATAACTAACTATGGTACCTGATTCTAATGTTAAAAATCCGTGAGCGTAATTTTTTGGGACAAATAAACTTTCACCTTCGGATAATTCATAAACTTCAACTTCACCTACATTTTCTCCGGTCAAACTAACAATAATATCAACAATTTTACCTTTAATAACAGTAACATGTTTAGATTGTCTTCGTGGTCCTACCTGAAAATGTAACCCTCTCCATGTAAATGGATTATCATTAATACTTAAATTAGATTGAATCCAATTGTCTTCTAACTTAGTTGGAACAAATGACCCTCTATTATCTTTATAAATTGGTTGAGTAGATTTTTTTGGAGTTTTCATGTATAAAATATAAAAAATAATTTCACATCAATCAATATATTTATTTAGAAAAACAAAACTATGAATTCATATTTCTTTAAAATGACTCAAGCCGAGAAAAACAATATTCTTGACCAACATAAAACAATTTATGATGGGTTTGCAACTCAATACGGTCAACCAAATGAACAACCATTATATGTTCAAGATTTTGCTAATGATAAAGCCGGTATCACAGTTAGTAACAAAGGTGATGTAAAATCATATACAAACATGAAAATTAATGAGGATGTGTTTACAGGTTCTGCAGTTGAATCTGAGGAAACATTTGAAGATGAAGAATTCATGGTAAGTGTTGGTGAACAGTTGGATATGATTGGTGACGGCTCTGAGGATTTAGACCACGGCACATTTGAGGATGATGAAACGGAGATGTTGGTAAGTCCTGAAGGTGAAATAGACATATTTGTTGATGATAATAAAGATGATTTTGATGAAATTGATTTGGAAAAAATGTTTGAGGAGATAGATGAGGATATTGTTGAACCTTTACAAGAGCAGATTAACAAAACTCTTGACATGTTTAAGAGATTTAAAAAATATTAAATGTTATGCAGATTAAAGATTTAGTTTCATTTTATGTGAATGAATCATCCCACACTTTAGATGTGACATTTAGGATTGATTCTGATTTGGATGATGAGGTTAGAACAGACCAAATAGGGTTTGATGAAATTAAAGGATTCGGGTATAATTTTCTTGATGACAAAATAGATGTTTATAAAACTCTATTTGAAGACGAATCATTTGATGACGAAGAAGACTTCAACGCAGATGACTTTGAGGATATTTTTTCTGAAGGTGAAATTGACGAACAAGAAGTAATATCTTTTTTAGAAGAATATTATTTAATTTACAGTACAAGATTACCTGATACAGAAATTTATTAAGGTCCAATTCTTGTTAAATGTAACGTCATCGAGGATTGTTGCCAAATATTGGGAAACACCCATTGACCTGTAGTTCTAAATGTTAGACTTTCTGCGGAATCATCTACAACTTTTAAAACTAATTTTCTTTCCATCAAATTAATGTCAATGTATCCCAAGTCATATTGATTGTAAGCCGGTACCAAACTATAGAAATATTGTTCGGACCATTCTAATTGACCTACGGGGTTTACATAAGGTAAAAAAGAAACCACACTATAATCAAAATGCCATTTGGTATGACCCACATGTATGTAATTTAGAGGAAAACTATCGGTTTCATTTACAAAAACATCGCCAGGTAGATATGTAGTATCTGACCCAGTGTTAGGGCCCTCAGTAATATTAACAACTATTTTATCGATGATGTATTCACCACTTAGACTAACTAATGAAGGCTCTTCGTATCTATAACAAGATACTAATACACTTGATAATATAAAAATCAAAAATATGTTTCTCATAATAGTAATATTTTACAAATATAGGAAATTTTTGAATAACAAAATATTTATTTTATATGAAAAACGATATTGATTCAATCATTTCTCTGATGAAATCGTTTACTCCGTCATCAGATAAAGAAGAAATGGGAGAACAGGACGCTGCAGCACCTGCCTCGGGAGGTGGAGGAGCTAAGCCGGCGTATCCTACGGTAACAAAATGGGAAAGTGGTGTTGCAAGAACAGGGCCTGCTAATCAAATAGGACTTACAAAGTGGAGTGAAATTGTTAAATTAACAAGAGGTAAGGCTAATACTTTATTATGAATTTATTATAAGTAAGATATATTTATTAAAAAACTAAATCATGGATAATAAGAGAAAAATCGGAGAAGAAGAATTAAAAAGAGCTCTTCTCATGATGAAATACGACAGTAAAAAAACATTAACCGAAAATGTACAAGAAGTTGGAAAACCACAAATTTTAAATGAATGGGGGTTTTTATTACCGGCTTTAGGAAGATTAGGGGCTTCACTATTAGGAAAAAAAGCCGCCACTACGGCAGCTGGCACTGCGGTAAAACGAGGTTTAGGAGCTAGAGCCGCAGGTTTTGCAATAGATACCGCAGCATTTACATTACTCACATCTTGGATTAGTTCACTAATGGGAGGTGGAGACGCGGAACAAAAACTCAAAATGTTTTTTGAAGGTTGCCCAACTCACATGGGAAAAATACAAGGTACCAATAGTCAAGAAGAAATAAGAAAGGCTGCCGATACAATTTGGGAAAATTCTGAAGGTGAGGATTGGTACGAAGGATTCGGTTCTGGAAATGAAGAAAACATTAAAAAGGCCATTAAATCTATGAATACTATTTCCGATATTTGCGCATTAAGTGGTGTGTTTTATGATGTATATGGAACTACTTTAGAGGATGCACTTACGGGTGAGGCTACGGGGTCTGACTTGGTTTCATACGTATGGGTTCCTATAAATGATAAAGTTAAAGAATCCGATTCTCAATTATCGGAATTACAACAACAAAATGCACAAGATGGTGCAACAGGTGAAACCCAAGATGGAGGAACAGGTGAAGCTCAAAATGCGCCTGCAATAGGTAGTTATACACCATGTAGTGGTACTTACACAAGAGGATGTTATTCTGAGGCAATTAAAGAGGTTCAAACATGTTTAGGAGGTTTAGTTCCTGATGGTAAATTTGGGCCTAAAACACAGGCGGCGTTAGACGGAGTTGGTTTTGGTAGTGGATTTAAGGATTCTGATGTTTCCAAAATTTGTAACGTATCATCAATGCCTGAACCTGATATGGATTTACCGACACCTGATGAAGATGACATTGATTCATTGAATATTTAAAAAATTTAACCGAATGAAAAAAAGAAATATTATAACGGAACAATCCGCTGTCATGGATGACAGAACAAAACTAAAAACCGCTGCCGAAAATGGATGCTATCCTAAATGGTTAAAAAATGGAAGATTAGGTAACTATAAAGGTAAAAAAGTTTGGTATGGCACAAACGATAAAGGAAATACCGTTATCTTCTATGCGGATATGACCGCAGAAGTTAAGTTCAAAGATACAGATAAACCTTCTAAAACTGGAAAATGGAAATGTCAGGCATTAGAACAAACAGTTGGTGTGGAAACTCCAATGGAACAATTCACTCCTGACCAACAAAAATACATTGAAGATTTGGTTAAATATGAAGGTGTTGTTAGAGAAAAACCATCTGACTATGAAACAAATCAAGGAAAATATGAGGTCATAGATTTAAATTCCAAAAACCCAACTTTATTCCCTAAAGTCGGAGTTGCGATGGTTTATAAACAAAAGGGCGAAATTAATATTGATAAACCACAACAAGACCAAATAATTCAATCTTACAAAGATAGAGGGTATCAAATTGAAAGACCACCAGCAACTGAAAGTTTATTTTGGAACTCAATTGAATTAAGAACCGCTGAAGATGGTAAATACTCAGAATATTTTTCAAAACCATTTTTCATGTATCAGAGAGTCCAAGATACAAAACTTGCGGACGAAGACGTTAAGCAAGTTGAAATTGATAGTCAAAGTCAAGATGTTGAAAAATCTTTATGTAGACAATATATTCAATCTTTATACACTCACATGTCCCAAAACAAAGCCATGGAAGACACTATGAAGAATAACATGAAGATTTATGTTAGAAGATGTGCCGCTCAAGATAAAATTCCGATGTTTGCTAAGAGTAAATATGAGGAATTATATGGTTTGAACCCTTATAGAAATTCTTATAGTTTGAGATGTCCGGCAGGATACAAATTAAATGAATTAAAAGTTTGTATGCCGGTTAAGGGAAAAAATGAAAGCATCGAACAAAAAGAAGTTATTGATAGTTACGAGATTGATTTGAAAAAATCAATTAAAGAAGGACTTAAAAACTATAAAGGTCCAAAAAAAAAAGTTAACGAGAACGAAACCAAAATAATTAAAAACAGAATTAAATTCATAACTGAGGACATAAATTTAGACTCAGTTGAGAACCAAAAAAAGGTGGGTTCAGAATTATTCGAGGAAGTTATGTACCTTCGTTCACAAGGTTTTAATTCTCCATTATTAAATGAAAGTTTATTTGACTTTTTAGGTGGAGTTTTAGGACACTCAACTGAAGGAGTAAGTCAGTTCTTTAAAGAGAAATTAGTAGATAAAGTTCTATCAATATTAGGGGTAAATCCTGATAGCTGGGTTGGAGGAGTGGTATCAACAACTATTGGTAACTTAGCGTTAAGTGACATTCCTAAAGTATTTAGTGATTGTAGTTTTACAACAAAATTATTATCAAAATCAATCGCCGAAGAAGCCGTTAACCAAGTTAGATTAGGTGTTGGAGTATCTGGAGGTTTCTATGATATTCTTTCAAATACTTTAGTTGATATGATTGAAAAAGGTGATTTCGCCCAATCAGTCGAAGAAAAATTAGCAGAATCAATTTGTCCTATGTTATCTGATGTTAGACAAAAATTTACTGATACAGAACAAGGTTTAAAGGACAAAGTTTTTTCTTAAGAAACCTAGCAGAGTAGTTTCTGCAATGGGATAAACCACTAAAAGAAAGGGGGTATTCCAAATCTAACAAAAGGGTGTCGAGAGACACCTTTTTGTTTTATATGAAGGATTTTCTAAATTCTTCCCATACAAACTCAACTTGAGGATTTACAACGTCTGAAAATATTGTCGGTTCATATGGTTTTTTGAGTAATTTCATTCCGGCTTCATCCGGTGTTTTATTGTCCTTTGTTCTGTTACATGAAGAACAACAAGTAACAAGATTTAACCAAGTATTTTGTCCACCTCGTGATTTAGGAATAACATGGTCAACAGTTAAATTTCTTTTACTACCACAATAAACACATTGATAATCATCCCGCCTAAAAAGTCTATGACGATTAATTTTTAATTTGTGATATCTGAATTTAACATAATTGAAAAGGCGTATAATAAGAGGTCGAACAAATGACCTTAAACCTGCCATAATTGGCTGGTCGTGAGACTTTAATATCTCCGCCTTACCCTTATTAACCAAATTAAAACCTTTAAAAACGGTTGTTACGTTAATGGGGGTGTAGTCCGAATTTAGTACTAATACCTTTTCCATCTATTTATTCAATATCTCAAATATACAAAATTTTAATCACATAAAAAATAACATGTGAAAAAATAATTTATTTGGTTATTTGGAAAATGTTCGTATATTTGTGGTGTGAATAACATATGTCTCCGTAGCTCAGTAGGATAGAGCAACAGCCTCAAAGGGGGCGTCTGATTAGAAATAATCAGATGGAACTTCTCGAATTCGGTGAAACCTTCCGAGTAATGTCGATGGTAATACCGAGCCAAACCTCAGAAATGAGGAAGTGTGTAGAGACTAAGTGGGAAGCACCTAAACAAATTAAGTTGAAGGTGATGATATAGTCCAGACCACAAACCGAAAGGGTAGTGAAAACTATAGTGGTATGTCTAAGCTGTGGGCCACAGGTTCGAATCCTGTCGGGGATACTGGTAACTCAATTGCTCACCGTGAATTTCGCGGTGGCAATTTGAGCACAGTAACATACATTTATCCAATTCATCAATTATTACTTGGTTAAATGAGTATATTTTAAGATGTGATAGAGTAAAATCTTTTTCTTCAGGATTCAAATGGTGGAACTCTAAAGCTCCAATATATTTATCATATCCACATCTTTCACATTTACCCCCCTTATAATCTACCATTTCTTTTTTCAATTTTCTTTGCCTCTCAATTGTTTGCATATTTGTACATTGCTTACAATACACTGATGAATTTTCTTTACCCCTTCTACTATAAAATTCAGAAGTATCACAGTCTTTTTTACATCTAGGACAAAATCTAGTTTCACCATAAACCTTTTTCCCCATTTGTTTAAAAGGTTTATTTGGAAATTCAACATTATGTTTTTTTGCCCAATATCTCACTGTTGTTAGTCCTTTACCTGTTTCCTTACTTATTTGGTTTAGAGATAAACCACTATTAATTTTCCCAATTAAAAATTCTTTAGTCATATGGATAGTTTTTATATAAATATCCATTAAGTTATTTTTTTATTGGAAATTATTGACTATATTTGTGGTATGAAAAAACTAATCCTAACTTTAGTCCTATCACTTTGGACAATCATTTCATTTTCCCAAGTTTGGGCAAAGGCCGTCAGTCTAACAATTGGTGTCAGAGATGATGCTTACTCCAAATTTACGTGGGGTGAAACAAAAAGTTTACCCGGAGATATCCTAATTAAATTTGATGACCAAGAAGTAACAATATATACCGAGGACATTCAATTCTATCAAACATTAAAACCTGAATATTTTACTGAGGATGGTAATGGGTCATATTGGTTTGCGGTTGATGAAGAAAGAAAAAGATGCAAGCTTTATATGTACAATAAGGGTGGGAATGTTATTATGATTGAATACGACGATGTTTGTATAATTTATGGGGTTTTATATTAAAAAGATGGAAGACCCGATTAAATACAAGATTAAAAATTCTCATTATTATAAGTTTGGAGGTATTGCCCCTGATGGATTCACCTTAATCCCAAACGAAACTCTTAAAAGGTTGTTAGATTTTGATAATTGGAAAGAATGGAAATCCGACCATTCAGTTTTGGAAAAATGGATGATTGAGGACACTGTTGATAAGTAAAATTTGTAAAATCAAAAAAGTCACCTTATATTTGTACCATGAAACACACACTTATTATCCTTACAGTTATTACTTTATTTTCATGTAACAATGAGCCGACCAAAGTCGTACCTTGGTCTGAGAGCGGAATTCCTGAACTTGAAAGTCTTGGTCGAAAACTCGAAAAAATGCCAAATGTTGACGACACCCTATCTCAACATTACGTCAAAATCCTTAAAGAAAAGGAATCAAATGAAATTCAACCAAAAGTCGAATCTGCGGTCCGAATTAAGGGGTTAGGTAATTACAACCAAAAGGATGTCAACAAAGTTGCGGAATATGTGAACAAGTTTTTTGGTTATAAATGTATAATTGAGGAAGGAGTTCCAACCACATCTAAAATGTATTATGGTGGTAGTGATTTGGATGTATCACAATGTATATTTGAACTTAATCGTCACGGTGTTAAAACAATATACGTGACTAATGAAAATGTTGTTAACAAAGGACAACAAATTCGTGGGGGTACGTTCTTACGTTGTAATACTGTGATTGTTGAACATACTGATTATGATGAATCAACTGTTTTACACGAAGTTGGACATACTTTGGGACTTGTTCACTGTGATAACCCAAAATGTTTGATGGCGATTAATAATGACGCCGAGGTAACTATGGATTTTTGTAATAAATGTAAAAAAAGATTAGAAAATGAAAACATTCGATGATTTGATATTTAAACCACACCCTGTAGGTATGGGTGGAAAATTGGCTCAAATGGAATTGGGCAACGGATACACAATTTCTGTGGTTGGTGGTAGAAAAGGTTTATACGGAGATGGTGAAACGACTTTTGAAGTTGCAATGTTTGACCGAACTGGTGAAATGCTTAGGTTGTCAGAAGATGACCAAGTTTTGGGTTGGATGACTATTGATGAGGTAAATGAAATAATTCAAAAATACGATAATGAGCCAATTTTAAAAGTTAAATTATGAGTAAAGAATCTAAAGATTTTGCATATTGGATACCAACAGTATACGAACCGTGCGGACAACACGATTGGAAATATCGGTATCCAAAAACTTCAGAGGATATGACCAAGTGTTTTACTGTTGAGGAGGTCTATAACGATTATATACAAAAAAAGGGGAGTTAACAACTCCCCTTAATTCCCAATATTTGAAATATTATTTGTTGGATAAAACTGACCAAACAGTTCCAACAAAAGTTACAGTCATACCAATTATGTCCATAATTTGACCTTCTGTTGCCAAGCCCTTAGCAACTAAAATTCCCCCTAAAAAAGTAAGTCCGTGTCTAACTAAACCCAAAATTTGTTCTTTTTGTACCATTGTTTAAAAATTAAAGTTTATTTTACTATAAATATTTTGAAAGTTGGAAAAACATACTTACATTTGTAATCACAATTAAAACGATAAAATATGTCTAAAGAAAAAAAGAGTTCGATTGATTCATTGTATGAACAAACTATGTTAATTGCAAAACAAGTTAAGGAACTGAAGAAAGAAGTTATGGGTGAACAAACCTATTCTTTCACTCAAGAACAACTTAAAGAATTTTCTGAGCGACTTTATGATAATTTTACAGAATATAATAATTCACAAATTTCGGAAATTGAGTTTTCAAATGACTTTATTGAACTAGAACTTGTGGATAATGTGATTGTTACGTCAATTAATTCCGAAAGTGTATCTAATGAAATTGAGAACGTTGTAGAATCTCCAACTGATAAAGAAATGTCAAATATAATTAGTGAGATTTTGGACGGTATGGAGATAGAACTCCAATGAAAAAAACCTTATATCGATAAAACTGATGAGACAAGAAATCAGGTAATTAGAGATATGTTTAATACCAATAAAAAACCAATTACAAAAATGAAATACAATAACAACACACCATTTGAAGAATTTATGTACCGTTTTGCGGTTGTATTTGGTATCACTGTAATAACTTTAAATCTAATTATTTTGGTTTTAAAGTTGATAGGTTAAGGTTTTTATCGTATATTTGTAGAAGTTATTTGAAACGCCCGGATGCTGAAATGGTATACAGTGCAGACTTAAAATCTGCTGAGCAATCGCTCGTGAGGGTTCGAGTCCCTCTCCGGGTACCAAAGCACCTTTATCTCAGTTGGTTAGTAGAAGCTCGCTCATAACGAGAAGGTCACAGGTTCGAGTCCTGTAAGGTGCACCAGTTAAAACATAGTCAAGTGGCGGAATACTGAGAGTCTCCGGAAACATACTCTCAAGGTAGACGTACTAGATGGTTATAGCACTAGGGGTAAAAAATCACAATGCGTGTGGTCACTATAATGACAGCCCGTGGAGGTTCGAATCCTTCCTTGACTACTAAAATTTTTAATTTACTATGAATGGGTTAGAATTATTGTTAATTGGTATTTGGGTTGGAATGGGACTTGTATACCTAATAACTAAAGATTTCTATAAGAAAAAATAATTTTAATATTCAAAACTTACGTATTATATTTGTATCAATAATTTAAATTTATAAAAATATGAAAAATAAACTTTTTTTAATTGCATCTTTATTAATTATTAATGGTGGTCTAATCTCCCAAGTACCAAGTTACGTACCTTCCGAAGGATTAGTGGGTTGGTGGCCATTTAACGGAAATGCGGAGGATGAAAGTGATTATACTAATGACGGAACTGTCTACGGTGCAACATTAACTACTGACAGATTTTTAGAAAATGATAAGGCTTATTCCTTTAACGGTTTTGATTATATTGAGGTTATTGATGATAATACTTTGGATTTAACACAAAATTTTACCATAAGTGTCTGGTATCTTACATATGATTCAATATCATATGGGGCTATTTTGGGAAAAGGAAAAAATGAAAATTCAACTGGGTACGTCTTACTTCATAATGTTTGGGATTTTAATAACAACGAATTAACATTTAACACCGGAATTTCTTTACAAAACAATCCCGATTATGTCACAGCATCGGAGTCTTTTATCGACCCTTCATTGATTACCCCAAATACTTGGAACCATTTGGTTTCCACTTATGACGGAAACGAATTAAAACTTTACTTAAATGGGGAACTGGTTAATTCTATAAATACGAACATTGAATTATATGATAACTCAACAACTAGTTTGTATTTTGGAAAAGAATTGGTGAATTTTAGATATTTTTATGGTAAGATTGACGATATTGGTATGTGGGACAGAGCTTTAACTCGAGAAGAAATAGGAAAAATATTCAACTCGGCCGATTCAACAACCGATGTTAATGACACCTCATCCCCAATTGATTTCGGAGATAAGATAGAATGTTATCCAAATCCAACTACAGATATTATTAATGTTGATTTGTCTGGTCTGAACGATTATAGTGGTCAAAAACTAAGAATTATGAATTTATCAGGTCAAATTGTTTATGAAGAAAATGTAAACCAAAGTAAGGTTGTTATTGATGTTAAATCATTACTTTCTTCGGGAATCTATGTTCTTAACACCGTTGACCAAAATGGTAATGTCTCATCCACAAACAAATTTGTGGTTCAATAATCAACCAAAAAGAAAATACCACCTTAGGGTGGTATTTTTTTGTTAATAACTTAATTTTGTGGGTTAGAATGTTCGCCGTATATTTGTGATATGAATAACGAAATCAAATACATACCCACCAAAGAGGCAATTATTGGATATTCTGATTCAAAAATTGCTAAAACCGAAAAAAATGACTGTGTTGTTAGAGCAATCTCGTCGGCATTTGAAATGCATTATGATGAAGCTCACAAGTTAGTTGCAAAGATTTGGTTCCGTAAAAACTTTGAGGGGACAAGAAACTTTGTCGGTGGTATGCGTCATATGGTTGACCATAAAATTATGATTAATGGAAAATCATTCTCAAATTTGGGTGACCAGTACGGACATATGAAATACGATGTTAAGTCCAAAGGTCAAATGGTTAAACGTAATATGACCACAAGTACGTTCATTAAGAAATACCCTGTTGGTAAGTATCTTGTTGTTGTTCGTGGTCACGCATTCTCAATCATTGATGGTCAAGTCGTTGGAAACACATCTGACGCAACAATGAAGAAACGAGTTATTAACTTTGCTTGGAGGGTCTCGTGATTAAAGAGGTGAAATATCGATTATGGTATCTTTTGTTACCTCGATATTGTGTTTTGTTTCGTAACTGATGTATGAAATGGACTTAATCTCCTCACCTTGAGGTATTTCAACATAACCATAAAGGTCGGTGAAGTAAGTATTATTGTCTGTTTCAACTCTTGCGCCCACCAAATTTTCATTTGTTTGTGAGTCGATGATTAGGAGTTTAAATACTATTGTAATGAATATTGTCTTCATAAGTAATAGATATGTTAAATTTTTCATTTGTCAAAATTGTTAATATGAATTAACATTTCCTTAATCTATTTATAATATATCGTTAATATTATGAAACAGATTATTTTCTTTTTGAGTTTGTTTGTGTGGGTCACAGGCCTTTCTCAGGTTAAGGAAATCGTAACCAAATACGATAACGGGTGTGTTAACCAAATAGGTCACATCAATGAAAATGGTTTAAAAGATGGTAACTGGGTTGCCTATTATGAAAATGGTATTCTTTGGTCTACGGCTCAGTATTATAAAGGTCTTAAAGATGGTATTTGGAAAATTTACAGACCTGACGGGAAGTTATATTCTGAAATAGAATATAGAAAGGGTAAAAGGTTGTATGGTAGAATGTATGATGAAACAGGTCAAGTTATTGATAAAAGAATCTTTCAGGATTACATAACCAATGAATAAAATTTGTTAATAACTTAATTTTGTGGTAACATAGTTTGTTGTATCTTTGTATACTTAAAAATAACAACTATGGAATTCATCGGAGTGTACAAAAAAGAAAACTTAATTGGAATTATTGACCTTGATGAGGTCGATGTAAATTTCCTACATAGAATGTTTGAACAGGGATATTCTTTTAATAAAATATCTCAAAAACTTTTGGCAGGTAAGGAAAATGTCCTTAAATTTGTCCAATGAAAACAAATCGATTACTTTTAGTTTTAGCATGGGTTATGATTGGTTTATCCTTCATGTTTAAAGAACCTGTACATGGTTATTTACTTGGAATTGGATGCGGACTTTCAATATCTAGTGTTATTATAACAACCCGAGAAATCAAAAAAAATGAAACAGAACGAGCAGACAATATGGTGTGAAAGATGTGGTGAAAAACTTAACCCATTAAAGGCGGTATGGCTTGAGTTATCAATGACCGATGGAAAATACTATAATCAAATTCCTGATGGCCACGATAGTCAAGGAGCATTCAGTTTCGGTAAATCATGTGCTAAATCAGAATTAAAAGAAATATAAAATGTCAGGAGGAGCATTTGACTACAAACAATGGCATATTGAACAAATTGCCGATGAGGTTGAGAAACTGATTGAGAAAAATGGTCGTGAAAAAACACGAGAGGAACTCAAAGAAGAAGGATGGCGTGTGGATGATTGGTATGAGAAATATCCCGAAGATTTATATCATTACAAATACCCTGATGAAGTAATCGAGAAATTCAAGGAGGGTATGAAAGCTCTGAGAGTTGCTGCGGTTTACGCTCAACGTATTGATTGGTTGGTATCAGGTGATGATGGTGAAGAAAGTTTTTTGGAAAGATTGAAAGAAGAATTAGGCCAGTTGGAAAAATAGCCGTATATTTGTAGAAGTTCTTTGAAATCATTTAAAGGGTGGGGTGGCAGACGAAAGTTAGATATATCCAAGTCAAACGTAGCTACGGTGTTTTTAAAACACGATGGATAAACGACAAGTAGAGCTCTAAGGGAACAAGTCGCTATTGTTCCTCCCCCACCGACAACATTATAGGTTGATTGGGGAATGATTATACCAATAGTTTGAGAGTGGATACCGACTGGTATAATCGGAGTTGGCAGGTATTCACCTGAAGTAATGCCAATCGTAAAAGGGGTTGTCCACTCGACCATCTTCCCCTTACCTAAAACACAGAGTGGCGCAGGTTGATGCTACCTTAGCGGGTATACTGATACAGAGTAAAAAGAGGTGGGGGAAACCACTCATTAACCCACCCAACATGGTCGGTTCATCTAAGGGTTAGGATACAAGATTTTCATTCTTGTCATAGGGGTTCGAATCCCCTACCGACTACAAAAAGTAATATTTATGAAAAAGATGTTTATTAATACACATAGGGAAATAGAAAAAATACTTCACCCATTTGACCCGGTTGGATTTTACGTTCTAATACCTTTTATACTAATCCTATTGTATCTGTTTACATAAAAAATAGTCAGGTGGCGGAATGGTAGACGCAGCTGTGATGATTTTGTTGGAAGGTGAATCTCCTTAAACTATTAGCAAGGTTAATCAACTCCCAATCATCGTACAGGTTCGAGTCCTGTCCTGACTTCGCGTTCCGAAACAAATACAACGGATAGTGTGCCCCACACGAAGATAAACGGAGTGATGTCCGTAGGAGGTTTGGTATCACAGTAAGGCTGTGTACGACTGTTGACTAGTCGGCCCAAGAAAAGGTAAGAGTTGGTGGTACCTTGTTAGTTAATATAGTCGGATAGCTCAGGTGGTGAGAGCGGCACGCTTATACCGTGATGGTCGTGGGTTCAACTCCCACTCCGACTACAACTGAAAAACTATAGTTCATATCTAACTCGCCATTTGTTTAAGATATTTACTATAAAACCTAACAAATGAAACACGTATTTTTTGTACTATGTACAATTTTAACCATTAATGCCTTTTCACAAACTTTTAAAGACCCTGTGTCTTTTAAGTCCGACTTATGGCTTGTTCAAACTTTTGAGGAAGGCACATTCGTTGCTCCTGATACTATCTCAATAACTTGGGATATTAAAAAAGTTAAACAGGGTAAACACGCCATTTATGTTGATATCTCTAAAAAGGGAACATTGATTGGAATTAAATACCCAAATAAACTTACATTAAGTTCAGAAGGGTTACCCAATAATGGATTTATGGTTGAGAAATGGTTTAGCCGTTACTCAATGTATATCCAAAGTATGGTAAAGGATGAAGAAGGATATATTTGGACAGTTACCGTTGGTAAGGATGCGGTTTCTGATGATAATAAGGGATTGGAAAATGGTAGAATATATGTTGTCATACAAGACCCAAAACATATAAAACCAAGTTGGTATTTCACCATTAAGTCATTTGGAAGTAAAAAATAATTATAAGGTCGGATGTCCGAGCGAATAGGTGAATGTTTGCAAAACATTTTAGGGTGGTTTAACTCCATCTCCGACCTCTTTTTTAAAATAATAATATGGAAAAGAAACCTTTTGTAGATAGCGGAAAATTGTTTATCACATCGATAATACTATTTATTATCATGATGATTATAATGTTTTTTCTTTGATTTTTTAGATTAAATCATTTATATTTTGGGTAAACTCAATAACTAAAACTATGAAAAATTTATTCCTAACTTTATTTACTTTATTATCGATTAATTTGTTTTCACAATGTGAGAATGACTCAATTAACCCCTATTTTGTTAACTTCGAGCCTGAGGTTACAATTTCATGCGATGTTGACCTGAATGTTGTATTTCCTGTTGCTCTTGATGAGTGTGATGATAGTGTTGAGATTGCTTGGTATGAAGAAACTACAAATATTTATTGTGACAATTCATATGATTTGTTTAGAGTTTACAGAGCTTTTGATAATTTCGGTAATCAATCTGTTGAGTCTCAGATAATTCACGTAGTCGATGAAACATCCCCATTATTTCAACCAACACCAACTAAAATTATAAGTTGTGATGAAGTACCGGTTTTTGACCAGCCCGTTGCAACCGATAATTGTGGTTTTATTGTAATAACTAATCAAGATATGGTTGATACTACGGATAGTTGTCAAATAACTTATACCAGACTATGGACCGCTTATGACCAGTGTGGAAATACCTCATACTCATCTCAAACAATAATTTCAATTGATACAGTACCACCAGTCATTAATGGACCAATATATTTGGAAGTCAATGAAGGTAATAATATTGACACTTTATTTGTTACAGTTACTGATAATTGTTCATCATTTAATGTAACTTATGTTGACACTGAAGTATCCTCACACAGTATTATAAGAGATTACACGGCGACTGATTATTGTGGAAATGAATCTACATTTGAGCAAATAATTCATATTAATCACGATGAAGAGGAAGAAGAAGGTGGTGGTGGAAACAACAGAGTCGCAATTTGTCACAATTTAGGCAACGGAGAATGGATTACAATTTATGTGGCACAACCTGCGGTCCAAGCTCACTTGAATCACGGAGACTATCTTGGTCCTTGTACCGAAATGGTAATAGACTGGCAACAAATTCTCCCAAATAGCGATTTACAAATGAGAGTTATTAAGGGAAAAGATAATAAGTACAAAAAATTTGTGAGAGTTAGATAAATCACTTATCTTTGTACCATGAAAAGGATTTATTTGGATGATGTTCGTACACCTCTATCTAATGACTGGATTGTCGTTAGAAGTTATGATGAATTTGTTAATAAAGTAACCGAGATTGGACTTGGTGAAATTGAAACTATTTCATTTGACCACGATTTGGGTGACACCGCCATGAATGAATATTTCACAAATGTTTCACCAAATTACAAATTGGATTATAATAATATAACCGAAAAAACAGGTTATGATTGTACCAAATGGATTGTTGATTATTTTTATGAAATGAATCCTGATAGGATTGAAATGAGTCGCTCAAAAAAAGGAAATACCAAAATTAAATTTCCTTTGGTCGTAGTTCACTCGGCAAATCCAATTGGTTCGGCGAATATTATGGGATATATTAATAATTTTTTGATGAATGAAAATAAACCTCAAACTTGTATTAGGGTTAATATTGACCACACGGTTTAATTAAACATTCGTATATTTGTAAAAAGTATGACTCTATGTCATACTTTTTTTTTGTTTTTGATATTTATCTTAATATAATAACTGACTTAATAAAAACTGATGATGGAGCAACACTTGGTTACAATTCTCGTTACACTAATAACGGTTTTAACTTCAAACGCGGCTTGGAAATATTATGAGAAAAGAATGTTGTTGAAGCAAAGGCAAGAAGAGAATCAACACAAAGATGGGGAACTTTATAGAGATGATTTAAGAGAAAGAATTGTTAAATTAGAAACATTACTTGACGAATCATCCAAAGAAAAAGATAAGATGAGAGAAAACATCATCGTATTAACCACTTCACTCTCAAGATTAGAAGTCGAGGTGGATTTCTTAAGAAAAGAAAATGAAAAGTTGAGAGCAGAAAATCAACTTTTAAGAACTAGAGTATAATGACAAATTTTTCTTACATAACAAATACCTCTAAAGGTAGAATAACATCCCCTTTTGGTAATAGGGTACATCCTACATTAGGTAAGGTCAAAAAACATTCAGGATTAGATATTGCTCACCCCACAGGAACTGAAGTACTAGCAATGACCGACGGAGTTGTCATTCAAAGTGAAATGGCAAATAACGCTTGCGGTGGTACCATTGCAATAGACCACGGAATGGTTGATGGAAAAAAGCTTAAAACCAGATTTTGTCATAATAGTAAATTACTTAAAAAAGTAGGGGATAATGTTAAAAAGGGTGAGGTAATTGCGATTTCTGGAGGTGGTAAAAATGATGTTGGTAGAGGTCGTTCGACAGGCCCCCATATTCATTTTGAGGTATATGAAAACGGACAAACAGTAAATCCAAAACCATATTATGATGGCTCAAAATTAGGAGTGACACCCGATAGTGAAAATACGACTGATTCAGATACTACTAAAGTTTCAGGTAAAGAAGATTTACCGACACCTGATGAGGATGACGAACAACAAATGAGTCCTGAGTTATCTAATGCTCTAAAAACTTTAACTCCGGACTCTAAAGGTCTTGATGTGTTTGGTGGAAAATTGGACCCTTTAATGAAAGGGTTTGAAAAGGCGTTTGGTCAATTTGGTATGAATTCTATCGTTAAAGAAGATGTTGATAGAATTAAAAATTTGATGAATCTGTAATTTTTTTACGATTTTGCTTGTTTGGTGAGTATTTATCCTTATCTTTGTAAAAGATTTGACACCTACAGGTGATGAAAGATACTCGGAAAGTTAAATCTAAAAAAAAACTACAAATAAATTTGGTGAAATGAAAAAGTCACCATATATTTGTAAAGGATTTGAGACGGACAACGATTAAGATACAAGTCTCGAATCTTAAAAAAAGTTTAAGAAAAATTGGAAGATTGAAAAATTTGACTTAAATTTGTAAAACAATTCGGGAATGACCGAAAAGTTCTTTGAAAGATTTTGGGCCGTGTATGGTCCTTTAAAATAAACTACGAAAGTAGGATAAAGTGGTCTCCCCCGTGTTAAGGAGACTGCGGCTTCAGAAATGGAGCTCGAGTACACAAGTGGGATATCACAAGACCTTTAGTACCGAGGGTAACACTGTAGGGAAAGTGGAATTGTGACCTGGGAATGTGGATTCTCAAGTTGAGTTCGGAAGAACAATAAGAATAACCCATAGGAATCAAGTAAGAAATGTGGCTTCCAACTACAATATTGCGGATTCCAATACCGAAGGGGACTTAAAACCGAAAGGTAAGGTGGAGAACGAGTGGTGTCGCTACTACCCCTAAAGATGACCTACCAAGGTCTCTTTATGAAGTAATCTGAAAGTATGGAGATAGGGATATCTCACGGAGTAGTTTAGTATTCCGTCACCCAAAAGGAGGCGGAGCTTACGGTGGACCACTACTCTGACACATCCACGACACAAATCTTAAATTATGAACAATAATTAAAGGAAAAGTGTCCATCACGGTACAACGGAAGTTGCCCACATAGCTTAGAGATGTTCTGAGCATAGTGAGACCCCAAGTTGAACTATATTTTTACGAAAAACCTCTAATCTCGCAAGGATTAATTGGGAAGGCATTCTCGAAGAGAGCTGAGTAGTAAGAGAGTAGTTGTATCGTCAAGGATTGATTGGCCTTACCAATTGGCAATGAGTAATACAAGACAAAATCTTGTGGATAAGAGTAGAAAAAATAATGACTCTAAAGGTACTCAATCAAAGCTGTAATCTCAGGCTTAGTTAATTTATCTTACAACCTTTTTTAAGGTTATCCTCCTTCCATAATGGCTGTAAATTTGTATAATGAGATAATTTATATATTTCAGTTTCATCTTTAGCCGAAGACAAGGGGATTATATGGTCAATATGCCACTCGTGTCTATTTGACCAACTCATACCCAATACAAACTGATTTTCTAAATGTTCCAATAGTTGTTGGGGAGAACAACCTATAATTTCAAAAGTTTTACTATTTTTCTTATAACCTTTAGTTTTAAGAAAACTATTCATCCTATTCCTAAGATTTATTGATAGTCTAAAAATTACATCTTGTTGATATTTTTCTTTTCTTTTATTGTAAAATAAAATTTTATTTTTTATCCTCCAAGGAATTGAAGGCTCTTTTTGTTCTACTAATACATTTTCTTTATTTATTTTTAATTTTTCTCTATAACTTTTACTTCGTTCATTTTCTTTTTCCTTATTTTTTAGGTAATAAATTCTAAAATTTTCATTTAGTTCTTCTCTATGTTTTTCTCTGTATTTTTTTGAATAACCATTAATAATCTCTTTGGATTTTAGTTTTTTTATTTTTTTGGAACATTCAGAGCACTCACTCCTGAAACCATCTTTGGAGTATTTGTTTTTTTGGAACTCATTAGTATTTTTTTCAATACTACATTTACTGCAAATCTTTTTTGTCATAATAATCCGATAATAATTTTTCAATTAATTTTGACTTATTAATAATATCACCTTCTAATTTATTATTAATTTTTTGACTAAGAGTAATTGATATTTTAACTCTTTTTTTTGTTTCATCTAATCTTGGTCTCATAATAATAAATATCCGTAAAAAAAGTAAAATACCGATTTTTTAAAAAAAAATTGACAAATGTGAATATTATTAGTATATTTGTGTTGTTATATATTTAATTTATAACTAATACATTGTGGAAGGGAGAAACAGATTCCTCGTCAGTCTCATAAGCTGAAGACATCCGGTGCAACTCCGGTTTCCGCAACTAAATAGAAGTGGGTTTCACCTGTTGCAGGCAACATAAAGTAAGAATCACAACTTGACTGGTCGTAACCTTCCGTAGTGGTTAATGTGGACACTATGGACTATTAAAAATAAGGTGAGGAAACTCACCTTTTTTTATTTTTTATATATTTATATAAAAAATTAATACAATGAGAAAAATAGTAAGACTTACAGAATCAGATTTAGTAAGATTGGTTAAAAGGGTTATAAATGAACAGGATGGAAAAAGTGACCCTTTGGTAAATGATGTAGACCCAGTTAGTTATTTAAAAAATAAATTGGGTTATAGAGTTGAGGACACAAGAAATGCGAGCGGATTTACAACACTTTACAATGGTAATACCCCCGACACAAGTAAAAAAGTTATTTCAATATATCACCCTATTGGTGCAAAAAATAATTATTATATATCAGTAAGAAAAAATGGAGTTGATAAAAAGTTTGATGGAGGTAGTTTAGGGTTTGGAAAAAACCTTTTTGATAAAGTTATAAATTACGTTAATATATAAAAAAACAAAACCCCTCCGAAGAGGGGTTTTTTAATTTAACAAAGTGTGGAGGTATGGGGAGTCGAACCCCTTCCTACTCATCTTAACTACTAAGCCCTACATGTTTAGGTCAACATCGATTCTCAATGTTCCGAAATATTGGTTTTTGAGCTCTTAAAACCACAAACGAGTTTTGTTTCTTTTAGGGTAGAAACCACACCGCAACTACGACTTCTGTTCCAAGGTTGTGTGTCTGCCGACCCGTTTTGTAGGCTAATCCTAGATTAGGCTACTGAAATGTTCTCCTCAGTACGGATAAGACCAACTGCAGAGAGTTTGTTGATAACGTTGTCGTTTATCATGTGAACCAGTTTTACAAGGTTAGTTCAGCCTCGACATGCTCCGAGTAATCAACCATGCTAGTCAATTCCAAGTTACCCCCATATTTCAAATAACGTGATACAAAGATATAAATAGTTTATCGGTATTCCAAGTATTTATATAAAAAGTTTTTTAATGGAACTATATAAATCGCTTTTACAATTTCGTGATTCAAATTTAAACCCTATATTTGTTAAAGAGGCCGATGATGATAGAATTGTAAAGGTTACAAGAGTAAATGAAAAAAATAGAGGAAAGTCTTTAGTTGAATTAAGATTCACTGAGGAAGAATATATGAATATATTCATAGATGACAAAGACAATTACAATAATAATGCTTCAATAATCGCCGCTTGTGAAAGTAGATATTCAGGTAACTTATTTGTTGACACTTATTGGGGTGATGATGAGATGAGACAAGGGTACACACTTCATTATCTTAATGAAGAAAATTTAACTTTATTTAAAAATATTATAAAATTGGTTAACCCTCCACTTGCTTATTTTGAAATTGGTAATAATGAAGATGTTGGTGAATTTTTCTATCAGAATTTTAGTAATGAGGCTAGTGAAATTGGAGGTTATTATGCGGACTATTATGACGAAACGTTAAAGGCCGGTTGTTTAGAATATGTTAATAAAAAATTATGTGGTAAATTTGATAATTTTGGAATTATTGAAAAAGAGTGTAAAGAAGTATACCTTACAACTGTTAGTAGTTTAATTTATTTTTGGGACAAAACAAAAACTCCTCACGAGGATAGTTTGATTGACATGTTTAAGAATTTCGTTGGACAAAATAATTTAGAGTTTGACGAAGATTTATATGAGGATTATTATGCATATTGGGGCAACGAGAATTGGGATGGAGATGGGTTCAATAGAGAGGTTAACAGAATTTTGGATAGGTTATATAATAGGTTAGTTGAGAATACAGACCCTGAAGAACTTGAAAAAATGCAAAAATTTTATAAGTTATTGGACAAACTTAACTACGGAGCCGGTCAATGGTATAATTTTCCAGCACAAAAAACTTTTGGAAAGAAAAACGAAAATAAAATATTCAAAATTGAAGGGTTTGAAGATGGAAAAATTAAAATATTACATAAACCTGACAAAAACAATTTTTACGGTGTCGAAAAAAGGTATGTAGAGGTTGATGATTTCTATAACTTTTTGTATCACCCTGAATTATTTTAAATTAATTTTATTTATTCACAAACTTGACCTATCTTTGTCAATATGCAAAGAGACCTAAATTTACTTAAATCTGTTTTATCCGTACCAACAAAAACTTATCAAGAAGATTTGATGATTGAGTTTTTGATTGATTGGTTAACCAAAAATAACATTGAATATTCTGTTGATGAACATTGGAATGTTTATGCGACAAAGGGTGAAACTACAGATGATAATTTTTATTATCCTTGTGTAGTTGCTCACACCGATACCGTACATGATATCGATGTTATTAATATTAGAGAAGAAGAACTGGAAAACTATCAAGGTGAAATAAAACCATCCCTGAAAGCTTATAACGATTTCGGTAGACCGACCGGTATTGGTGGTGATAATAAATGTGGTGTTTTTGCTTGTTTGGAATTATTAAAAGAACTTGACCATTTAAAGGCTGTGTTTTTTGTTTCAGAAGAAACAGGATGTCACGGTTCAAGAAAGGCTGACCCAAATTTCTTTTCTGACGTTGGTTATGCGATTCAATTTGACGCTCCGTTTAACTGGATGGTAACTGAGTTTTGTATGGGGGTTAAATTGTTTGAAAAATCAGAAGAATTCTTTAAAAAATGTGACAATGTAATAAAAGAAACATTCCAAGGTAGACAAAAGTATGGGTCTCATCCTTATACCGACGTTTACGCACTAAAGAATAAGTTTGATTTCTCTTGTATAAACATTTCAATTGGATATTACAATTATCACACTGAAGAAGAATACGTTGTGATTGAGGACACTTTCAATGGTGTTGATACAGGTAAAAAAATGATTGAGTCATTGGGTAATAAAAAATATTATTTGACCCCTCGTAAGGATTCTCAGTTTTTACTTTTCTAAGATATTTATAAAAAAAAATATCATGGGAAAAGTTATAAGATTGTCAGAATCCGATTTGGAAAAAATAGTACAAAAAGTAATTGAGGAACAAGAAACCCAAGAAGGTTTAGGTGACATATACCAAGGTTTAAAGGGTGTTTGGAGAGGAGAAGGTTATGATTATTTTAAATACTTAAGTTCTTTAAGAGGTATTACTCGTAAATTAAAAAAATTAGATGAACCTAATGTTAGAGTCATGGGCGATTTATATCAACTCAGGACTAAAGTGGATACATCTAAAATGCCAACGGATAAAAAAAGTAATTTACTTAATACTATCGACGCTGCTATGGACCACTTCAAATCTTATTCAACTCTGATTAATAAAATTGAACAACTATCAACACAAAAATTAGCATAAAAAAAAGGGGATTTATTCCCCTTTTTTCTTTCTTGGTTTTTTAACCGTAATAGGTTTATTTTCAATAATATTTATTTCTTTATTGTCTACAGATAGTCGATATTCTCCATTTTCGATAATATTGCCCTTTAGAACTTCTTCAGAAATATAGTCTTCAATTTTATCTTGAATGGCTCTCTTAAGAGGCCTAGCTCCAAACTGCTCGTCAAAACCAACTTCAGATATTAGTTCAACAACATTTTCTTCGTAAGAAATATTGTATTTTAAATTTACTAAACGCTTACAAAGTTTATCAAGTTCAAGTTTAACAATTTGTTGTATGTCTTCTTTTTTCAAATTGTTAAATACAATAACCTCATCAATACGATTTAAAAATTCAGGAGCGAAAAACTTTTGAAGTTCTTTTTTAAGAACATCTCTCTTATATTCTTCCTCAATATAAGAGTTAACACTCTTAAAACCAATTCCAGCACCGAACTCTTGTAATTTTTTGGCTCCAATATTCGAGGTCATAATAATGACACAATTTTTAAAGTTGATTTTTCTTCCCAATCCATCGGTTACGTGACCATCGTCTAACACCTGAAGTAAGGTTGAAAAAATATCCTTATTGGCTTTTTCAATCTCATCAAATAATATAACCGAATATGGTTTATTCTTAACTTGTTCTGTCAACTGCCCGCCTTCATCATAACCAACATATCCTGGAGGAGCTCCAATCAATCGAGATATTGTATGTTTCTCTTGGAATTCGGACATATCAATTCTGATAAGATTATCTTCACTACCAAAAATTTGTTTTGCAAGTTCTTTTGCTAACAATGTTTTTCCAATACCTGTAGAACCTAAGAATATGAATGAACCAATTGGTTTGTTTGGGTCCTTAATCCCTAATCTATTTCTTCTAATTGATTTGGCGATTTTAGATACTGCGGAATCCTGACCAATAACCTTTCCTGAAAGTTCCTCCTCTAATGACGCCAATTTTTTGGTTTCATCTGAATTTAATTTAGAGATAGGTATTTTGGTCATATTTGATACCGTTTCATAAACTAAATCAGTGGTTATTTCCTTTTTTTGTAATATCAAATCATCATCGAATTTCTTTTTCTCATCCTCTAGTTTCCCCAAAATTTTCTTTTCCTTATCCCTAAGGTTTGCCGCTTCTTCATAGTTTTGTTTCTTAACAACTTCTATTTTTTGTTGTTTTATTTCGGCGGCTTGTTGTTTTAGTTGGTCAATTACTTCGGGTACTTTAATCTCAACTTGACTTCTGGCACCCACTTCGTCGATAATGTCGAAAGCCTTATCAGGGAATTCTCTATCTGTAATATATCGCTCAGCCAAATCAACGCATAGGGTTAAAATTTCGTCAGAATATTTAACTTTGTGATAATTTTCATACTTATCCTTGATATTTTTCAAAATAAGAAATGTCTCATGTTTTGTTGCAGAATCAACAATAACTTTTTGAAATCTCCTTTCTAAAGCCCCATCCTTCTCAAAATTCTTTCTATACTCATCCAACGTCGTTGCTCCGACACATTGAATCTCCCCACGGGCAAGTGCTGGTTTAAATATGTTGGACGCATCTAACGAACCTGATGAATTTCCGGCACCAACTATTGTATGAATTTCATCAATAAAAACAATAATATTTGGTGACGATTGTAATTCTTCGATGATAACCTTCATTCTTTCTTCAAACTGACCACGATACTTAGTTCCCGCAACAATCGATGTCATATCTAAAGATACAATTCTTTTGTCCATAAGATTTCTAGGGCAATCTCCATTGAAAATTTTAATGGCTAATCCCTCAACAATAGCGGTTTTACCACAACCTGGTTCACCAATGATGATTGGATTGTTCTTTTTTCTTCTCGCCAAAATCTGAGCGATTCTTGTTATCTCTCTTTCTCTACCAATAACAGGGTCTAATTTACCTTCCTCAGCTAGTTTTATTAAATCTCTACTGAAATTATCAAGGACTGGAGTTGACGAATCTCCTTTTGATTTGCTTTTGCTCTTTCCGTCATTATCCATTGGTTCGGTCATAACTATTTTTTTTTTAATAATAACAATTATTTTTTAAAAAAAAAGTTATGGGAATAATCAAAGAAGAAATTATCGGAACAAAAATTATTAATGAAATTCAGTCAAGTAATCTTAAAAAAACTGAATATGATACTGAAACCAAAAAAATGTTGGTTGAGTTCAATACAGGTGCGAAATATGAATACTCTGAGGTCCCCCACCAAGTTTATACTCAGTTTAGAATGTCAGAATCACAAGGAAAATTTTTTAATTCAAAGATTTCTAAGACGTATAAATATAGAAAAATTTAACAATTAACACTACTCAAATATTTATCTCTGATGAGTAGTTTAAAAGATATTCTTTCAAGTTTTCATCTACAAGATGAACTGAATCCAAAAATTTGGTCCAAAGACGGACAAAAAATGAATCCAAAGGTCCGTGAAAGACTATTGGAGATAACCAATGACTTTGTAGAATTTTTGGGTGTTGACATCATTGTTACTGATGTGATAATGACAGGTTCACTGGCCAATTATAATTGGTCAAAATTTTCTGATATTGATTTACACATAGTTGCAAATTTTTCTCAATTCTCAGAAGAACAATTACCTCTATATGAAGAGTTATTTAAACTTAAAAAAACTTTATATAACGACAAACATAATATAAAGATTTTCGGTTATGACGTTGAGTTATACGTTCAAAATGAAACTGAAATTCATTTTAGTAGTGGCGTTTATTCCGTGTTGTTTGATGAATGGAGTAACGAACCTAAAAAAGAATCAGTTAAAGTTGATAAAGAACTTATTAAAGTTAAATCACAACAATGGATGGATATTATTGATAGTGTGATTGAAAATGCGTCTGATGAGCCATTAGAAAGGGCTAAAAAAATAATAAAAAAATATAAAGATAAGTTAAAAAAATATAGAACATGCGGTTTAGAAAAGGATGGGGAATATTCAGATGAGAATTTGGTCTTTAAAGTTCTAAGAAGAAATGGATATATTGAAAAATTATTTAATTTTGAAAACCAACACACCGATAAACAACTGTCTTTAAAAGAACAAGAGGAGGATGAGGAATATTCAAATGTCATATCTAGTTTAGTTGATTTATCGAAAAAAAATATAACATTAATTAACGAACCAAAACCAAAAGGTCAAAAAACTTTTAATCCTGATACTGAAATACTCCAAAATGCTTTAATTTTAATGGGTTATCCTTTACCTAAATTTGGAGTTGACGGTAAATTTGGAAAAGAAACACAAACTGCCGTAGAATCTTTCGAAGATGAAAATGGGTTGAATGTTGACGGAAAAGTTGATTCAAATGATTTCAAAAAAATGTCAGAAGTTATTTTTAAAAGAAAACCTGTTAAAAGTTTAGAACCTATAAAATCAAAGGAAACCGAATTAATTGTTAAAAAAGAACCAAAAATTGTTGTTCCATCAGGTTCAGTTGATTTTAGACAAATTACAAGAAATGTAATCAACAATTTGGAAGGTGGTTATTATAATCCAAATTGGCATAGTACAAAAGGAATGGGAAGGTCTGGTGAAACCATGTTTGGAATCGATAGGAGACACGGAGGTAAATACAATACAAGCGCACCTGGAATTAAATTTTGGAGTATAATTGATAAAAATAAAAATCCAAAAACTTGGAAATATAATTATAGAGGAGGAAGTTTGGAGGGAGAATTAACTGATTTAGTTGTTGATATAATTCAGCCATTCTATAATGAATTCAAGGATAGATATCTTTCACCTGAAGCTAAAAAAATTGTTGATAGCGACTCAAGATTAACTTTCCATTTCGCTTATGCTGTTTGGAATGGTCCAGGATGGTTTAGAAAATTTGCAAGAGTTATTAATAAATCAGTTGAGAAAGGTCAAACTAATCCAAATATACTAGCAAAAACCGCAATTAGAAGTAGAGTTGATAGTGGTAATAGTTTGATTGCTAAGGGTGGTAGAAAGATTGATGACGTTCTTGGAATTAACGCGGCTTAATTTAAAATTAAATATTTATATTTCGCCGTATATTTATATATAAAAATTAATTTTTTAAAAAAAAACAAAATGGGAAATTTAAGACCAATTGGTAGTGAGAAATTAGAAGGTATGGATAAAATTAACCGTATCATGGAAATTGCACGTTATAACGAGCACATCCCACAACCAATAAATGAAGACTCATCTAATGAATATAAAATTACGTTGGCCGATGGGTTTAACTATCAAATAGTTAAAGAAAAGAATGGTTACGTCCTTAAAAAAGGACTTAATGAGTCTTATGATTATCTTGAACCTATGAAAAATAGAAAACACTATTCTTCATATTCTGCGGCATTTAAGAGATTAAATCTAATTGCTAAAGAAGTTAATATTAACGAAGGTCAAGATAAGAATATTTCATTGTTTACTGAAAGCGAAGACTCTGAGAAAAAATATTATTTAAAACTTAATACCAATGAACAGGCAGCACCCGCACCCGCGCCAGCACCCGCACCAGCACCTGTATCTGCTCCGGCACCCGAGGCTGAAGTACCGGCAGCTCCCGTAGAACCTGAAGCGGAAATGCCTCCTATGGATGATATGGCGGATGAGGGTCAAGACGATGAAATTGTAACATTTAAGACAATTCAAAAATTGACTGGAAAATTGGGTCAAAAATTAAGAACATTAAATGCTGATGAAGAAAACAAAATGACATCAGATGATGTAAAATACGTGATTAATTCAGTTCTTTCTGCTTTGGATTTGAATACTTTGCAGCCTGAGGATAAGGAAGAAATTATGTCTAAGTTCGAAGGTGGTGAAGATATGGGTATGGAACCTGACATGGGTGATGAAGAAATGGGAATGGGTCCTGAAGGTGAAGAAGAGGAAATGCCAGTGGCTCCTGAAGGTGAAATGGCGGAAGGAGATATGGGAATGTCAATGGATGATATTAGCTCAATGTTTGATGATGAAGAGTCTGATGATTTTGATTATCCATCACAACCAAGACATAGAAAAATTAAAGATAGAAGAATTAGTGACGACCACGCATACAAAATGGAAGAAATGATTGAGGGTATTTTCTCTGAATCTAAAATTGATAAAATTTTAAAGAAGTATTTCCAAATTGACGAGGCAGAAAAAAGAGAGGTTCAAAATAAAAAACCAAAAGTGGTTTCAGAAGAAGTTGAACGTAAAAAATTAGTTAAGAGAGTTCAATATGTTTCTGAAAGTGAAACTCAGTATTTGAAATCAAAGAAGCTTATTACTCAATACCCTGATGCTAAATTGTTAGGAAAAACAAAGAACAAAAATTTGGTTTTCCAAGTAAATGAATCTAAAATTAAGATTACTCCTAAGGGTGAGGTTATATGAGTTATTTGATATTTGTAAATGAATTAGGACCAAATTATAAGGGAGATAACATATACGAGTTTATTTTTTCTGACGATTTGGAAGGTGTGTGGGGAGATTCATGGGAATCAAAACCATCAAACGGATATCCCCTCCCACCTGATTTAGAATATATAAAAAAAGTTGGAGTTTTGAAAAACGACATAATAACAATGTCCGTGATTCAAAACTCTGATTATTTTTCAATGGTTGATGCAATTGATGGTGTAATTGCTTTGTGTTGGGAAAACGAAAGTGAATCCATTGATTTTGATAGGCACAAGCGTTTAGTTTTTAGATTTGGGGAACCAGAAGAAACCGTTAAAAATAAATTATACGAAAGAGACATCGTATTAGAATTTGAAAAAAAAATACAATATGAAAGCCAATAAAAAAATAATGGAGTTATTAAATCACGGATTTAGTAATTCTTTGCTTTCGTCTTTAAATGAAAGACAAGTCGATTCTTTATACCAAAGATTAGATGAATCTAAAAAGGAAAATAAAGAACAGGTTACCACAAGCGCAACCACGGTCCAAATTGTCGGACCAAAAGGTGGTACAGCCACAGTAGGAGGAAAACCGGTTACTTTAACACCAACTTCAGGAGGTATGGCAATTGAGTCTGAGAGTGAAATGAATGAGGATGATGATACCGATATCGCCTTGGCGTTACAATCTAAAGAAACTAGTGAAGAGGAATCTAACGATGGGGATGTTTTATTGGCTATGAATGACCCTGAAATGGCGGTTACATTCGGTGCTCAAGATTTAGGAGAAAAATTTGAATCAAAAAAACAACAGAAATATTTTTGGTACAAGTGTGGTGATGGTAAAACAAAAGAACAGAAAAAGTGGTGTAAGATGGCAAAAGAATTTTCTGATTCTACTAAAAATTTTAGTAAATTACCTGAAAAAAAGAAAAAAGAAACAAAAGAAGAATTTGGAATGGGAGATTATACAAAAAAATTATCATCAGTGTTAGCAAATAATTTAGAAAAAGCTGCGTATAATATGAAACCTGTTGTTAAATTTGGCGAAAGTGTTTTAGAAAAGAAAATTAGTAATTTAGTAGAAAAACATTTACCACCTAAGATGAGTAAAAAAGATTTAGTGAATATGATTAATGAGGCGGGAAAAGAAGTTGAGACTCCTGTAAAACCGGATGTTAAACCTGAAAGACCAAAGCCTCAGACCCCATACCAACCAAAACATAAACCAGCACCAAAAGCCGGTGAAAGAGAAGTAGAAACCCCTGTCAAACCTGACGTTAAACCAGAAAGACCGAAACCACAGACCCCATATCAACCAAAACATAAACCAGCTCCAAAAGCCGAGGATATACCACAATGGTTAACTTTCGGTGCAATTGGTATTAACTTAAAATAATATGAGTTTCAATCCAAAAATGAAAAAAGTTATCAACGAAAAAACCAATTTGGAAAAAAAATTGGTAACAGAAGGTCTCACAAAAAAAGAAAGTGATAGATTGAAAAATTTAAAATTAAAACTTAATGAGGCACCTATTGATTACGAAGGTCCTGAAAGGATGGGTCGTGACATCGAGAGAAAAATAACTAGTAAAGAAACTCCATATTCTGAAAATCCGGCTTTACCAAAGGGGGACAGAGACTTTGTCGAGTTAGTTTCCTCAAAAAGATTCAAAGATTCTGTCGACACTGTAAGACGATATTTGGGTACTACCGCACCTTTACAGGGAGGTAATCCACTCATGCAACTTATGGGTATGGCCATGCAGTCTCTACAACAAGTAATGAGAATTGAATTTCAAAATAAAGAATATCTCGAAAGATTGGCGGTTGATTTGGTTAAAAAAGAAATGGGAATTCCTGACGGGGCGATGCAATTTGATGCAAAGTTAGTTTCAGGACCAATGTCTTCCGCAGAAGGAATGAGGTCCACGCCTCAGAAACCAAGTAAAGAGGAAGTTAAACAGGCCTTTAAACATAAAGAAGAGCTGGAAGATTTTGCAGATGAGTTTGAAAAATTCAATCTTGAAAAGGCAAAGAGACGTTTCATTAACTCATTAATTCAAGGAGCATCTAAAAAAGGACATTATATGTTTGAGTTAGTTAGAGATGAGTTAACTAGTCTTGACCCAAATTTAGTAAATCTATATGGTGTTAACCAATCACTTATGGACCACCTTTATTGGGTAATGCCTGATATGGAAGGTATGGCGGCAAGTGGTGGAGGTCAGATGGGACAAACAAGTGTTGACCCTGAAACCGACCCACCAACTGTAAAGGCGAGAGCCGCGACATTCCCACTCCTTATTCACGAACTGATTAAGGGTATTTATGAAATATTTGGTACTCACGGTTTACCTGATGACCCACGTCAAGCCGAAATGGTTATGGGAGCTGAAGACACCCTACCCGCAGAAATATGGGATATGAGATTAGGTCCGGTATTTTGGGAAAAATTCACCGAAGCGTATCCAATCGAGTTATTTGATGAAGATAAGAAACATATTCAACATTATTTGTTCATGAGATTTTCTAAATTACCGGCAGAAGAATTTTTCAAATTCGCTAAAGCGGTATTAAACGGAGACCCATCAGGAACAAAGGCGATGCAAAGAATGGTTGATGAGATTGTTTCAGATTTAAAGAAACAAGAATATGAACAAGAGTCTTCCAAATGGGAAGACGATGATATCGACGATGTTGACCTTTCAAGTTTAGGTCTATAATTAAAACCCCCACTTAGTTGGGGGTTTAATATTTATATACAAATATAGTCTTATGACAAAAGAACAATTAATGCTGGAGTATGTAAAGTGTATGAAGGATACTCCATACGCACTACGTACCTATTTACAAACTTATGACAATACCGTTTCGAAATATGTTCCCTTAGAACTATTTCCTGACCAAATTTCGTTACTTGATGACTATGAAAACTTTAACGAAAATATTGCATTAAAATATCGACAAGCAGGTGTGTCCACAGTAACCGCTGCGTGGGTATCAAAAAAACTTGCGTTTGCCAAGAAAAATAAACCTGAAAAAATCCTAATTATTGCCAACAAACTTGACACTTCACAAGAAATGGCAAATAAAATAAGGGCCTTTATAACTCAATGGCCTGATTGGGTGGGAGCTGGATTTTCAGCAGAAAAAGATTCTCAAAAACATTACAAATTAAATAATGGTTGTGAGGTAAAGGCCGTTGCAACATCAAAGGACGCACTTCGTGGATTCACACCAACAATATTAATATTTGACGAGGCGGCATTTATCGATGCTGATTCTGATTTTTGGGCAGCTTGTATGGCGTCCCTATCTACGGGTGGTAAGGTAATCGTTGTGTCAACACCTAACGGATATGACCCAATTTATTATGAAATTTATGACCAAGCATTAAGAAATATGAATGATTTCAAGATTTCAGAGATGTATTGGTTTAGAGACCCAAGATATACTAGAGATTTATATCTTGTTAAGACAAAGGATATTATTCATTATTTGTTAAACAAAGAAGAATATAGTCATGATGATATTATAAGTTGGGAAAGTATCCCTTTCGATGATAGAAACTATGAAGAACTTAAACTGATTATGGATACGGGATACAAACCATGTTCAAATTGGTTTGAGGGGATGGTTAAGAAATTAAAATACGACAAACGTAAAGTTTCTCAGGAGTTGGAATGTAACTTTTTGGGTTCTGGTGATAACGTATTTGACTCAAATTTGTTACAAAGAGTTAGAGAAAATTATATAAGAGAACCCCAAAATAAAATGATGGGTAACGCTCTTTGGATTTGGAAAGAACCTGTTGTCGGTCACAAATATGTTATGGGAGTTGACGTTAGTAGGGGAGACAGTGAAGACTTTAGTTCTTTTCAAATTATAGATTTTGATGAGAGAGAACAAGTTGCCGAGTACGTCGGTAAATTACCTCCTGATACAATGGCTGAGGTTTGTTATAAGTGGGCTAACATGTATTCTTGTTTTGTTGTAATTGATATTACCGGTGGTATGGGTGTTTCTACTGCAAGAAAAATGCAAGAAATAGGATTTAAAAATCTATATGTTGACGGTGTTGATGTTGCAAATAAATGGAAATGGGACCCAAAAGCTGCCGAAAAAATACCAGGTATTAATTTTAATAATAAAAGAGTTCAAATTATTGCTTCGTTTGAGGAAGTCATGAGACATGATTTCAAAATTTACAGTAGTAGATTATTCAATGAAATGAACACATTCGTTTATATTAACGGAAGACCTGACCACCAAAAAGGGCACCACGATGACTTAATTATGTCAATCGCAATGGCAACATATGTTGCAGAATCATCGTTTAGTCAGTTAACTAAAGTTACAGAACAAACTAAAGCCATGATTGAATCTTGGTCGGTTAGTAATAATGAAAATGTTACTAATCAACTTGCGTTTAATCCTGTTATTCCTAATTTTAATGAAAGAATGAATCAAAACAGTCAACAAAATGTAACCAAAGAAGATTATATGAAATACGGTTGGCTATTTGGTGGTAGATAGTATTTATATTATTGATAAAGTGTTTAAATTAACTTAATGGAAAATAATAAACAGTTAACCGTATGGCAAAGATTAACAAGAGCGTTTGGACCGAACGCATTACTTAATCAAGATTACCCAACATATAAGTTTGACAAACAAGAACTATTAAAGACTACCTCAAAACAGGAATATGAAAAAGAGTTATTACAGGCTCAACAAACATATTATCTTGCAAATCAGTGGACTAAAATTGAAAGTAATCTTTATACCCAAGCGGTATATTACGAACCAACAAGATTGGCATCATTTTATGATTACGAATCAATGGAATATACGCCAGAGATTTCTGCTGCCTTGGACATATACGGAGAAGAATCCACTACAGTTGACCAAAATGGTTATATGTTGCAGATTTATTCTGAGTCAAAAAGAATTAAAGGTATTTTAACTGATTTATTTAATAATGTATTAGATATTAACACAAACTTACCAATGTGGACAAGAAACACTTGTAAGTATGGTGATAATTTTGTGTATTTAAAATTGGATTCTGATAAGGGTGTTGTTGGATGTATGCAACTTCCAAATATTGAAATTGAACGTTTGGAAAGAGGTATGCCGGCAAAAAGTCAAAATGTTGAGGACCCAAAAGAAAATAGAGGTTTAAGATTTAAATGGAAAGCAAAAGACATGGAGTTTAACTCGTGGGAGATAGCTCACTTTAGATTAATGGGCGACGATAGAAAACTTCCTTATGGTACTTCTATGTTAGAAAAAGCTCGTCGCATTTGGAAACAATTATTGTTGTCAGAAGATGCAATGTTGATATATAGAACATCAAGAGCCCCTGAAAGAAGAGTATTTAAAGTATTTGTTGGTAACATGGATGATAAAGATGTTGAGGCATATGTACAACGTGTGGCTAACAAATTTAAAAGAAGTCAAGTTGTAGATAGTCAAACAGGTAATGTTGATTTGAGATTTAATCAAATGGCGGTCGACCAAGATTATTTTATCCCTGTTCGTGACCCGGCTCAATCATCTCCAATTGAAACATTAGACGGAGCTAAAAACCTGTCTGAAATTGCGGATATTGAATACATCCAAAAGAAATTATTGACCGCACTTCGTGTACCTAAAGCGTTTTTAGGATTTGAGGAAGTTGTTGGTGAAGGTAAAAATTTATCACTACAGGATATTCGTTTTGCTCGAACAATTAACAGAATTCAAAAGTGTATGATTGCGGAAATGAACAAAATCGCAATTATTCATCTTTTTTTACTAGGTTTTGAGGACGAATTAACTAATTTCACTTTAGGATTAACTAACCCATCAACCCAAGCCGATTTACTTAAAATTGATGTTTGGAAAGAAAAGATGTTATTATACAAAGACGCAGTTGCGGCAATCGAAGGTATTGCTCCTGTATCGGTTTCTTGGGCTAAGAAACATATTTTAGGTTTCTCTGACGAAGAAATTAAACTTGATTTACAACAACAAAGAATTGAAAAAGCGGTAGGTGCCGAGTTAACAAACACTGCAACAATTATTGCTCATACAGGTGTATTTGATAATGTGGATAAATTATATGGAGGTCCGGGTACAGGGGCAACCGCATCATCTGAAGCGACTCCTCCACCACCTCCGGGAGGTGATATGGGAGGATTAGGACCTGAACCTGGAGGGGCCGAATTACCGCCTCCACCCCCACCAGGAGGTGAAGCCGGAATTACTCCCGAATCAGAAAATAGAGATAATCTAAATATTTTATTAGAATCGGACTCTGTGTTTGAAGAAGATTCTTACATAGATTTATCTAAAGCAAGAAATTCATTAGGTCAAATGGAATCTCAACTAGAAAAACTTCTGAGAGATTGATATTTATAATAAAAAAGAAAATGATTAAGTTCGGAAATATTAAATCAAAGATTGAAGAAAAGTTACTTGAATCTTATTCTAACAATACTTTTAAATCTGAAATGAAGACTTTTAAGTCTTTGGTTTTAGGTAATAAAAATATTAGTAAACTATTTTATCTTTACGATGAGATGAGTTCTAATAAAGGTTTAAATGAATCTTTGGTTAATGACTACATTTATGAGTGTATTACAGTTTATGAAAATACCGTAAATAAAATCGACGAATCTACAATCTCTAAATTGAAATCTTGGGTTTCAAATGTTAAGTGTGACAACAAATATGAAAATATTGACAATTTATTTTCAACTGATGTTTTAACAATTGAATCTCGTTTAAAGAGTAAAAAAATTATTTCTGAAAATTTAATTAAATCACCTGAAACCAAAAAGACAGAAACTGTTAATTTACCAATATCAACAATGGTTAATATTGCAAATAAAACATTTTCAAATTATGTCGAAAATTTAAATGAATCTGATAGACAGGAATTAATTAAATTTTTAAAGACAGAGGATTCTGAATTAGAACCACAATTTGAGTCAATTAAAGATGAGGTTAAATCAAAATTAACTTCATTAAAAGAAAACACGACAGATACTGACACTTTAAATAGAGTTGAGGAAACAATAACAAAAGTTGATTCTGAGACGTATAACAAATTGTCATTCTTCAAATTAAAAGGATTAAACGAAAGCCTTTAATTTTCGGAATCTTTCTTTTTTTGAACGTATTTGGCTTTTTTAAGAATATCTCTCTTTTTAACAGATTTTTTGGTATATTCTTTTCTATTAACCAACTCAGCGGTTTGTTTTGTTCTAATAACCTTGCTCTTGAGAATTTTAAGTGCCTTCTCAATGTTCGTATGTTTATCTAACTTAACAATTATCATATATAAGAAATATCTCTAAATGAATTTTTTTTTGACTATCGATACAAATATACTTATTTTTTTTAAAAATAAACTTGTATAATATGAAAAGTTGATGAAAAAGGGGAAGACCTCACAAATTCAGGGGTTCAAAACAGCCAAGGTAATCTATGGCACAGTTGATTCGGTTAATTTCAAATCAGTATACCTCAACATTCAAACATGGGTTGACCCCAAAATAAACTCAGAAAATTGGAATAGGATAGTTTTAAACTTAAGTAGGGCAATAAAACATTCAGTTTTAGAATCATTAGATAAAATTTTATTTGATAACAAATTTATAGTTGATTTAGATTTAAGGTCTAGTGGTTTACAAAAAGGAAAAAAGTCATTTTTAAATTTAGAAATAAATTTTTACTTATCAGGTTCAGAAACGGATTTCAAGTCAAGGAGAATTAAAGATGCTTTAAAAAAAGTATGTAAACAAGTATTCCAAGATAATTTTACAAATAACGAATATTTTAAATTTCACTTAACCAAAACTAAAAAAACTAAGGTAGAAAAAACAGAAACCGATAATCTTTAATATTTATAAAGAAAAATTAAAGATGAATCATCAAATCATACAACCTGGTCAAATCGGAAAGGGAATACTTGTTGAATACGACGCAGGGTATATATCACCAACCGAACAACGTAATGCGGATTTAATACGTGAATCTAAGGGAATGCTTGACCACTCAAAACCATTTGAGTTCTATGCGGTATTACAAAAGTATAATACCCCAAATAGAAACGGAAGAGTATATCCTGAGAAAGTATTAAAGAGAGAAGCGGATAATTATAAAAAAATGATTGACAAGGGTATTGCGTTATCTGAACTTAACCACCCTGAATCTTCACTTGTTGATTTAGATAGAGTTTCACATGCAATAACTGAAATATGGTGGGAAGGACCTGTTTTAATGGGTAAATTAAAACTATTAACTTCACCAGGGTTTCATGAAAGAGGAATTGTTTCAACTAAGGGAGACCAAGCCGCAAATCTGTTAAGACAAGGTGTTACTTTAGGTATTTCATCTCGTGGAGTTGGGTCTTTAAAAAAGGTTGGAGAACATAATGAAGTTCAGAATGATTTTGAAATAATTTGTTTTGACCTTGTGTGGTCACCATCTACACCTGGCGCTTATTTATTCTTAGAACCAAATGATAGATTTAATTTTGAAGAAAACTTAGAGGAAGAGAATAAAATGAAGTCTCAAAGAGTTTCTGATGAAAGTTCAAACAAATCGCTTGACTTAATGAAAAAATTGAACGATTATTTGAAGTACTAAAAATAATAAAAATGAACGAAAAATATTTTGTAGCAAAAATTACAACAGACATGCCTGACACAGAGACAGGTAAAATTAAAAAACTAAGACAAGAAAAATTAGTTAAAGGTTTTTCACCAACAGATGTAGAGGCAAAAGTGACTAAAGTTTTTGAAAATTATTCTGAAGATTGGAGAATAACTGCAATTGTTGAAAGTAAGATTGATGAGGTGATAGAATAATCTTAGTATAACAATAAGAAAGAAAAGGAGGGTTTATCCCTCCTTTTTTTATTTTATTTAATTCAAAATATCAATTATAGATAATTTTTTTGAATTTGTACAATATTTATATAAAAATTAAAAACCAAAAATGGCAAAAGAAAAATCAATTGTTGAAGAGGCAATCATCCAAATGAAAAACTTGGAAGAAGCGGTTGCTGAAAATGCAAAAGGAATACTTGCTTCTACTATGAAGGAAGAAATCAAAGAACTAGTAAAGGAATCTCTATCTGAACAAGAAGAAGAAGAGATTGGAATGACTGATGTAGACATGGAAGGACCTGAAATGGAAACAGATGACGAAATGGATTCTGATGACATGGAAATGGGTATGGACATGGATACTGATGACGAAGAGGAAGATATGGAAGAACCAATCGACCTTACCGACAAGTCAGACGAAGAAGTACTTCGTGTATTTCAACTTATGGGACCTGATGACAACATCATCGTTACAAAAGACGATGCTGGTAACATCAATATCAAAGATGAAGAAAATGAATACATGATTGTAGGTGAATCTGACGAAGAAATGGAAGAAGAATTCTATGAGGGAGAAGAAATGGAAGAATCTATGGAAATGGAAGAAGAATCCGATGAAATGGAAAAACCATATTCTACTGACGAATCAATTGAAGACATTGTTTCTAGAATGTTTGATGATGAAGAATCAGACGAAGAAGAAATGGATTCGGACGATGACATGGAATTTAGCGATGAATATTCAGAAGGTGATGAGATTATGTACGAAATCGAAATGTCTGATGACTCCGATAATGAAGAGGAGGGAGAAGAAAATGAAGGGATTATGTACGAAATCGAAATGTCTGATGAAGACAATGAAGAGGAAGAGTATGACGAATACAATGAATCTTTAGAAGAGTCTAAAAAGGCGTTCAAAGCAAAAGGTAAGAACACGGGTAAACCAAAATTCTCATATAATAAAAATCCAAATCAAGGCGAAGGTTTTAAAGTTCTTAAAAAGAATCCTGACAAAACTATGGGTACAGGTAACGCTAAAAAAGTTAATGTATACAAAGATAAGGAAACTCTTGATGGTGAATTTAAACACAAGCCAAAGAAAGTGGAATCAAATGAAGCATCAAGAACACTTGGTAGTGGCAAAAGATGGGGTAGAAAAGGTTTGAACAAACCAAAAGCGGCTCCACGTCACTTAAAAGTTGAGTCTGTAGATTCTTCTGAATTACAAATTCTTAGAGAGAAAAACGAAGAGTACAGAAAGGCACTTAACGTGTTCAGAAATAAATTAAACGAAGTTGCGGTTTTTAATTCAAATTTGGCCTATGCAACACGTTTGTTTACCGAACACTCAACATCTAAGCAAGAAAAAATTAACATCTTGAAAAGATTTGACGGTGTTGAAACTCTTAAAGAATCAAAGAATTTGTATAAAACAATCAAGGAAGAACTTTCAACTGTACAAAGTCAACCAATGAATGAGTCAATCGAGCGTAAAATTGAATCGACTCCATCGACAGGTTCTGCGGTTAACTTAATTGAGTCAAAAACTTATGAAAATCCTCAATTCCTCAGAATGAAAGACTTGATGGCAAAATTAAAATAAACTCAAAATTAAATAAAAATTAAAACAATGGGAGCATTATTAGAATCAGGTCTTGTTGGTAACATTGGTCTTAAGCACCTTAAAGTTATCAAAGAAGATACTATTAACAAATGGGACAAATTAGGGTTCCTTGAAGGTCTTAAGGGCCACCTAAAAGAGAACGTAGCTCAGCTTTATGAAAACCAAGCTAGTTACTTGATTAACGAAGCAACTTCTGACGGTTCTTCAGGTTCATTCGAAACTGTTGTATTCCCAATCGTTAGACGTGTATTCTCAAAATTACTTGCTAATGATATCGTATCAGTACAAGCTATGAACTTACCTATCGGTAAATTGTTCTACTTCGTACCTAAGATTCAGGCTTATGCGGGTGGTAACCCATATTTTGACCCACAAACACCATTAAATAATTATGATGGTTCTTCAGGTTCTCACTTGGGTCCTGTAGGTGCTCCTGGTAACTACCCTGGTTCACCAACATCAGGATATACAACTGGTAACCAATTCCAAAAGAATCTTTATGATTTGTTCTATGAAGGTAACGAAGGTCAATTAGACCCTCCAGGTTTGTTTGACTATTCAAAAGGTCAGTGGTCTGCAATTACAGTTACTACAAATGTTCAAGTTTGGTCAAACGGAACATTGATTGACTATACTAACGAATTCGAAGGTTTGAATGTTAGAAAAGTTATCGTTTCTATGTGTGGTTTTGCTAACGCAGGTAACGGTAAATTGATTGGTCCTGATGGTAATGAGTATGACTCAGAAACTTTCTTGTCTGACTTGAGAATTTACTCAACAAATGACTTCCAAGGTGGTGGTTGTACAAACTTATTGGACGACGCTGGTAATCCAAATTCATTATTGTTCAGAGTTGTTACTCAACAATATGGTCAAGGTATCGTTTCAGGTTTGAATGTTCGTACTGCAACAACATGGCCAACTGACGGAAATGGTGGTTCTTATAATGATATTTGTAGCCCAACAGGTTGCATCTACTTAGAAGTTGACCTTTCTTGTCCAATTTGTGCTACTTGTGATTCAACATCTTTAGATGGTTACACAGGTACAACTATTAGCGGTCTTGGTGTTAATGACTTTAACGCTGTATTCAGACGTTATAAGAACTTAGAATTCGAAGACCAAATCGGTGAGGTTTCTTTTGACCTTGAGTCTGTAACTGTTTCAGTTGCTGAAAGAAAGTTAAGAGCTCAGTGGTCTCCAGAACTTGCACAAGACGTTGCGGCATTCCACAACATCGACGCTGAAGCTGAATTGACAGCTTTATTGTCAGAGCAAGTTGCTGCTGAAATTGACCGTGAAATTCTTCGTGACCTTCGTAAGGGTGCCGCTTGGAACTTACGTTGGGACTACAACGGTTGGAGAAGAATTTCTCAAACTACATCTTACACTCAGAAAGATTGGAACCAAACATTGATTACTGTAATCAACCAATTGTCAGCTCAAATCCACAAGTCAACTCTTCGTGGTGGAGCTAACTGGATTGTTGTATCATCTGAAGTTTCAGCAATCTTTGATGACTTGGAATATTTCCACGTTTCAAATGCGTCTCCTGAGCAAGACCAATACAACATGGGTATTGAAAGAGTGGGTACTTTGGCTGGTCGTTACCAGGTTTATCGTGACCCATACTTCCCACCAAACCAAGTATTGATTGGTCACAAAGGTACATCGTTACTTGACACTGGTTACATTTACGCACCGTATGTACCACTTCAATTAACTCCAACCATGTACAATCCATTCAACTTCACACCAATCAAAGGTATCATGACTCGTTACGCCAAAAAAATGGTAAATAACAGGTTCTATGCCAGAATTACAGTTGATGGTGTTCGTACATTTGATTTAAGAGAATTGAGATAATTAATATCTTAGTAATATTAAAAAGGTCAGAGAAATCTGACCTTTTTTTTACGTTTTGTTTAAACAAAAGATTTATAATATTTATACAATATGAATCTTAGAGAAAGTATAAAAAAACATCTTATCCTTGAAAAAAGAATTGGTCAAATTGCAACCAATTTTGAGGTTACTTTTGGTTTTGATGTCATAACCACAAAACATTCAAATTACAGAAGTGGCGGAAGAGATTTAGATGATTATAATCAAAGACCTGTATCTAATGCGGAAATTGTCGAATTTATCCAAAATTTTAAAAGAGATATTGCGGAAAAAATACTGACAGGTGAAATTCAACAAAGTGAACCATTTGTTCTTGTTTCTAACAGATGGGAACTTGCTATGGCTGTTTCGGCTGAGAGAGAATCTGGTACTTATTGGAAACTTGTTGTAATAACTGTATTCAGACAATCGGACCTTTATAAGTTCAAAGTAGGTAAAGACCAAGTTGTGATAGAAAAATAGACGAAAATGGTAATTTTAACGACGTAAACCTATTTTGGATAAAGGTCATTAAACTTAAATAAAGATATTTATATGTAAATGTTTTTTACATATGAAGTTTTTCTTTTTATTGTTTTTTCTACCATTACTATCAAATGCACAACTTAGAGATTCGGTTTATGTAACGACACCTATTTTCAATGTGGTGTATTCTGAAAAGTTACAACAACCAAAATGGGTTGAATATAAGGTATTATGTACCGACGGTACAATATCACGTAAAGGTCTTGATTTTTATCCTGTAAAAGGAATTGTCACCTCAAATGAGGAAGACTATGAAAATAATGTATACGATAAAGGTCATTTGGCCCCGGCTGCTGACTTTAATTGTGATAAAGAAAATTTAAAACAAACTTTCTCATATCTTAATTGTACGCTCCAACATGAGAAACTAAATCGAGGTACGTGGAGACTTCTTGAGGTTCACGAGAGAGAACTCGCAAAAACTAATACAGTCTCAGTTCAAATCAGGATGAATTATAGTAAAAATTCAAAAGTATTATCGACAGGGGCAACTGTACCTGACTCATTTACAAAAATAATAACTTATGGAAATAAGAAAGAAAAATATTTCTTCAAAAATGAAGAGCCGAAATCGTCTGACTACAACATTTACAAGGTCAAATGATAATAAACAATTAAACCAATAAAAAAATGAAAAAAATCGTTTTATTACTCACACTTTGTCTATCCTTTATTCTCGGATATGGTCAATATGACTTATCCAAGAATATTGACAGACAAGTAATGGTGGTTCCACAAAAAGGTATGGAATCCCAAACTCAGGCGTTTATTCAGAGAAGTAACGCTCAGATTGTTGCTAATTTTGAGCAACTTGGATGGTATGTTGTATTACTACCTGAAAATTTAACTCAAGATTCATTCGTTAGGTCTTCCAAAGACTTACCGTTTATTAAAGAGGTCTATAAAGACCAAAAGGTTGAAATGAAACTTGATTATATTCCAAATGATGTGGAATTTAATCAATGTTGGCACTTACGTCAAACGAGTGACAAAGACATTGATGCTGATGAAGCTTGGGATTTAGTTCCGGCAACTAATCCAACTGTTAGTGTTGCAATGTTTGATGGAGGTCTTGATTTAACTATTCCTGATTTGGCCGGTAACACAACAAATCCGTTTAATGCCGTTAACAGTACTACGAACATTCCTTATGTAAATGCCGAAGATAAACACGGAACAACCTGTTCAGGTACTATCGCTGCAGTTACAAACAACAGTATTGGAGTTAGTAGTGTTGGTAATAATAAGGTTAAGGTAATGCCTGTTAACATTATGTCTCAGGTTTTTGCTGGAGGTAGTTTTTCTACTTCAGATGTGATTCAAATTAATGGCGTTAATGCGGCTATGGCTAATCCAACTTGTGTTGCAATTGCAATGTCATATGGTGGTTCATCTTATTCATCGGCCCTTGACGCAGCTTTCCAAGCGGCAAGAACAACGGCAAGAGGTGGAAAAGGAATGGTTGTGGTTGCCTCATCAGGTAATGGTTCTTCAGGAACTGCAAATCAATACCCCGCTAATTATAGTGGAGTTTGGGGTATCGGAGCAACATCATCAACTGACCTTAAAGCTAGTTTTTCTAACTTTGGTCAAATTTGTGATATATCCGCCCCTGGCACACAAATTAGAACTGTCGATAGACCAGGAACTGCAGGATATAGTACAGGTGATTATACCTCAATAAGTGGAACATCATTCTCTTGCCCGATATTTGCGGCTTCTGCTGCGTTTTGTTTTTACAAGAATTGGGAATTAACTGATGACCAAGTTTTACAAATACTTGCAACAACGGCTGAAAAAGTTGGGGGATATAGTTACACAAATAACTCAACTTGGCCACTGTCAACAAGAAGTAATGAACTTGGTTATGGTAGAATTAATTTAAGAGATGCTATTATTGCAACACCAAATCCAGGAGGAATTGTTCCACCACCACCACCACCACCAACTTTGGTTCATAACTTTTTAATTAACACTTTAACTGTAAATCCCGCAACTGTTACAGTTGGCTCTAATATTACAATTTCAGCAACAATTGCAACACAGAACCCAACGTATCCGGCAGTTGAAGTAATGACTCAGCATAGATTATCAACTAATACAACTTGGGGTGACTCTGATGATATTATCATAGGTACCACAAGTGGTACATTAGGTGGTGGTGTAGCAACAGATGTCGAGACAATAACTTATAATGTTGGTAACATTACGGGGCTCAGATATATTATCAGTAGGGCTAATTTTATGGGAACTATTTCAGAAACTAATCCAAATGATAATACAAGACAAGCAAGTTTCAACGTTACCCAACCAAGTGCCGCTGGTGCCGACCTATCAGTATCATTAACTATACCATCAACACCTTCGACCACAATTTCACCAACTCAAACCACAGTTACTTTTCAGTGGAAAGTTACAAATACAGGAACAGTTCCAATTACATCATTTACTTGGGACAGAATGTGGGTGAATATTCCTGAAGCAACCAGAACTTGGCCTATACCCCCAAATGGTGCTTTTCCAGGTTCTTGGCAAGGTCCATTACTTCCGGGCCAGTGGATTTATCTACCGGGTGGAGGAACACCAACTAATCGAGTAAGTGTATCTTATTTATCGGCATCCGCGTGTTTTAGTGCGAACAGTTGTGCTTTACCACTCGGTTCAACAAACACTTTCAGATTAAGAATTCTTACTGTAAATGGGGGAACAGGTGATAGTAACCTTGCAAATAACCAAGTTGAATGTACTGTAACAAGACTTGCAACTGCGGTTAACAATGGAGATGTTATTGATACACCTGAAGTTAAATTTGTTGAGGTTAGACAGTTTAGTAATTTATATGAAAAACCAATTAGATACGGTAGCATTGATGAAGCGATACTTGAAAAGGGACTTAATATAATTCATATCCATTACTCAGATGGAACAGTAGAAATCAGAAAGATTTCGGTAAATTAAAAAATAAATTTTATATATAAAGGGGAGGCGAGAGCCTCCTTTTTTATTTTATGGATATTTATAAAGAAAATTAATCAACATGGCATTTAATTATTATTATGATTTTGAGGACTGTACACAAATAGACCTCACAGGTAACCCAATAAACTATGTTGTAGGTTCTAATTATGTTTTAAATGAAGGTGAATATTACACTATTTTTAACGTATCGAGTCCAAATCAACGAGTTTGTGGGGTAAATCTTACAGCATCAACCTCAACCGCTGCGACATATTATACTGAAGCTATTTATGAATATTCATCATGCACAACATGTTTAAGCGCTATAACCAACATAATATCCGTTTCAGGTTTAACTCCATTAAGTAGCGGAAATACGTTAACCTTAGTTGCTGATAGTAGATATATCAAAGGTGATATAATCCATATAGATATTGTATACGACTCGTCTGGGGATTTAGTATTCATTAATACACCTGCATTAATAACTGGTATATCAGGATATACAGAGACTGGATGGACAGTACCTAATATAATAGAATATGTACCTTATAAATCTTTTAAACAAGTTATTGAATCTAAGGGTGTTTATTATTTAATTTCGGATTGTTCTGGTGGTACCGAAAGTATAATTTTAAGTAAGCAAGAGTTGTTATATCAAAATGCGGTTATTAACCTACCTTATGGTAATTCTCCTTGTAAGGTTATTTTAACCGCTTTAACTGAGGGAAATTATTCGGATATTTCTGGAGTTACAACTGTTTTAAATAGTTCTGTAATATATTCAAAGTGTGACCAATGTTTATCAAGTTTAGAATCGGCAGTTGTTGATGATGAGTTTGAACAAAATACCTACGACGCTCTTACGATTAGTGAATTGAAACAATTAACTGATGGGTCTATAGTGGTAGGAGGTTCAGAATTACAAACAGTGGATAATGGAGACTTATTTAATTTTGGTAATATTCTTAAGTTAAATCAAGATGGAAGCCCCAATTTAACTTTTAATCCAAATAGTCAAGGTTCATTAAATTTGAATGGAAGTACTTTTATATACTCAAATTATTCTGAAGATTTTAATTTAACTGGTAATTTTTCAATTGAATTTTGGTTTAAATTAGGTAATCACGGTACAGATGGTGGTATTATTTCATTTAAAGACGGTGATGATAATGGATGGGAGATTAGATTCGAAGGAGATGATAATTTCATAACATTTGACTATAATGGTAATTTATTAACATCAACAACTGAACTGAATGCCAATGAGTGGTATAATATTGCGGTTGTGAATGATTGTGGTACAGATAATTTAATTATGTACATTAATGGTAGTGATGATGTTACTACAGGATGTACAAGTGGATTAACCGCAAGTACTGAAACTATATTTAAAGTTGGGGTTAATAAATCCCTTAATTCTTATGTTTCAGGTTTAATTACAAATGTTAGAATTGTTAATGGTGACGATAATTTTGCATATGACGGAACCTTTACCCCCCAAACTTCTCCATTAAGAAATAGACAGAATGGTTATGGTAACGTTAGGAGTATTAGTCCTAGCGAAGTTGTTCTATTATTGAATTTTGAGGATAAATACAGGACACTTTTTGATACTAGTGTTTATAAAAAACCATTCTATGTTAAGAATCCGTCGGTACTTAAGATTGCTGAAAAATGTCGTTGTGTGAGATTTAGAAACACCGGTACAACTGTTCAAAATTTAACATGGCAAAAATGTTTTGAACCAGGTTTTGGACAAAATTCTTTGGTGACAGTTCCTATATTACCAGGAGAAACATTACCGTATACATGTGTACAACAAGGAATTCTTTATCCAAGTAATTTTAATTATCCAGGAATAATAGCTGAAATTGGTATACTTTCTGATGGAAATTGTGTTCAAATAAGTAATACGGAATTCCTTTGTCCCGGCCGTTGTAATTGCTATTCAGTTAAAAATAATACATCTGATGTCATTGAACTACAATATTATGATTGTAACAGAGATTTAATTACTGATATTTTTATAGCTCCTAATGACCCTGAAATATTAGTTTGTTCATTATATTTTATACCTTCTAATCTAACAATAGTAGACCAAAATTATCAATGTAGTGCGACAACTCAAACTTATCCTTTTGGATGGCAATGCGCTCCTCCGGTTGACCCAAGATGTGCTCCAATATATGTTGATTATTGTTATAACCAGTTTGCACCAAATAATAACGGAACTCAACCAGGACCAATAACCGCTTGGTATTCAACAGGTTTATTAGGTAATACTCAATTGAATTTAAATTTACCTTCTACAATAACTGTTAACCACAATGTCGGTGCTCGTTATCAAATAGATATTACTCATACTTTAAGCTATACTACAAATACGGGTAGACTATGGATTTTACACACTAATAGTAACGCATATGTTTCTACTGTAGCGGCACCTTATTTAATCGATGAATGGTTTTTATTCTTTACTCAAGGAGTTGGATTTACTGTTACGTATAATAGAAGAATAACTATCGGAGCCGCGTTAATGACCGGAACTATAAATTGGGGACCTGGTAGTGGTATGGCGGCTAGAGATAATACCACGTTAATTGTTAGTAGATATAGTCAGGTGTCAAGTACCTTTGCAACACCTACAAGTATTGTACAACTTAATATTGCCGCAGGTAATAACATTACCCTAACAACCGCACAGGTGACAACATTATTCTCATTACCCGCCAATGGCTCTGTTATTACACTTAATGATGCACCTATTGATGGAATCAATAACCCAATTAATATTAGTTCAAAAATAGTAGTGTCAGGAGGTATGACATTAACGGATAACAATAGATTAATTATCAAGTGTAAGTTAGGTGCTAACCCTAGTGGTAATGTTGACCAAATATTATTACAATATACTTTGGCCGGAACATTAGAACATGCTCGTCGTTTGGACCCAATCGGACTTTCAAATCCAATTAATAGTGCTGTATTCTCATATGACAACCGAGTATTAATACAATCAACAGCGGGAGCAAATCCTGTCGGATGGTCAGTACTTAGATATAATGGTACACCTACTGCAATGACTACATCACTGAGTAATCAAACGGTTCCTCTTCTTTTCCCTGGTCAATACACATTAACAGGACCAATGGGGGCTTCATCACCAAGAAGGGTTAGTATTGCTAATGCATGTCCAACTGTTGATTTACCTATAAATGTTACAAGTATAAGTTAATTATTAATTATTACATAAAAAAAGGAGGCCACTTAGACCTCCTTTTTTATTTTATAGATATTTATAAAGAAAAATTAAAATATGAATTATAGCGGAGCGCCAACTGGAAATACCTTCTCGATTGATTTACCTGAAGGTTTTAAATTTAATTTTTATGGTAAAGAATATGATACCGTATATGTTAACGCAAATTCTTACCTGACTTTGGACCAAGGGTCCGAATCAGGAGGTCTCATTTTACCCGACCAAATACCTTCTGAAATTGATTCTTCAGGTGTTTTTATGTCAACTTATGGGGATTCAAACAACGATAACCAAACATATATAACCAGTGTAACCACAGGTTTAACAGATGATGACAATACTTTCACTGTAACAGTACAAGGGGGTTATCAAAAATTAGGTGGTGGTAACCAGTGTTATTGTTACACAGTACTTTATAATCCCCCTCTTGATTCGCCTAATTATGACCAATTTTCATATATATGGCCACCTAATACACCTCAACAAGTTATTCCATATCCCGAAACCATCTCATTGAGATATTTCGATTGTAAGAATGTTGGGGTGTGTGCCACAGGCATCAACGCATTAGGAACTCAGTCTGTTACTTTAACCGCAGGAGTTCCACAACAGATATGTTCGTATCCCAGTTATTTAACCAGTCAGGTGTTCGTTAATACCACCACTGGTCAGTACGAACAACCATCCCCTGGAGTTTGTGGTTGGATGACATTTTTACCGAATGACGTACCTGGTGTTGCAACTACTGATTTCAATAATCCCCCCAATAGTTTTATTACATTTACACCGGTTTTATCACAAGGACTACAATCTCTATGTGTTAGTTCAGATGGTTTAACAAGTTTGGACTCTCAGTTTTATATTAATGCCGCAACCGCTGTTTGTCAAATACAACCACCACCAACTAATTGCCAGTGTTACATGATATACAATTCGGCGGGTTCACAGAGACAGGCATTTTTCACAGCTTGTTCTTCATTAAATCCAAATTCTGTAACATTGAACCCACAAGGTAGTGCTAGAGTATGTGTTAATGCGACTACAAATTTCACATTTAATGGAGCGGGTGTTGTGGTATCACCTTTGGGGCCTGACGGAGTACAGTCATGTGTTAATAATAATAGTTGTGCAGGACCAAATTGTTTTTGTTTTAGTGCATATAATGAAGATAACCAAACTGGTGAAATAACCGGAATTGTTGATTGTGCAACAGGAAACGCACTTCAACCATTTCCAATGTTCCCATCATTTGGTTATACTCAGACAAGTCCTGTAAAAATATGTTCTAGAACTTTTCCTAGTTCATCAAGTAATGTAACAATAGCTTCTACATTTTCAGCTTGTACTGGACCTTATACCATAAATAATGGGGCTCAAGAATATAATTGTCCTCCATGGGAAGAACCACCATTACCTTGTTATTGTGTACAAGTTTCAAATAATGCACCTGTTTTCAATAACACAGTTTCAGTAACTGGTGGTTGGGGTCGATTAAGATATAGAGATTGTAGTGGTGATATTGTAAATGAAGCTTATGACCTAAATGTACCACCTAGAAGTAGATTTAGGTTATGTATCCAAGAAATATTGGATGTTAGTCCGTCTCCTTCGTCGTTTAATAATTCTCAAGGAGTAAGTATCAGAAATGACCAGATTTTGTGTCAAACAAATAATGACGGAGATACTGTTTGTCCATGTCAATGCGTTCGGGCGACGAGAATCAATACAGTTCCGGGTTCCATTGGCGGATATAGGTATAAAGTTTGTCAATTACCCAACAGTAACGCTTCAGAAATTATAGGAATATTATCGGATGGAAACCCGCAAGATTTTGTTTGTACTGAAATGTACGGGACTTCGGCAATTACAGTCAATTTCATAAATAACACATCATTTACTTTTTTAGGTACCTCATGTAATTCTTTATTCTCTTTTTGCGAACCAACACCAACTCCAACACCTACTAAGACTAAAACACCAACTCCTACAAGAACTAGAACTCCGACCGTAACAAGGACTCCGACCCAAACAAGGACTCCGACCCAAACAAGGACTCAAACTCCAACTGTAACTAGAACTCAAACTCAAACTAGAACTCAAACTCAAACTAGAACTCAAACTCCAACTGTAACAAGAACTCCAACCCAAACTAGAACTCAAACTCCAACTATAACAAGAACTCAAACTCAAACTAGAACTCAAACTCCAACAATGACATCAACTATGACTAGAACACCTTCACAAACACCTTTACCACCTTTACCACCTTGTTCAGTTTTAATTAATTCGACAAATACAAATAGTTTATGGGCATATAATGTAACAAATAATACAGTTATACCGTTATTCTTACCTGGAGTATTTACAACCCCATATACTGATGTTGCCGCGTCTCAAGACAACAATATACTTGTTTTAGGTTACAATTTATTTACCGCGAATCCAACAATCCAATACTGGGGTATCGATTTTGTTGCCGGAAGTATTATTTCGGGACCAACTACCACAACATTCAATGTAACGGGTATTGGCGAAGGTTTAGGGTTGAACTTGACAGGAGACAGAATCTATGTATCAAGAACGGTTAATGGAACCCAAAGTATTTTAATATCAAACTACACAGTTAACCCAATAACTAGTAATACATTATTAACTTTACAAGCAGGAAGAACTGTTTCAGGTGATATCCTTAGAACAACAACAGGTAAATTAATATTCACAAGTAGAGATAATACTAGCTTGTACATTGAGCAATGGTCTACCGATGATGTTACGGCGACATTTGATGGTGATTTTAATTTAACGGGATTAAATATGTTGTTTAATATTAATGTTGAATCTGATATATTCATACAAGATGGTGTGTTTTATATAACTAGAGGTGCTGGTACTAGTGAGAGTGTTTGGACTTTAAGTCAGGACGGAGGTACTTTACAAGAAATTTATACACAAATGCCAACAAATGGTCTAATAAGAGGGGCCACATCGTTCCCTGAATGTAACGATTGGGAATTCACATTTGTTGACCCTAGATGCAGACCACTTGTAATATTTGCACCATGTCTTAATGACTCTCCAGTGGCGGGAAATATTTTTAGTATTTACGCTTTAAATCCGGCAGGTAATAGCTTACAACAAATTAATTTCACACCAGGTATTTCATGGGCTGGAGGTACTGGTAATAGATACAGTATGGATATAGCTCACACTCTAAATTACGATAGTAACACTGGTAAAATGTGGATTTCACTCAGACAGATAACTAGTTCTAATCCTCAATATAACATTTTTGAATATAATTTGAGTGTTACTTTAGATGGAATATTCGGTGTAACTTATGTTAGACGAATTAATTTACCTTTAGGTTTTATTATAGGTAAAGGTCTAGCAGTTAGAAATAATAATACTCTTATTACAAGTAGAGAACCTGCTGGAGTAACAAACCATGTCGAAATAGTTGAGTTGGATATTAGTAATCCTGCAGACCCATTAAATTTGACAAATGCTCAAGTTACTGAAATTCTTACATTACCTATTGGAGGTGATACATTTGTAACCACAGGAACTCAAGGAATTATTACAATGATTGCCAATAGAAGAGTAGTAGTTACTGGTGACATGGTATTAACAGATGAAGGAAATTTAATTATAATGGGTATGCAAATGCTGGCAACTGAAGGATGGGGTCAAACTGATAACGCTAAATGTTTGTTACAATATGATTACGCGTCAGGCGTTATAAACTTTATAAGAACTTATCCTTGGAATGGTGTGGGTCATCAGTTTAGTCCTGTTATTTATAACGATAGTCTATTTGGTATAGGGTCAGGGGCAAATGATTGTAATATTCCATTCGCATATCGACCGATAAATATAACTAATGGAAATTATGCTGGTACTTCATATAACGTTCCAGCACCTACTAATTTTGTTAACATAGGTCCTTATGGTGCGTCATCACCTAGATTTATAGGAGGTACAAATCCTTGTATAACAACAAATGGTAATTTGATACCAAACATTGTAAATTAAAAACTATGTATTTTAAAAAAAGGAGGTCACTTAGACCTCCTTTTTTATTTTATAGATATTTATAAAGAAAAATAAAATAGTTATCACAATAAAAAAAAGATAATATGGAAATTACACCATTGAATTGTACAGAGCCATGTGTGAATATAACTCCAAGTAATTTTGTAGTTGATTCACCGACAATTAATATCACGAATGTTTCAAAATTTGTACCGTATAACGAGAAAAAACAGTGTGGCGAATTATACCTACAATTCGACCAAGTATATACTTACGATGTTGTAAATAATGTAAGTTATTCAATATTCACTTATCCGGAATACAGTAACTTTAACCAGCCAAGGTCGGTGTCTCGTACATTAGATAAGATGTTTTTAACTTGTCGAATTTCAGGTGATACGTTTATTAAAGAATATGATATTACTTATAGTCCGCTGACTATAACATTTAATAGAGAAATTTATGCGGATTTAAATCCAAATACAGCTTGGCTCGAGGTAATGACCGCAATTGATAACAATACTTTGATAAGTTTCTCTTCTGTTTCTTACAGTGAGGTTTTTGTGATTGAAGTAAATATAGAACTACCAATTGCCGTAATAACTAGAAAATTCGATTTTATACCCGGTTCCAGCTTTATACGAGGTAATCCAATATTAACTACCGATAAAAAGTTAATTATCGCTAACTCACATAGTGGTAACACATATATAACTCAATACAATTATATTAACGGAGAACTTGAATTGGACCTACAGGTTAACTTATTTTTAAGTCATTTGTTTATATCAAATGGAGAGCTCCATTTGGTCACTTATTTTCAAGGAGTTAATACTTTATATAAAATAAATAAGTTTCACCCTTACGATATAAGTTTTATCCGAATAATGGATATTACACCGTATATTCAACGTATGTGTCAAATACCTCAATGTAACGATGTTTCGTTGATACCCAAAGCGCAACCAGTTAAAAAAACACAGTGTGGAGTTTTCTATCTGTCAGAAGATAAGGTGTATTCTTATAATCCTATAAACAATACAAGGACATTAATATTTACTTACCCTGACTATTCTATAGGTAATCTACCGATTCAAATATCACGTACGCTAGATAAAATGTTTTTGTTAATCGGTACAGGCGCTGGAATTACCCCATATTTAATAAAAGAATATAATATAACATACAGTCCATTAACAATTACATATAACAGAGAAATTCAACTTGATTCTCCTCCAATCGGAGGGTGGTTTTTAAATATGACAATTATTGATGAAACCACTTTAATACTTTATTGTGGTTCATTTACTGAAGGTGTGTATGCTTTACAAGTGGACATATCACTACCTATTGCGATTTATACACCTGTAATAGAACTATTTTCAGATAGAAGACCTTTGCTCGGTTCAATATTTACCACGAATAGTAAGTTAATTGTAGTAACTAACGATATCAATGGTTCTCCCTCTTATATTAGTCAGTTTAACTATCCTAGTGGTGAACTTGAGATAGATATACCGATACCAGTCTCCGCCGGTAATCCTCTTGGTATTTTTATATCAAATAATGAACTTTATTATATGGGGGTTGGTTCTACGTCAGTACCTTTACATAAAGTTAATTTGACTTACCCTTACACAGCCCCTGTGGTTCAATATATTGAGGGTGATTTTAATGTTTTTATAACAGGAGCTGCTCAAATACCTCAATGTTGTGATGTTTCATTTAGGACTCAAGCCGAATCTGTGAAAAATGTTTTCATTTTGGATGGTCAAAATGAAAATTATATATATGAATTAAAAATAGATGAAACGGTTAATTTAAAATCAACATACTTTAAGTCAGGAATTATGACTTTACGTTATTCTCCAGACAGCATTGAAAATCAAGTGTGTTTGAATATAAATCCTGCTTTAAATAACTCAGGTGAGACCGTATTTGAATTGGTTGATTGTTATTATGATTTACCCCCAACAACAATATCAGGAACTTGTTCTTGTGGTACTTATGATTGTTCAGGTTTAAATCTTTATCAAAATACAACTTGGGTTGTAACAATTCCAATAACCAAAAAGAGCGGTACCCCTTTAGTTGGACTGATTACTCCTTTGGTGTATATTGAATCATATTTAGGTACTCCTGTTACTTTCGAATACTACTATTATGGTACATACGGTGTTGATTCTGCCGAGATATCTTTCACATTAGACCAAACTAATTATCGATTTAACGGTGATGTTGAAAACTATAACATATATGCGGACGGTAGTGGTCCTGATAATGTGGTTATGGTGGTAACCGCCCCATACGGTGCAAAATGGAATGGAAGTATTAATTGTGCGACTGATAGTAGTTTATTGTCATATACTTATACTTTCTATAAAGAAAATCCAGGAAAAGTTGATTTAAAAGTAGATAAAAACGCAATAGTAGGTCAAATAAACCCTTTTGGAGGTATTAGTGATGGTAGTGATACATATTCGGAGACATTCAGTAATGCGGGTACCACCGATATACCTATTGACTCCGGAGGATATTTTGATTTTGGAGTTTTTAGTTCAGATTCACCATTTTCAAACGGTAATGGACTTAGCCAAGACTTTTACAACAATGATTCTTATGTAAAATCAATAGAAGTACAACAAGATGACAGTTTATTGGTTGGGGGTAAATTCAATTACTATAATAATGATTCAGTTTCTAATATTGCAAAAATAAAAGTTGACGGAACAATTGATTCATCGTTCAATTTTAATTATTCATTTACGAATGTTAATACGATATCAGCACAACGTGATGGAAGTGTAGTTATTGGCGGTGAATTACCGGTATTAGATTGTAACGAGATATCAATAACTTCGGTAACATATAATGAAGAAACTAGTAATGGTTCATCATATACTATAGGATTCACTCCATTATACAATCCTGACACCGACTTTTTTGCGGTAGAATGGTCTGTTGATAATTTTGAAACCAGTGCTTTAGGTCAATACGTCTTAGCCCCTTTTGGTACTAGTGAATATACTTGGCTTAGTAGTTATGAATTTACCACATGGAACTTATTTTCAGGTAGTAGTTCTAATGTTTACTTTAGAATTATTAAAACTTGTCATTTAAATTTAGCCGGCGTAAGTTATTCTGACCTTGTTTATTCAAATGTATACACAGTTTCTCACACCGGTTCATCATGTCCAAGTGTTGTTTTATTTTTAAGTGGGAATGTCGGAACTGTTGCATATACCATTAGTAAGTATGACGTAACTGCACAAACAACAACGGTTTTGACTTATCATGAGTTAGGTTATGGCTCGGCAAAAAAACCAAAAAATATTGCGTACGTTTATGATAATGTGACTGAAACTGGTAAAGTTTGGGTTTCATGTTCACTATATCGATTTGACAGTCAATGTGTGGAATGTTATAGTGAATCTATAAGTGGTAATTCAGAAATACATGAATATGAAATATTGGATTCTAATTTTTCATTAAGTTATCCTCCTGTAATAAAACCAATAATATCACCAGATGGAGATTATCATAATATTATTGGGCAATCATTGGCGGTGTTCAATGAACAATATTTGGTGACTACCGTAGATTACTTTACTGTTGGGTCACCAAATTTTGTTACAAATATTGTTGATAAATACTTTGCTTTGATTGATATAACAGCAACTGGTGATAGCTTAACTTTTGAATCATCAGTTGAAAGTGTTGGTTTTTACGGTATAACATTCCCACAAAATATTCCATACGAAAATTGCGGAGATATTATAAAAACAAATAATGACACATTAATTTACGGATACAACAAAAAACTATATGAGATTGATATTTTTTCAGGACTAATTTTATATGAAACTAACCAATCGTCAATGTCAAATTTTGACTTAAGAGGTATATTTGTTTATGATAACGAAATATTTGTTAATACTAGTTTTCTTGACGTTTACAAGTTAACAGGAAATATTACGAATCCATTTTCATTATACGATTCAGGAGTTGGAGGCAGTCGAGGCTCATCTTCAAATTATATATGTGATACGGTAAGTCTATCTGCTTATGGTGATTGTTATTGCTATAAGTTCATAAATACTGGTTTCACTAATCAACAAATCGAATATATTGATTGCGGAGGATATACAAAAAAACTCAAAATTAGTACTGGAAAATATATAAAAAGTTGTTTAAGAAGACTAGTATCCGTTGGAACAAACGTTAAGTCAAGTATAGTCAGTTTTTGCGTAAACAATACATGTCCTCCATTTGGATATGGTGGTACTAATATAGTAAAAACTAATTCATTCGGACAATTCGATTATGATTTCATCAATAAGGCCGGTATAGGATTAGACGGGCCTGTGAATATTATTAAAGAGTGGAAACCCGGAGTTATAATCGTTGGGGGTAAATTTACCAACTATAACGGAACTAATGTTAGAGGTATAGTGGCATTAAATTTAGATGGAACTGTTCATTCTAATTTTAAAGGAGGATTTAACTTTGATGAATCAACGCCTAACGTAACTGATATTATAGTTTTATCGGATAGTTCATTAATTGTATTTGGAGGAGGAGACTCTGAAAATTGGTTAATTAATTACCAAGGATTGGCGATTGCTACAAATATTATAAAAATAAATCCAAACGGTTATAGAGTTAATTCTTTCGCGGCCGGAGATGGATTTGATGAAGGTGTAACATCGGCAACATTACAATCTGATGGTAAAATTGTTGTTGCAGGATTATTTGATTGTTATGACGATGATAATGGTAATCATTGTGGTTTAGATTATATAATTAGATTAAACTCTGACGGAACCTACGATAGTACATTTGTAATGAATGTTGGTTTTAACAATAACGTTAACAAATTAATTAATACTTCAATTGATGATATTCTTGTAGGAGGCTCGTTTGATACTCCAACAAGTAAATTAGTTAAACTACGTTCAGGGGGACAAATTGATTTATATAATTTTATAACTTGTGATGGAATCACTGGATTCACTTATGCTCCGTCAAATATAACCAATGGTACTGTATTATTGGCTAACATAAATGAAACTTCTACTGTTTGTGGTACTGTTGGTAATGTTGTTACATCTGGTAATACAAACATTTATTTTTCTGATGGTAAAATAACTTACTCAAGTTGTTCAGAATGTGTGGTTAATTACCAAGTAATATTGTTAGTTAGAGAAAAAGGAAAAAAAGACCAAATTTTCCAAAAGCAAATGACAAAGGCTCAAATAGATAAAGTTTTATCTGACGGACCTATTTTCTCAACAGGAGGACCAGAAACATATGAGATTTTAGATTATTGGTTAGGTTCATTAACTCCATCCACGGGTGTTGAGTCTTTCATTGAGGTAACCCCAACACCTAACCCTACTGTAACACCTACCATAACACCTACTAAGACAAAAACCCCGACACCAACAAAAACTCCAACTAACACATCAACCCCAACTAAAACAGTAAACGCAACTCCTGAGCCAACCGCGACTCAAACTGCAACACAGACTAAAACTAAAACTCAGACTAGAAGTCAAACACCTACTAATACTGCAACACAGACAAACACTCCTACTCAAACACAAACACCTAATGTAACTTCAACTCCTAACCCAACTCCAACACCTACAAAAACTCCTACAAAAACTAAAACAATGACT